TTTTCTTCTGTGTTTACATTATCTGTATATAAATTATTTATATCTTCTGAACTAAGGTGAATACCATTAAACATATAATTCATTAAATTTGTAAGTGGTGTAGTTTTATTTTTATTAATTTTGGCGTTATTTTTCATCAATGTAAATAAGTCGAGATACCCTTGACCGTTTTTTACTGTGCTGAGACAATCAACATTTTTTGATATGAAATAACTGACTATTTTTTGAGATGAGTGAAGGCATGCGTAATTAAACGGTGTCCATCCGTCACTGTTTTTTTCATCTATATCATAATTATTTTCTATATTATGATCAATAACATACATTAGCGTTTCATCTGATATTTTTTCATTTTTACAAAGAAAATGAATCAACATATTTTTTTTTGATGTAGATTCGTTGAGTGGAAAATTATTTTTAACATAATAATCAATTATATAACGTATTATTTCATCATCTGCATTAATATTTTCACATATCATGAACATTAAAGAAGCTGGTCCAAATTGTGATGTGTATGGAATTCTAACGTCCCAATTATTTTCACTATGAACATTTATAATATTTTTCATCATATTTGGCGTAGTCATCGTATTCATACATAAAAAATGTATAGGTTTAATACCGTCAACATTTTCAATATTTATATTCACATTATGTCTAATACATGTAGATAATACATATTCTGATGTTTTATTTATTATGTTTGGATTTTGAAATATAAAATGTATTGCACTCATGCCATTTTTATCGGTGTCACATAATTTTTTTTTATTGAGAAATATTTCAAAAACATGAATTAATAATATTTCGTTTGGTTTTGAATTATCTGCTAATACATGCAATATATTACATTTATTAAGAGCTAATGAATCGAAAGCCACATCATATTTATCATATATACCAACACAATAATCAAACAATTCTATTGTCATGTTTTTATTGAGGCATAAATTGAATATCATGTTATGACCATATGTGGCATCAGCACCCGTAATTTTTATATCATTACTATCATAAAATTTAATTATATTTTTAATAATTAGTGCCGATGAGTTTTTACACACCATTAACAATAATAACAATTGAGAATCATCTGAATCGTTAACATGTTTCATTAAAAATTGTAATTCATCTTCGGAAATTTTAGATAATATTTTATTTAAATTATCTGATTCAATCAACGATAATTTTATTGTGTTCATTTGTTTTAACTGTTCAAATGATGTTATGTCAATAGCATACTGATTTTGTAATTCATCAGGATGTTGTTTTAAATATGCGTCAACGGTTTGTTTCATAAAAATATTATCGTGTAAATTAAGATGTTTTAGTTCAATATTTGTGCAAGGGCTCGACTTATTTTTTATAAACCATCTTTGGATTTCTTTTTTTTCATAAGTAAAACCATCTTCTGCTACAACAGGTTCTCTAAAATAACATTTGGTTATTGGACATTTTAAATCTTCACTCGATATATTCATACTTAAATTAGTTAATTTAGTAATGTTTAAATAAATAGTTTATATTATGTTTAATTTTCAATTTTTAATAACGTCCGGTTATTAAATCATGGATAATGCCTATATAATAAACAATATGTAGCGCTAAAAATAAGAATGACAATTTCTGCATTTAATGTAGACAATCTATTGTTCATATCAATTTTATTACGTGGATGTTTATCACGTGAATGTTTACCATTAATTATATAACGCGAATGTTTATCATTAATTTTATTTTGTGTTTGTGTATCGTGTTTATATGGCATCTTTATAGTATTAATTTTATTTTATGTTCGCAAATTATGTTTAAATGACCTATCCACCACAATATTCGTTTATCTAAATAAGTTTTTAATAATTGTTACGATTTAATTATTAATTTTATTTTTTTGTAATTAATAATATTTAACTTATGTATTTTATGTTTTCAATAATGTACATTGGCTAAATCATTAATAATGCTCATAAAATAAAAGCCATATAATAATGCATTTGCCCATAAAAAATAATAAATAATTTGTGTATTTAAAGTATGCGGTCTGTTCATAATATTAATTTTATTTTGTAACTGTTTATTGCGTTTATGTTCATTGCGAAATCTTTGTGATAATATCAATACTTGCGATTGTTTATTATAGTCATTAATTATATTATTATCATTTTGTGCATTGATACACTCATATTCAAGATTTATTATTTTATGTTTTAATTCATTAATTTCATTTTCCATTAACGTTTCTTTTTCACTCGGCGAGTTATTTATTTGTGTCAACATATATTTTTGTTGATTATCATCACATAATTGTAAATAGTCGACGTATATGTTAGTATGCGTGCGTTTAGTTGCACCTGTAAAAAAGTCATTTTTTGATTTAATAAATTCATCACTATGATTATTATCGTCTGACGTAAAACATTTATCGTTGTCATAAAATGATACACTAATATTTGCTAGTTTAGTATTGTCATAACATATTTTAATTTCAGCAAAAAATGACAAAATGCATTCTTTATCAATAAAAAACATGACGCTAAATAAATCATCGAAATTTTTTATTTCTATCATTATATTTGTATTTGTATGATAAATATCACTTCCATACGTGACATACTTTTCATGTAAATCATCGTCACTTATGTTTTCTTGCTGAATGATGTTGATTAAATTCATTGTGCTGACGTATAATTTTATTTCATATGGTTCCAATATTTTGGTTATTGTATCGAATAAATCAATGTATTTTTTATTAAACGATTTATGTTTAATGAACTTGCCATATGCTTTTTTAATGTTAGCATTGTAGTCAAATAAATTATTTTCGGTTATATCCATTTTGTATTATTTTAATATTTGGTATGACGCTTTTATATGTTTTTAATTTATAAATAATTTTTTAAACGTGTATAATATAGTGCAATATATAATATGTGTTTTTCGAAAGAAATATCATTAAATGTATTTGTATGATCATGAGTATATTACTAATAATTTTTGGTAATAAAAAAGTGAGCATATTAATAAAATCATTTCAATATTTTTTATGTTTACATCGTTAATTCAGTTGGTTGAATATTTAATGTGGTCCGATATCGATTATGTTAACGGTAATAATCAATTTGCGTCACTTATTGGACCAATATTAATTTATGCACAACCAGTTATGTTATTTATATTGACAATGACATTTATCGAACGAAAAAATATGGCATTGCCTGTTAATTTAGTTATGATTCTCAATGCAATATATGTTTTACACATGTTTCACATGTATATAAAATATGTAAGTAATACATCTAAAACATGCACAAAAGTAAATGACTGTGGACGTTTAAATTGGAAATGGAAATATGCATTTGATGATAAGCTTCATGGTATGATGTCATTAATAAATATAGTTAACTTATGCACAAATATAAATTTAATATTAACTATGATTGTCACTTATATTTTATTAGGCGTTAGTTATTTAAAATATAGCGCAAATTATGGATAAATGTGGCGCTTTATGACAAATGGTATGCCTTTACTTAGTTTATTTTTACAAAAAGTCATGATGGTTAATAATTAATAATGATATGGATAAATTTAATTTTTATTTTTCAGAAAAATGTTTCGAAATTTTTATTATTGGACTGACTGTATTTAATGAAAAATTTAATGCGTCACCATATAAATCATAATTTTTATTTTTATAATTTTCATTCATTTTGTGAAAATCATTAAAATTATGCATGCACGTGAATATATTTCCGGCAATGGTACCAAAATCTGTCGGTAAAAATATACCATACATGAATGACATAAGTTTACTATCTTTGTACAAATTATTTTTATGGTGTTCAAATGTTTGTTCTGTTGTATTATTTGCGAATATTATCGAACTAATTGATATAAATGTATCAAAATAATAAAAAGGAGTTAACATTAGTGGCGCATTTGATATTCCTGCAAGCCCATTTATAATATATGCGCTGTATTTTTTTTCATTATTTTTGCAATATTTAAATTTATATGCACTATATGATGCTAACATTTTACTGCTCAATCCGATTCCAAAATATAAAATTGGAACACCAAATAGTAATTCATTTGACAAATCATTTAAACCTTCGAGCATTCCTCTAATAAAAATTGCATTTGTAATTCCGCCAGTTATATTACATGTCATCCATAATTTACTTAAAGTTATGAACACATTTTTTTTATACTCATTGTATGGGTCATTTGTTTCTTGTGGATGTATTATATGTTCACGATGAACATTATATGTTAAACATTTAACCAAATTAAAATTAGATGATGAAATAAATGTCGTTGGTTTTTTGATGAGCTGGCAAAACATGGTTATATATTTTATGTCGTTGATATTATGCCACGTAATAATACAATATATTTTCAATTTTTATCAAATATGCGCTTTAGAAATAAATTAAAATTGAAATTAAAAAATGTATGAATATTTATATGCATTATATATTTTAATCACACACATGCACAACATGTTTTTTGTGACATTTTTTATTATTGTGGTAGCTATCATTGTCATTGACAGTCCGCTGCCAAATTTTATCAGGCAAATAAACTATGATGATTTATTAGACGTTAATATGATTATAAATCAGACGGATATATATAATTCACACGCAACACTTTATTATAAATATAGTCATGACATTGGTACACAAATAAATTATTATGAAAACAACAGTTCTAACATAATTAATGTTTTTTATGATGGCATATACGATGATAATTTTATTAAAAAAAAAGTTAAAATAATTAAAAATGTTGGTATATCTAACAATGATGATAGACCATGCAATCAAAAATATGCATCATATAATAATTTTGAACATGTAAAATCTGACATTAAAATATTCTTTCCGACAAATTTTAGTAAAAACATAAACATTGAGCGCAATTATGATGTACGATATCATATTAATCATTTAATGACATATAATATGTGTAAACCAATACATAACATCGATGTGGAACCATGCAACCCAACGTTCGCAGAAATAAATTCATCGTTTTTATGCCAACCAAAATATATTAATGTCAAATCGCGACATAAATATACGTATAATTGCGACGACAATATTGTTACAAATAAAAAACAACATAAATTTATGTTACGTGACGTATACACGCATTTACCAATAAATAACAATGTAGCGATGGAAAAATCATTTATCGAAAATGAAAAATTCAAATTAAAAAATAACGTCCATCTAATAAAATATATGTACATCGAATCAATTTATAAATATAATAATCCAAAACATTGCACTGAATATACAAGAGACCAAATAAAAAATTAATATTATTTGTCGCGAATATTTTTAATCATCGCATTTTCGCTCATTATGTCTAATATTTGAAACATTTTTTCGCAACGTAAATTTGAATTATTGTGATATACATCTTGTATATATTTATCAGCGCTTGACAAATATATATATTCATAACGTGACAATATTTTATGCCAATCTTTTTCATTGACATCTTTAATATGCATCGTTGATGGACGCATTATTATTAATTCGTCATGTAGTACATTTATTTTAAACATTGAAATATTTATTTTATTTTGTAGACTACGAATTAATTTATTATCATATTTTTTTGATTCAATAATATGATTAATATATTGTCTATATTTTAGCACATGCGATTTATTTTTTATAATGTTATCTATAATTTCTGACTTTTTTCTGTCGACGATTTGTTTGCATAAAAATCTTTTAGACTGTGACATTATTTATATATTTGTATGTTAAACATATAACGAATTATTGTTTATGAATGTTATAAAATCAATTTTTTATGGTATTTAATAAAAAAATTGAAATATATGATGTTATTAAATGGTAAAATATTAATTTAAATACATTTGACTTACATTATTAAAAATATGTTGCGCGCAGATGAAGAATATGAAAAACGTGTGGAGAATACCGTGAAGAACATAAAAAAACTCGCAAATTTAATAATGAAGAGGAACGTATAGAACGCATAGAAATGATGTTAGAATCTTTTAGAATTAAAGAAATAAAAGACGATATAAATGATTTAATAAAAAAAAACATTTAATTTGGATGAATTATCCATTATATATTTATGATAACGACAAACATAAATTTATACATGAATTTCTGGATTTATATTAAAATATGTTACGAATGCGAAAATAAAATACCGTTATCAAAATTTGAGCTTTGTCATGGCATTATGGACAATAACATTGATGAATATTATTCGACCATATATGATAAATGCTGTGAATCAATTAATATTGAACCGCATTTTGAAGGAGATGAACACTTGAGTTTATCATATCCTGCAAATAATGTAATTGTTATAGGAAATTCGTTGCGCAATTGGTCATCTCCAAAATTATCGACTAAAAATAAATTATTTATTGAATATACACATGATAATATGCTGAAATATAATGATATCATTGAACAATCAAAAATATATCGTCTTGATAATGTCACGTTACAACCGAAACATTTTTTATCTAAAAAAATGTTGAACGAATAAATAAAAATATTCATGCTTAACCGTTGCATATTTTTAAAATATTTTAAATGCAAATAATATAAATCCAAAGATTATCATACTGTAGAAATTATCCACATTGTGTTTACGTTTTAATTTGAAAAAATTGATGGACATACATTGTAATTCATCATTTGTTTGTTTATTTTTTTCTTGAAGTTCATTTATGCGATATTTATTTTTGATAAGTTCACTTCGAAAAATTTTAATTATTTCATCTTTAGTACATGACGTTATATCATGATTTTGAAATATATCATCGATATACACATCTTTTGATTCTGTTTTTTGCTCAAGATTAGTGTCAATCACGTGTTGACACATGTTAAATTTTCGTTCGACAGCATTCATTTGTTTACTTAAACGTTATATTTGTTATGATAAAATATATTGTATTGTGCAAATACAATATATTTCAATTTTTATTATGTTATTACATATCTTTTATGGTCACGTAATCAATATATAATGAATATATAGATATTGCGAATATACCAAACATTATACCGTTAAACATAATTTCATATGTTTTATATTTATATTTATGCGTATTATTGTCATCCATTTGACATTTCATTTTAAATTTTAAAAAATTATTTTCTATTGAAAGTTTATCAAGTTGTAATTGTTTTTCATTGACTTGTTCACGACATATATTAACTAATTCTGCTGTATGATTAACATTGTATGATGTATCATATGGAAGAAATTGATTGACGTTGTTTTTTTTATTGATATTATTTTGTGTCATGAAAAATGTTTTATTATTTTCGGTATCGTTTAATTCAGTCATTATTTCTTGACACGATTTATTAAACAACATTTCTTCAGCATTATTTTTTGGCATAATTTATATTTATTTAAATGTAACACAATATTTTTAAATGTATTTGTTGAAAAAATTTGAAATATTAAGTGTATTTAATTAAATATTCTATTATTTGTAATTATATATGTTATCATATTTATTATTGATTATTATTGTGAACAAACACTTGATGAAAATAATAAACGTGAACATAAAATACCAAATCCATTAAAGTTGCGTAATCATGGCGAAGATGCATGTTTAGAAATTAAAAAAAAACAAGCATAATGTACAATATGTCTAAGCTCACAATTTGAATTGCAAACGATAGATGATAATAAAATATGTAAATATTATATTAATGATTTATCAAAACTTAAAATTATGAATTATCAAATTGCACGTTAAAAACTTAAAAAAATAATTAATATGTTATAATTATGGCAATATATAACATTGACAATAATAATGACGAACAACCTGATGAAATAAATTATATTAAAATGATGGATGAAAATGAATATGAGTATACTAATTTTAGTTGCAAAAACATTAAATTTCACCACGTAGTGATAATATGTATGACAATTGTATTCGTATCATTATCAATTGCATATGTTGCGTTATATTTTACGCAAAATAATTAACTTTTTATTTTATCATCAATATTTATTTTTGGTAATATTGTTGGTTTCACTAAAGGTGGCGTACAGCAACAGTTTTCGCGACATATTGTATTTAAAAAAAATGGATTATCTAAATTATTTGGGTCACCAACACTTTTTTTTTTATTACGATGTTTATTAACTAACATTTTATTTTTAATGTTTTCGTCTATCGAATCATCTTGTGTTCCCATTTAAATTTGTTTATATAATATAAATATTTGTTTTAGTATTTTTATGATTTAATTAAATAAATAAATAATTTTAGCATTTAAATATAGTAAAAATAATGGCTGAGCGAGGTTCAGTAATGATCGGACATACGTTCGTAATAACAATCATAATGTATTTCGTTTTATTGCACATAGCAAAAGTTGGACAAGAAAAGGCAGAAGATAACAGTATTCTTTTTGGTTGTATCATACTAGCATATATGCTAATATTTGGACATGCGTCTCCATCATGCAAATCGATAAATCCAAGTTTAATGATTCCTGATTTTGTGTGTGGCAAATAAATTTTAAATAATTTTTAGAAAATTGTTATTCGACACTTTAATTTTAATACAATATTTTTTTTTAATTTTATTATATTCTAACTTGTCACATTCTCTAGTAAAATATTGTGAATATTGCATTTTGTTTGTTCTAAATTTGTTCATATTTATTATTTCAAACTTAAATGTTGATGTCAAATTTTTTGGTATCAACATTCTTTTGTATTCTTTCGGTGTCAATATTTTGTTATCATTATCGACAAACCATTCAACATAAATTATATATTGCATTCCGGAACATGCTAAATATTGTGTCAATACTTCAATTTCAAGTTCATTATACACATTATATGTTTTAATAGAATCACCATTCATCTTATTTATGTTATCTAAAACATAATGAATTCGTTTGGTTATTTTATGTATTTTATTTCCACTTGTATAAATAATTTTATCATAGATTGATTTTTCTAAAAAAAACAATTGTTTTCTTGGTTCAGAAATAATTTTATATTCAACACCATTTTTTTTAAATTCCCAATTTAAACAAAAATATTTATTAATATTCTGCGTTCCACCATACGCTATATTAATTTTGTAACATATATAATAGATCGACGCAACAAATATTATTATTGACGATATATCTATTATGTAAACTGGATATACCATGTGATATTGTATTATGTCATCATATGTTTGTCTGCATATATTACTTAGGTTAAACCTTAAATATGCCATTTTGCATAGTATATTATTTATTATAACATTTTTTATAGCATAGCATGTGTTTTCTATATTGTTTATAATATGTGACATATTTGTATCTATTTGTGTTGATTTATATATATATATAACATGCGTAAAGACTATAATATTCAATATTTTATATGTCGCAGAGAAAAAATGACATTATGAAATTCATGGAAGATGTTGAAGTTAACAATGATGATAAAGAAAATATAATGATTAAAGATAAAATAGCGGAAAAATTTAGCGTCATCGAAAAAGAAGATAAATTATTGATGACATATGATGAATTAAAAATTGATGATGTTGTAAAGGTTATTCCATTGGATGAATCATACGTAATGATTTGTTATATTGTTAACATTTTGTACGCTAAGGATATAGACACACATGTGCAAACTATTCAATCTCTTCACATAAAAGTTTTGCGAAACCATTATTCAACAAAAAAACAATATTGTAGATCGTATAAAATAAATCCTAATAAATTTTATTTATTTAAATCACGATATAATGCGGACCAATACTACAATACAATTATTCAAATATCAAAACAAATGCATTTATGGTGATTTATATACAATAAAAATTGAATATGTTAAGTTATTGAACATATCTATGTTAACTAATATGCACACTCTATAAATCTATTCACATAAGCTCAGCATAAATGTATTGTGATTTTGAGATTCCGCGCAGCAATTCACCAAAAACTCAAAATAACAGATTTCCTTTTATCACTGTGCCAAATCTTCATGATATGCAATCGTCTGCAGAATCATTATATCCAAGTGCGCATATTGTTGCTTTTAAACGGACAACTGAACAAGAATATACATCACCAGTGACGAGTTACGTTTTTGATGCAGAATCATTATATCCTGGGGTGCATGTTACTTTTAAACAACCAGTTGAGGAACAATTTGTGCAAGAATCTCCATCAGAAACTATATTTGTGCCATCACAATTCACAAGTGATGATTTCGTATTACCATCCGACATAAATATAATATTCGAACCGCTACCAAATGCGAATGGCATATTTGAATCAACACAAAAACGTTCGTCAAAACGTTCGTCAAAACGTTCGTCAAAACGTTCGTCAAAACGTCTCAAAAAAATGCCATCACGTTATTGCGATTAATTTATCTTATTTTTGGCATAACATTAGATGAATATTTTTTTATAAAATAATATTATGACATTTGATTTATAATATTGAACATACCAACCGAACATCCATTTATTATTTGTATCATTTGTTCACTTGATATTTCAGATAATAATTTGTATGGCTCAATTAATTCTGATTGCTTATTTATTAAGTAGTACATTAATATGGTTGATATGATAACACAATTTCCACCAGGTATTCCTGAATTATCTAAATGTTTATTTAAAACTAAATTTGAAGGATTCCATTTAGTTCTCGAAACAAATTCATATGTTAAGTCAAAATCGATATTTAATTTTTTAATGTAAATGTTTATGAGTTTTTCGACGAGCCGTTCAGAATTAATAATCATATGTATGCTCATCATTTCTAATTCTGCGTCGCTAAAAGTTTTATTTTTTTTAGCATGCAAAATCATAACATTATCAAAATACGATGATTCGCCATTTGGGTCCATCATATAAACTTTGTTATTAAACACATCAAAAATTAAAAATGTAAAATGTCCAGATTTATTTATTTCAGAATTAAAAATTAATGGTATGAATACATATCTTTTATTATTATTTATCGACAAATATAAGCATGTCGATTCTGTGCTCAGACAATTTAAAAATAAATAATCATCATCTGCTTGTATTGCGGTATGAAACTCATTATTATTTTTAGATTTCATATCAATGTGATGTTCTTCTTTTTCACTAAAAACATTTACCCTATACATTGAATATGTTGGTGTGCACTCGGTTATTTTAATTTGATTTGCAAATATATTTAATATGTTTTCATACGTATCAAAACTGGGCGTAGCAATTTTGTGATGCATTTTATCATCACAAAATCCACATTCCATCATGCCACCAATATGTTTGTACAAACCCATGGATATTTCTGCCATTTTAATATTTTTATTTATTTTTATATTATGATTATTTTTATTGATGATGTTATTTTTTCAATTTTTTATGTGACCAATATGATATATTTTTATGGTATTGTATTGTATTACCATGATCGGTTTAAAATTTTGTTTTATTTGGTTTGTTCGTAATATATACTATTATGATATTTTTTTATAAAAAACATATGACGACATGGTGCTAAAATATTATATTATCATAGAGCTATATTATTTATAAAAATATATTGTAAATAATATGTATAAAATTATTGTTGACATAAATAAATTACCAAATGACGTAACAAATCATGTTTTTGAATATATTATTCAATGTTGTTGTTGTGAAAAATATGACATATTGAACAATCAAAAATCATGTGGTGAATGTTGTAGATATTGGTGTAACAATTGTATAGCCGTGAATAGATACATTAAAATTAAATATCATAAAATAAAAAAAATTAATATATGTAATTATTGTGAACATATTGATACTATGTGTAAAATAATATGACAATAGTCCACATTTTTTAATTGTCATGTATATATTGCATATATTTGCGCAATTTAATGTATTTATGTAAGTTTGTATTATGTACACCATCTGCATCACAAAATAACATTTTTGTTTTAATATTAAATATTGCGTTATCCATAATTTTCATATGCTTTATGATGTCATTTTTTGTCATTTTATCAATGATATTACTAGATGAATCGACTTGAAATGAATTGACTTGGGTGTTCATTTTTAATCTATATAATTGACGGTAAATGTATTATTGTATTAAATTTTGTTAAGAACATGCTAATCATATATAAAATCAATTTTTTTGATAAATAAAAAATTGATTTTATGCATATAAATGTAATTATAATGTCAGTTGTTAATTGTGTAACATAATACCAGAACATTATAATCTAAAAATATGGACAAGTGATGAAAATAATGTGTATATTAGACGTAAAGGTATTGTATTTGTTGACGGAGTGAGGTTTCCAAAAAATTCATCCATTTTTTTGTAATCCATATAAATAATATAACACTCAATGAAGTCATAGAAAAATATAAAGAATATATGGAAAATTTAGTAGAAAATGATGTAAATATACGGAATGAATTGATAAAACTTAAAAATAAAATTTGGATTGTTAGTGTACTCCACAAAAATGCCCATGGAGATGTATTATTGTGACCGATAGACAAATACAGTTAAATAAAATAATTATCCACACACGAATAAGCCACAATATAAACACCCAATCAATATAAATAATAACATAAATATAAAATTAAGTTCGCTGTTAATATATTTATCATAATATTGACGCAAAAAAATATATGAAGATATTATTAGCGCTGAAAAAATTATAAAATATTTTTTTTGTGTGCAACTTGAGTTACAATTTATGTATGATTTATTTGTGACATTATTGTTGTCAACATTATAATCATCGTAATAATCTGAATTATCCACGTTGTTTAGTATCGTTATAAATTTATTGCGTGCCACTTCAATATTTTCATGTGCTGGTTCGACATAATCATTATCAATTATAGTGACAAATTTAGTCTCTGTTGTGTCTGTATTATTATTAATTAACCGTTCAGTATTAAGAGTCATTATTACTTTTGTTATCAGTTGACACATTATACATTATTAAATATGTTATAATTTCATTTTTTCTCTATTTAAAATGTCTATTTTATTTGATATGTCGAATGATTCATTTGGTTGCATATATTCATCACCGTGTTTAATTATATTATTTATTGTATATTCATTGACCCATATAATATATTGTCCATTATTATTTAATTTACTGTTGCATTTTATTGACCATTTCATATCAGAACTAAAATTATAAAAATATTTATTTATCATATTATACGCATTTTTTTCTGTCGAACATAACGATAATATACTTACATTTACACACGATGCGCATGAATTATAATAATATATTCCGAAAATACTCATATACTTAATTTATTAGTCGCACATTTATATAATTTTGCGTATCATCATTAAATTTCAATTTTTGCACGTCAATATAATCTTAAGTCAATTATATGTTTGTCATGATTTTCACGATTATTTGGTTTACTTATAATGCATGTCAATACATCGTTATCTATAATTTTTAAAAGTTCAGATTCTGACATTTTTTACTATTTTTATGCAATATGAAAACCAATATTTATAAGTCATCAACTCATTATCTATAGAAACATTTTCATATTCTTTTGTTTTTATATAATCCATATAAACCATAATACAATGGCATGCTTGTGACACTGCTTTACTTTTTTGTATTTTTTCATCAACAATTATGTACATAACGCTATCATCATGAATTATATTATCAGTTGAAGAAATATTAGATAAAGCAATAAATAAAACATAATCATATTATGTGCATGACGTGCATGATGTTATTAATTCAATTTTATTTTTCTTCTATGGAAATAAATCTCGCTTGTAATATTGGATTTCATCCCATTGATCTAGATATGTCAATTACCGGAATTAATAATGTTTTAAATGATTTTTTAGTATTTTTTTAATTGTCAGTTTAGCAATGTCATAATGATCATTATTATTTCGTAATTTTATAGGAATTCCTACACATGACCATTCATCTAATGGTTCTTCAGTATCTTCATCACTTGGTATCATTATTATCAAGATTATTTATAATATAACTAGGATTTATACATTTGGGTGTTGTATTTGGAACAAAATTATATTCAGATAATTTTTTTTCATATACTACACACTTTTTATCGTTACTATTAAAACACAAAATAAATGGTTCGCGTGATACCAATCTTCCACAACATGGAATACAAATTGGATCTTCAAGTACACCACACGTAATTGGACATAGTAAATTTTCTATTTTAATTATGTTAATGTTTTTATAAAATAATAATATATTTACCGCATTGTAATTTAATAAATCTATTTTATAGTGGATGAACACTATTTATGCAGTATATAAAATAAATATGTTAACACATCACAAAAATATATAATAAAATAGATGAGTAATTTACGTTTCTAAAATAATAAAATAATAAGAACGTGATTATTCAATAATCATGTCAGTGTTGTCATCGTCGCTGTCCGACATAACGTCGTCTAGGTTTGCGATGTTTTGATTTGCGTTGTTTTCATTTGCGTTGTCTTGATTTGCGTTAACAGTCATGTTTCTACGGCGACGAGGTGGAAGTGGAGGTGGTCCTTCAGGAACTGTGATTGGACGGTCAGGTGTCGTGTGGTTACGTTCATCTGGGGCCTGTTCAGCGAGTGCGTTTTGTAGTACATTTTGAGCTTGAGCCATTGTTTCGAGTGTTTGCTTTTGAATGTAATTTGGTGGTATCATTTAAACATAATGGAGTTTACAATATGTTCACGTTTTCAATTTTTTTGATTTAACAAAAAATAAAATAATATGATGCAACCAGCAGTAACTCATAACTATTCGGTAATCATATGATCTACATCGTCATCATCGACCTCATCCTCAACCTCATCATTGACCTCATCCTCAACCTCATCATCAACCTCATCATCGACCTCATTCTTAACTTCCTCATTGTTAATATCGTAATGTGTACTATTCATTGTGTTCATATAAATTTCACCATCTCCTGCAAAATCATTAATATTAATATTTTGCATGTTGTCGATAATTTTAAGACGCATTGTATTACATTGTGCAATGAGTGCATTATATTCGCGTTCATATATTTCATTTTGATTGTATTTATTTTGTCGAGTTAACGGTAATTCATAAGGTGCGTAATAAGGTGCGTCATAATCTTGAACCATTATTTTTAATATTTTGTTGATGTGTATTTTTATTATATTATTTAAATACAATATGTTTATATTTTCAATTTTTTGGTGTCATAATAAATCAATATTCATAATTTAAAATATAATGAAGCATAACATGTTTATAAGTTGTGTTGAAAAGAGTGGAACCTATATATGTGTCACTTAATATTTCAATATCGTTGACAACGTTTTCTACAAATGTGGTTTTAAAATTAATTATCGTTGCATTTTTGAGAACATCATCATTAATATTATTTAAAAAGTTTACCATGTATACACATGATAAATTAAGTTTAGTGTTAACTTTTCCTACCCATAACTTATGTCCATCAACGTTATCTTTTTTTAAAAAATCTATATTTTGTATATCTTCAGGCGCATTTGAATGAACTCCAACGAGTCGTTTATTTTCAAGATACGATAATTGTTGATAATTGCAATGTTTTTCAGGCATTAAACATGAATATTCGTCTCCGAGCATTTCTATTAAAAGTGACAACAAAATTGATTTTCCATTCGCACCACCTCCTAAAAATATAAACATTGTGTCATTTCTGTAACCGCTGATAGCAAGTCTTGACATTGTTATAAAATTATCTCTATCTATTTTATCAGGAAATATATCATGTATTATTTTATTGAGTGTTTTATATTTATTGTCATAGTCGTCTGGCGTTAATAATGCGCGTATCCCGTATTAACATTGTTATGATACCCAATGTCCAAAATTTCACATGTTATTAAATTAATTGCACTGTTTGTGAAATACAAATTATTGTTTTCATAATTATCCATATTTTAGTTTTAGTTTTAATGTTAGTGTAAATTGTTGGTTGTTTATTATAAATATTAAAATTTCAATTTCAATATTTATTATTTCATTTATCATTGTCATCATTATATCATGTGCAATATATGATGGTCGTTTGCAATAATTAATATGCACAATGCAAAATATTTAAAATAAAATTGTAAATTTAATATTTTTTCATTTTTGGCGTTATTTTTATGTTGTGACTGTCGATACTATTATTAATAATGTGACATATATAACATCTGTTATCGTTTGTGCATATCCATTATTTATTGATTTATGTACGATGTCATTTTTATGTTTGCATTCTTGTTTATATAGTGTGAGTATTCTATGCAACATTACGGTACTTAAAAATAATAGTATTAATATTATGATGACATAATGGTTTTTCATTTTGTGTATATATTAGTTAGTGTTTTTATTATAATTAAATTGATGGTAAAATATTATAAATAAAAAAATATGTCCGTTATTTTTATTAATGCCATTTTATTTACCGAATGAAATAATTTTTATAATGTTGCTGACGATGACGAATATATTAATATTAAATATTATGTATAGGATGATCGATTTTAAAATTAATAAAAAAATTAAATTATTAATTCCTATATTTATAACTTTTGTTTTTTTAATGATACAAAGTTCGAAAACGTATAAATTTTATGTTGAAAAAATAAAAGATATTTAAATTTAATTTGATAATGTAATAAATTAACAAGCGGATGCCTGTGATTCTGCTGATGCAACAACTTCAGGAGTTGGTTTACATTTTACTCCATGACTTCCAACATGCTTCCGTACAAATTTAATAATTTTGTTAAAATGAAGACGTCTGCGTGAATCGTAACCAATTTTATCAATATCCATTGTAAGTGTGACAGGGTTTTGTTTGTGGCGTAGCATTGCTGTTGAGCGAATGTTATTCTTTTGTTGCTTGCCAAAAGTTTCATCTCCTTCACGTTTAAAAATAGATGCACCAAAAGAAAGTTTGCCATTGTTCGAGTAAGTCATTTCGATAGCAATAACACGTTTTTGTTCAAATACGTATGCAATTCGTGTTAGTTCTTTATCAAGGTCACATTGATTTTTTTCAGCATATTCATCTTCGCTTGGACGCCATGTTTCGTTAAGTGCTTTTTCGAATGCCTTACGGAAAGCTTTTTTTGAAGTAAAATTTGCACTTTCGGATTGAATTACGCTGATAAATTCTTTGCTCAGAGTAACAATTTTTTTAGTTTGTTCACTGGTCACGGTTTGTTCACCGGTTACGGTTTGTTCGGATGTAGTAAGAGATGCCATATTTGTATGTTCTGTTTAGTTATATATCTATGTTAAAATATACGCATCAGCTGTTTATTTTTCAATTTTTTGTGTAATTTGGTACACATATGTATATATTTATCTATAATTGATAAATATATTTAATAAAATAAGTTAAGTGATGTGAATTAGATAAGCTCCGCAATATTTGATGGCAATGTTTCATCTTTAATATTAAAATGTCTGTAAATATTATCAAGCGTTGGTTTTGTTCGACGCGTGACTAAATTGATAGCCAATCCTTTACGTCCATAACGTCCACTTCGACCAATTCTATGTAAATAAGATTCTTTATTTTCATTTGATGGAATGTCATAATTGATAACCACATTTACTTGTTGCACATCGATACCACGTGCAATTATATCGGTGGCAATCAGTACACGACATTCACCTTGTCGAAAACGTTGCATTACTTCTGAGCGTTCAGATGGTGATAGGTCACCGTTAATAACAGATACTTGATAATCATTGCTGACAAATTGGTCTCGAACTTCCATTGATTTTTCTTTTGAGCTAACAAAAATAATGCTTTGCGCAATTCTTAAATGTTTATACAAATCAATTAGTGTTGGCATTTTATATTCTTCACGTTCAACATTAATGTAAAATTGTTGAATTCCATCGAGTGATAAATTTTCATTATCCACTAAAATATTTACCGGGTCTCTTAAGAATTTATTTGCAATTCTTAGCGATTCTTGTGAAATCGTAGCAGAATATAAACATATATTGGTGTCATCTGCAACACAAGATACAATTGACTGAATTTGTGGAATAAAATCATTTCTTAATAATTCATCAACTTCATCCATTATCAATAATTTAACATATTCTGTTGGTAAAGATTTGCGTTTTATTAGTTCATTTAAACGACCAGGTGTGCCTATTACTATTTGCCGTCCCTCGTTTTTTATTTGACTAATGTTATCACGCGTTGTTGTTATTCCACCTACACACAAACACGTTTTTATAGTCATATGTTCCGAAATAGCAACGACCACGCGATTTATTTGTTCTGCTAATTCACGTGTTGGCGTAACAATGATGGCTTGCAATACATTAACATCCTCGTCGATGCATTGTAATGTTCCTATAGTAAATGCAGCGGTTTTTCCCGTTCCGGATGGCGCTTGAGCTAACATATCACGATTTGATATAATTGGTGTTATGCTCAATTGTTGTATTTTTGATGGCTTTTCATAACCGTAATTATATACACCCCTCAAAATATTTTCGTTAAATGGTTTTTTTGTATTTGTTTTTGCATATTCTACTAAATCGTCAAACGATTCCATTTTAGGTAATCCGATTTCTTTTGTTGAATCATTATGGTGTTCATTATTAATTTTGTCGTCTAATGCGTCAAAATTATCATTAATTTCATTATTTTGTTCGTCGTTGGTGTTAGTGCTGGTTTCAGTTTTATTAAATTCTGACATTTTACTTATAATCTTATTTTATGTTTATATATGTTATATCATTTCATTAAATACAATAAAAAAATCAATTTTTTTGACATTATTCATCATCCAAATAACATTGTTAAAATACGTTATGTATTATCTACAACACAATCAAGACCTAAACCTTGTCCAATGCAATGCAAAATATGACATGTCTTGCATTGTACAATTTTTAATTCCATATCTTTAATTTCTGATATTACGTTCCATTCTGAAATATTGCATAATATGTTTTCCCAATCATCATTAGCAATAACTTGCGTGAATGTTTCTATATTTTTTGGCAGCAATGATTCAACGATGTTCTTAAACAGCACCACAAAACATTTTACATTTTGTTCATCAAAAATAATTTTGTCGATATGTGCATTATTATCAATATATTTTATATATATAATATTCTTGCTAAGGGGGCATTTATACGTTCCAATTGATTCGCTATTCATGTTTTATGTTATTTATATTGTTTATGTTTTATGTTATTTATGTTTACATTATCTAGTCAATTATAAAATCAATTTTTATGCGTAAATTAAAAATATTTAAAAACGGATGCATATTACATATAAATATGGATATATATAATATAAATAATTGGTTTAATCATTATTCTCAATCTCAAGACATAACAAACAAAACAAATGCATTAATTAAAAAATCACGTAAAATACGAAACGACATAAAATCCATGAAGATTGATGATATTAGTGCAAAATGTATATTTTCAAAAATTATTGATGATACATATGAGTTTAATAATTTACATAATATATGTGTATTAAGTCAGCTAGTCAATGATAATATTTTAATTTATGATAGGTGGGGTTCAATTGATATGTTATTAAATGCATATGCTGAAGAATTTAATACAGACAATGACATGTTTAATATACTTGACGATATATTCACAAATTATAAGCACGTGTTTAATGTGCATGAAATATATGCACTTGATGTTATAATTAAAAGTTTTCGTAATAATGGAGGACATTTAAATGAATCTGATGAACAATTTATTGAATTGCATTTGATGACTGATAAGATAGATAAATATGTTAACATAATAAATAAGCATATTAATGATGGTAATGTTGTTGAATTTTCATCTGTTGAAGAACTTGAAGCACTTAAAAATGACAAAATAGCTTCTAAACTAATTGTCTCAAAAAATAGTTTAAAATTAAATAAAAAAATATATGAAAATATTTCGCATAATAATAATGTTAATAGTGATGCAAAATTATGTTTATTTTCTTTGTATAATAGATATATTATAGATGTATATCCTGTGCTATTTAATTTAATTTTATTACGTGCCAAATTAGCAAAATTCAAAGGATTTTGTAATTATAGTGAATTTTCTACTAAAAATTGCACCAATAAAAATTGCAACGATAATTTTAATATTATAAAAAAAATAATTTTTATGTTAGATAATGATGTTGCAACCGAAATTAATTCAACCAATTCATCAACAAATGTATCAAAATTTATGGCTCATACAAAACATTCACTGACTAAACGAATTAATTCAATGAAAAATATTTCTGTTGACAATATGGTTCAAAATGTCGTCAATATAATGTCAAAATTATACAGGCTTAAATTTTCTAGAAACAATAAATGCAGTAGATGGGATAAAAATGTTATTATATTTGATATTATTGATGAACAAAATGATATTTTAATGGGACATATTTATGTTGATGTAAAATCAAAAATAAATGATACAATTAGTACGAATAACGTTAATTGTATTGAATTATTTACGCATGCGAATTATCCATATGGAACAGATAAACATAATTTGCCCATATCATGTGTGATAGCGAATTATAATTCTCAAATATCATATTTTGACGTCATATTGTTTACACGTGAACTAAATAATGCATTATATTGTATATGCGGAAAAAATGATATTAACATTTTAAACGGAATTACAATGCGTGACGATTATGTTAATCTTTTTGGTGTAATTATTGAACAATATATGTGGGAATCAACAACTATTGCACAATTTGTTGATAATAATGAAACGGTCATTAACTTAATAAAAAAATTAAATAGTATAGATAATGCAATTTCGTTAAAGCGAAGATGTGTTTATGCATTATTTGATTATTTTATTCATTCATCTGATAACTTTTTGCAATTATGCACATCTATGTTAAAACAAAAGGATACTTCCAAACTTATTGATGTTTTTATTAAATTTTATGATTCAATTGTTGGTCAGGTGATGAATAAAAATGTTGATAATCTATCCCGTGAATTTAATGACAGCATCATATTATCTTGCATAAATGACAATTCTGGAAAAAAATGTTCTATCCTCGTAGCCGAAATAATTGCTAAGAAATTTTATTCGCAAAATAAATCAGGTGATATATTTTTTATGATGCGAACTAATATTATGAATACGTATGATGCTAATGTTAATTTTGAATTTAATAATATACAAACAATTATTTCACAAAATAATAATCCATGCGACGACATTAAAATAACCAAAAATAAGAATAAGAATAAAAATCAAAATAAATTATTATTTGTGAAAAAATAAATTATTATGACGAAAATAACATGGACGCTGCTAAATCTTTATTTTTATTACAACATATGTATATTTGGACGACGAGAGATTCTTGAAAACCTAATGACATCAATTCACGTATGTCATTTTGTTCCTCAGGAATTGGTTTATATGTTAAATTAGAAAAATCATCATCATATTCTCTACCATCGTTATCGTCATCTTCATCGTCATCGTCATCGTCATCGTCATCTTCATCATTAACTTGCAAGTTATTTAATTCTGATAATATGTTTTGCAAACTATCCGTTTGAATAGGTGTAATATTTTGTATATGTTGAATACTGGCGATCATGTTCAACATATTATCATTATTTTTAATATCATTATTTTTAATATCATTATTTTTAATATCATTATTTTTATATATCGTAAATATAACAATATCATCATTTTCTTTCAAATTATTTGTACCTACAGTACTTTCATTAGTTAGTTGTTTGCCTTTAAAAATTATTTTAACATCATTAATTGTATCATCATTGGACATTTTTTTTATATCATGTATTTTTTTTTTCAACTCAAATATATTATCGTTTGTTGAGACATTAAGTAAAAAATTTTGTCCGTTCAATGTTTTTACGTTTAAATTTATTTTTTGTTCTTCTTCTAATTTTATATCTTTCGTACCTTTTTTTGTTTTTAGACCTTTTGAACCTTTATGCGTTTTTAGATTTTCCGAATCTTTTTTTGGTTGCTGATCAATATTCATTGCAAAGTATTAATATATGTGTATATATTAATCTATTTTATTATTTTTGTGATTATATTTCAATTTTTTTATGTGTCATAAATTAATTTGTTTTTGCTTCCACATTTTAATTCCCCACTTAAAAAATTCATGTTTGACATCGTCATAATATATTTCATCATATGTTTCACCATTATTATGTTGAAGCGGTACATAATGTATTTCACCTAAATGACCTATATATATCGTTCTTAAATTATCGTTAGAATGCATATCTATTTTATGTTCATATTCTGATGAATCATCTATTATAATTATATTTATTTTAAATATAAATGACGCAACCATTAAAATATCAATTGTGTTGGCAATCTCGTCCAACTGAATTCGCGTGTTAAATCGCAACACATTGTCTCAAAACTATATTTATAAAAACATTTGTCATCTCTAGAAAATACGTGCGTTATTTCGTTACTCATATTAAATATTTCTCTTAACGTTTCATCTTGTTCTGGAAAAAAATTTTTGTGATCAGCAAATTTTAACATTATTAAACCTAACAAATTTCTCAATGATTGTTCGTCTGGCATTAATTCGTGATAAACTAGTGACTCAAACATACAATTTCCAGATTGTTCTGTCAATATTGGCACATATAATTTTTTAGCGTCCGAAATTTCGCGTAAATTACGCAACATGCGATTCATATGAACTTCGCTTTTCATGTCTGTCAGTAAAGTTTTTTCTGATTTTACGAGGTCTCTTTCTAAATAACGTTCCCATTTAATAAAATTTACAGTTTTTGGAAAGTTCATATCTTCAACAAACATGCTCATTATATTGGGAATATTTTGTTATATTTATATTGTTATATTCATATGAATTTATAGACATTGTTATTTCAATTTTTATAAATTATTTCTTATTTTGACATAAATTAATTTGAATTCATATTTAGCATTTTTTGTTTATTAAAAATTCGCGTATTTCGTACACAGCCTTGCAATCAATTTCATTATAATCACATATTTTTTTCATAACATTTGCATTTTTATTTTCGCTGCCATAATATTGAATCGCATCCAACATCGCATTTAGTCCATCAGATGGACCATCCGCAGACCATTTATTTTTAACATATTTATGATTATACATTGCATTTGTCACTGATTTTAATCCATAATTAAATGATCCTTTAATAGCAATTTTATTCAATTTAAATACGTTTAACATATCAATCCATTCGACACCATTAAAAAATGCATGCCATGTATCATTATATTTATCAGTAATTGATTTAATATTGGTGAGTTCTGCTTGTGACCAATGATAAAATCGTGGCACATTTTTAGTTACATGTTTTGTGTTCTCACAACGTAAATTAATGAACGCCTCAAAATCATTAAATATTCTAACTTCTTCTTCATCATTGTATTCATTTGCATAAAAGCACTTAAAATCCCACACATTTGAATCATTGATATATCCAACACCTATCATAAACACAAATGAACCTTTATGTGTTGAATTATTGATATTCATCGAATCTTCATATATACAATCGGATATTGTTTCAAAATCAACATAAAAATCATATTTTGTTTTAATATTCCAATCCTGAATAAATGATGTTAATTTATTAGGTAAAAATATACATTTATTATTTTTATTTACTTTTATTATATTATCTAAAATTGGACCAGTTTTTGAATTTTCGTTGAACCCTAAATTTTTAGAATTACATCGTGGGTCTTTAAACGAACATATTCCTTGTTTTAATGCATAATTTCTATTTGACGGTCCCACTTGATATAATAATGTTAATTCATTGATACTTAACGCATATTTATATTTTTGTTCATGATATTGTTCATCATATTTATTGCACATATTTGGATATAAATTTACATGAGATGGTGGATATAATGTCATTTTATCATAATCTTGTTCCAATGTTCTATACCATTCAATTGCTTTTTTTGTATTCTCTATTATAATTGTATCTACGTTATGAGAATTATAATCAACACACCCTAATCTTTCATAACAATTATTTCCCATATATGTCATATTATTTTTCTTATATTTCCATCCTTTACCAACAATATATGTTATCATAGGTATATAACCTTGATTTATACCCATCATTACATTATATAACAATAATTGTGATTTATATTGTTTTCCGCGTCCGTCATTCGACAAACGAATTCCATCTGCGCATAAATTCATTGTCGTCCATTTTATGTCAAATACTCTATAATGATAATTTCCCTTTAATTTTGGTGCTTTATATGTCTCTTCTTCTTTTGTTAATTGATTTGGATAATTAATAAAAATTTTGTTTATGTAGTCACTTCTGATGAGCAAATCACAAAATCCATGTAATTTTAATTCATTATTTTTTAATACACCTTGCGCTATAATTGGTGTTCCTTTTTTCATTTCACATATTGTTCTTTCTGCATGTTTATCATCCAGATCACAAACAGAATCACTAATTAATACAAACTTTTTTTTATATTTTAATTTTAAATCGTCATATATTTTTTCTTCAAATTCATACCCTTTTTTGCACAATAAATTCATACCATCCATATCATTAGGTTTTTTTATATATGGCATACTTTTCGTTCTCGGCTTTTTATTTGATTGAAATTTGTAATAATCAAGCAAACAATCATCGTTCATAAAATTATTAAGTTTTGATGGTGATATGAATGTCGCATGTTTTTTATTTTTAAAATTTTCAGGTTCAATAAATTCACATAAGTCATCCATTGTTAGTTTATCGTTATGCACATCATCGTATGCTTTACGTTTCTTATTATTCACGATATTTCCATTTTGTTGTTTCATTATTTTTACCATAAATTTTGTATTTAGTATTAATAATATATACTTTCGTGTCTTTAAATTTAATATCAATTTTTATAAATTAACAATGATGTATCACCATATTAGTTGATTCAATATATGTTGTGCACTCATCAATATATTGTACCAAGGTGTTATACATAGAAACTGCTTTTTCTACGTCAATTTGGTCAACGTCTTGATGTTCTTCAATAAATTTTATTTTATTATTAAATTCAGTTTCAGAAATAATTATTTTAACTTTTCCGTGTTCATTTAATTTTATTTCTTGTTCGCTTAATTTAATATTTGTGTTACATATATTATCAATTATTTTTTCAGCATTGTTTTTATGCGATTCGATGTCAACATATTGTAAATCTTCATTAGGTGCCATATTTTTTTCGTCAATTTTAATATTTTTTATGGTTTCGCTTACTGTATCTTCACTACATTTTTTTGTTTTAGTTTTTTTTACTTTTTTTTTTATTTTTTTGTCTACATCCTCTACGTTATTTTCCATGTTATTTTCCATGTTAATATTTAAGTTGTATCCGTTTGTATTTTATTAACAATTACATCAATAGTTGTGTTTTTAATTTTAATTTTCAATTTTTGTCCATATTGTATGCCTAAAACATCTGATATAATGTTCATATTATCGTCCATTATTACATGATGACTTTTTTTAATAATATCGTCATAATTCATTTTACTTATTATGTCATGTTTAATACAGTTTAATGTTTCGCGATGTTCATTTATTTTTTTTATGATTTTATCAAAAACTTGTTTTTTTATGTTCAACAAATTATTTTTTTTGTGCTCAACATATTTATCGATTAATAATTTTATTTGCGGCAACATATAATTTTTACATATGTCTAATGTTCCTGATATGTTTTTCCAATACGATGATATTACTTCGGCTGCAATTGACGGTGTCGGTGCACGATAATCAGACACATAATCAGATAACATATTGTCAACTTCATGTCCTATCGCAGAAATTATAAATGTATCAGAATTATATATCGTATCTATTACTATTTCATCAGAAAACCCCATTAAATCTTCAAAAGCACCACCTCCACGAGTTATTAAAAGAATATCTATATCTATTTTATTTTTTTTAAAATATTGGATCGATGATGCTACATTTATTGGACAATCATTTCCTTGAACAATACAATTTTTAATGTGAACGTTTCCCTTGAAATTATTCTTATTCAGCACATATAATACATCTTGAATAGCTGCGCCATCTTTTGCAGTAATTATACCAATATTTTTTATGATTTTTGGCATTTGTTTTTTTTTATTTTCGTCAAAATATCCTTTTTCCATAAATATTTTTTTCATTTTTTCGTATAATTTATGATTATCACCGACGTCACCAGATTGTATTATCTTTTCGCAAGTAAAATTTATTGTTCCTGATTTTACATAACATGATATTTTTCCATAAATTATTACTTTATCACCATCATTAATAATATTTGTGTTTTGTTTGCTATAATTCCAAAACATTATATTTAATGCAGCATTTGTTCCTTTTAATGTAAAAAAAAGATTTCCTCGTGATAATTTAACATTTGACGTTTCTCCATGCACTGCAATAATATTATCAAATAATTGTGACACAGATGTTCTTAACATTGAGTTAATTTCAAACACGGAATGTACATATTGTGTATCTTTTTCATCCATCTGTTAGTAATAATAAATTTATTCTTATTAACATTTTATTTGTATTATTTTATCTTATTTTATTTTTTCAATTTTTTATAAAATAAAATTTTATTTAATTATTTTACATTTTGTTTCTTCTATTATTTTTGATACGTATAATAATGCATTTTGTTTTATTTCGTTCACGTTAAAATATTTTTCATTTAAATCTTCAAGATTTGTTTTTATTATTGCTTTTAATGCATATTTATTTATTGAATTTTCATTTATTGCATCATAAAATTTGCTTATTATTATATTGATTTTATACATATATATTAACTGTTTTATTGAACACATTATATCATCTTCAACACTCCAATTTGTTTCATCATATTTTTTTATTATGTCACATATTTGTTCGCATATTATTTGTTGTTTATCGATGTCGTTTCGTGATAACATATTTGCGATTGCACAATTGTGTATTGTTAATGGTTCTAATTGTAATATTTCATCATATTTAATAAATGGCATATCTATTATACTTTGTATAACATCAATCGGCAAATCATCATTATATTTTTTTCCTACGTCACAATTGTTGCTTGTTTTTAATCTTTTACATTTTATTGGTACGTAATATATAGTAACAATAAATAGTCCATCACGTAATATTTCAAAAGACATCAATGTTTTAGAATATCTTGTGCGCGTATTTACAATTTTTATATTTTCAGCATGCTGTTGATTTACAGATATGTTCATTTTATTGTATTGATATGCAGATAATTTTTCATTCAATAATGTTTCTCTGAATGGATGATCTATATCGTTTGTTGTCCACGTAAATAACTCTAACCATTCACTTAACATCATATTTTCCATGAAATCATTGACGTTCATATTTATCATTTGTTCAGTTCCAATAAATGCCCTAACTATTTTAAGTTTATTATCTTCATTACTATATTCCGTGGGATTATAATACTTAGTCACATTTAAAATATCATGTGTAATGTCATCTACATTTTTATTTTTTGTTGATATATAATTCCAAAAATTAGGATGTGAAAATTCTGTACATATTAATACAGATTCATCAATAAGACGATATAATAAATAATATGATACCGTTGCGTCAGATGAATCCATCATCGGTATGATTAAATTACTTTTAGAACTAATTTCACATAATGTATCAAAAGAATTCAATGATTCATTTCCATATATATTTTGTTCATATGATGTCTTATTATTAACTTTGTGAATTAATTCATTAAATGATAATATCTTATCTGTTAATATATTTATATTTTTTATTTGTGATAATTTGCTTAAAACATCACTCAATAATTTAATAAAAATATCATATTTTTCATTATCGATATTATCGTCAATATGTTCATCAACGGTTTCTTCTTCTCCATCAACGGTTTTTTCTTCTCCATCAACGGTTTCTTCTTCTCCATCAACGGTTTTTTCTTCTCCATCAACGGTTTCTTCTTCTCCATCAATAGTTTCTTCTTCTCCATCAACGGTTTCCTCACCAATACTTTTAACGATATGTTCCATTTTTGATGTCCAATATTATCATGCTATATTATTATTATGTTTAATGGACACACAAATAAATATAATTATGTTGAATTTAATATTCAATATAAAATAAATTAAGGTTTATCTGGAATTGGCGTTGAATTATGAATACTTTCAAGAGACGCATATTTATTTTTTGCAGCAACTAGGCGTAAATTAATTGTTGTTTGCTCAGTTTGTCACTTAAAACAGTCATTCCCGCTTTGACACATTTATCATTATAGCTATCACCAAATGGATCCATATCGCAACTCATATCAACCTCTTCTTCTGGTCTAAAAATAACAGATATCATACCATTATGTGAACTTTCGCGTTTTTTTCAGCACTTGAACCGTACATGTCATCCACATTTGTTGACGATTCACTCACAAACTTAAAATGGTTGCTTGTTTTAGTTGATCTTTCAATGATTACTGATTTATTTGCAGGGACACGAAATGTTCCCATAGTTACGTCATCAATTTTAATTTCAGCATCACAGTTACATAAATAGTGATTGTTTGTTAATGAAATGAAATATTATATTTGTTTTCGTTGTTCAAAATTAAATATCCATTTTTGTTCACATTTTATTTTTCTATCGCCCACAACGATATCAACCAAAAATTGTTAAGTGACATATTATATTTTATGTTATATATGATATCTTTTATATTATTTTTTTTATGATGAAGTTGCATTATTTAAAAAAAATAACTTAACAATATGATATATAAAATATATATAATCACAATATGTCACAAAAACACAAAAAACAACTTGAGGAGGAGTTAACAGGCAAAAAAATACATGGAATATACAATTTACTTGGAGTTCCGCGCGAAAATAAAGTTAAAATTAAGCATGTCGGCAACATAGAATTTTTAAAAGACAATGATTCAGTAAATGATGAATTTATTGAACGGTTTGAAATAAGAAAATCAACGCATGGAGAAATATACAAATGCAATATTGTTGATAATTATTTAACTTCTAAGCGCTCACAACCAATATATGTATTATGTGTCGTATTTGAGAAACCAATGTATAGCACACCATTATTCACTGTTATTTTTAAATTTAATATTGAAGATAATATTGATAGTGAAAAACAATTGCTAACATCTGAAATTAATGGAAAATTTTCATTTGAGCTAAAATCATCAGATGGAACAGATATTTTGACAAATTTATCGGATAAATATAACAAAACGGGCTTTTTAGGAAAAGATCGCACAATTGAATTTATGAAAAAATTTATAATGTCAGACGATGCACTTGAAATGATTCTTAAAGTTTCAATTGAAAAAGAAAAAGAAAGAATTGAGCAAATAAAAGAACAAATGGGATTATCAAATGTTGAATTTGACGTACCTGAGCCAACATTTTCATATAAACAATATTTTGAAAATGAAGATAAACAAATGAACGAAGATACATCACAAAATATAATTAAAAAGAAAAAGAAAAAGAAAAAGAAAAAAAATGCATCCATAAACAATGAACAAATAATAAGCGATAACGCATAATTATTATCTACATTTAATGTTTTTTTATGACTCTATTTGCCATGAATATACCTGCTATAAATATAGGCACAATGCAAATCATTAGCGAAATATTTTTATTATGCAAATAATTTAATTTTAGTAAATTATTTGCATCATTTGTCACATTATTAGTTGCATCATTAGTTATATCATCGGTCGCATTATTAGTTGCATCACTAGTTACATCGTTAATTGTATCATATGGTACATCATTTGTAGTATCGTCAAATGTATCGTTATTTGTAGTATCATCAAATGTATCGTTAGTTGTATAATTAATATTTAAATTATAGATTATGTCATTAATTATTTCATTAATTATTTTGTCGTTTGAATCGTTAGTTGATTTTTCAATTATTTCATTAATAATTTCATTAATAATTTCATTGATAATCGTATTAACATTATTATTAAGTGATGTCGTCATATTTGAAAAACTATCTATGCTGGAAAACATATGGTTCATATAACAATTTTCATTAAAATAATTTTCATCTATGTTTGCTACACGACATGTGACAACAGGATAAACATTATTATTTGATTTCTTATCACATAATCTATCAAATAATACAGAAAAGTGATTTATGTTAACGTCCACATAATCAATCACGTTATATTCTTTGTTAATATTTTGATTATCCATAATAGTATTGTTATTGTACATATGCTATATTTAGCACATCATGGTTTCATTATTCAATTTTTAATATTTTAGTAACGCATGTAAAAAAGCGCGAAAATATAGAAATTTAAATATGTATGATATATTTTATAAGAAGTATACATATGTTTTGTTTATCGATGAGTAAAATATCATTAATTAATGACAATCCAATAAAAATTTTTATCGCAGGCATGATATGTTACGTCATATTGCACGCATTTTTATTTGCTGAATTTAATGATTCAAATCAACATATTGTTAAGTATAGACAATATATATATGCTGTATGTGCATGCGATATTGCTGCAACCATTTCATTAAATAAAATGTTTTCTGACGAACAAAAACCACAAGAAAAACTTAGCAAACATCAAATATTTTTAAATGAACAAAAAATATCACATGATAATAAAAAAAAAGAAAAACAAAATATTATCGACACAATAAAAAATCTCAGCGGAAACATAATGAACAAATCACAGATAAATAATACTAAACAACCTAATGACATTGAACAAACAAATAATATTGAACAAACAAATAACATTGAGTGGACGAATAATGATGAACAAACAAATAATGCAGAACATATGAATAATATTGAACAAACAAATAATGTTGAGCAAATAAATCAAGCGAAACATAGTGAACAAAATAATTTAAATATTTTTATAAAAAATCCAGAAGATTCTAAATATAAATCATTCGAACAAATTAATGATGAATTGGTGACAAAAGATGATGATGATGATGATGCAAATTTAACAATATCTGTATATCAGTCAAAAAATCAACAACAACCAGAACAATACCAACAAGTCATAAATAATAATTCATAATTTATAACAATTTAAAAAATGCACATTATATTAATATATCATATTATGCCAGAAATTTGTGAAGTTGTCCTGACTGGACAGGCACTGTTTGATAAATTACAAAATAAAAAATTATTATCAATAGAATTTTTAAATGGAAGATACGTTAAAAAGCCATTTGATGGTTACGAACAGATGAATGAAAATATAAAGAATAATTTAATATTAAAATCAATCGAAACTAAAGGAAAATTTTTATGGTTTACGTTTTCTGATTCACAAAATAATAATTCATATTTGCTAAATACATTTGGATTATCAGGAAAATGGGGTTTTAATGCAAAAGATAATGCAAATATACAGTTTAATTTTGAGGGCATTACTGCATATTTTTTGGATCAGCGTAATTTTGGTACAATTGAATATTCAATAAATGGTTTATCTGTCGGAAATAAATTAAATAAACTTGCTCCTGATTTATTGCAAGAAACATACACGCCAAAAATGTTTGCAAAATGGTTCACGTCATTCGAAAATAAAAAAAAAAATAAAGATAAAAAAATTATTAAAGTATTGATGGAACAAAATAAGGCAACTGGTATTGGTTCAGGATTAGGAAATTATTTAGTTCCCGAAATTTTATATCAAACGAAAATTTCACCACATAGATTAATTAAAGACATAACGCGAGATGAAAGGCTTTTATTGGGACAAAATATAAAAAACATTTTGAAGCAATGCTATGTATATAATAAATCAGGATATGTTGAATATTTAGATGGTTTTATTGATTCTCATTATGACGGCATAAAAAGCGGAAAATATTCAGATTATCATTCGGATGTTCCATATATTAATAATAATCCGCTAATTTTTAATGTGTACAGAAAAAAAAAAGATTTGCTAGGAAATGAAGTTATTGCAGATAAAATAATAAGTGGACGAACAGCATATTGGTGTCCGACCATTCAAAAATAAATATATTTATGCATTTGAACTCATAAAATATGTATTATGGAATATTTTATTATTGTAGACATAATAATAAATACACAAAATTTTTTTATCATGAACATTTTAAAAATAAAATATTTAATGATTATCATATTAATTTTTCATATTTTTGGTTAATATATTTTCTTCTGAGTTTTTTATTTGGTGTTAATTCTTTGCCTATTCTAAATTTATCATTACATATGTGCCATTTATTTAATTTAAACGGTTTGGGAATTGTGTCATTTATTTCATCAATTAATAATTTTACCAAAGTATCAATTTCAGAATTATTTTTTATTTTATGATGCAGAGTTATCACGACGGTTAAATTATTTTTACCTTCTCCGTTCAAAATAATTACATTGTCGATAAAAGATAATGTATCTTTTATTTGTTCTTCAATTGGTTTGGGATATATTATATTATTTTTTGAATTTTCTATGTATTCATCTTTTTGCCCAGTAATGTATAAATAGTTGTCAATATCAATTGTACCTAAATGTCCGGTATAAAACCAACCTTTATTATCAATGGCCTTAATAGTTTTGTCATAATCTCCATCATATTCTAAAAATAACATCGGTCCCTTTGCTAATATTTCGCCATCTTTATTAATTTTAATTTTTAGTTTGGACATAATTTTTCCAGATGAACCAATTTTATCATAATGTGTTGTGTTTGAATACGGTAAACACAATGACATAATACCGCATATTTCATCCATACAACACATATTATACACAAATATATTTATATTATTTAGTTCATCATATGTATCATCAGATAACATTTTTGTTGTTGCACAATATTTACATTCATTTAAACCAAGCTGTGATGTGATTTTTGTTTTAATGAATGGTTTTATATATTTTCCTACTTTTCCATATTTATCAACGGTCATATCAATTTTATTGGCAATGTTGTTCCATATATGTGGAGTCCCAATAAATATAGTGGGATTAACACGTTTTATTGTTTTTAAAATTGATTTTTTTGTCATGCTACTTCTATCTGCAAACCATATAGTTCCACCCAATGTTAATGGCATATATATATCAAACATTTGTGTCGTCATATTGTTCAGCGGCAAATAACTTAAAAATCGTTCATTCTCAATTGTAATATTTAAATCGCTGTCGTTAAACATATCTATAATATTTGCTAATGTTGAAATTATATTTTGCTGTGATATTGATATTTTTTTTATACCGTTATTACTATTATCGTTTGTGCATATTATTGTGGGCACTTGTGTTTGTGTGTTCGTTGTATCAATCGTTGATATAAATTCATTTATTTCATCTTTATCAACATTATTAATTAAATCATTAAATGAAACAATATGTATTCCATTTATATAATCAGAATCATTTATATTCGTATACGTTACTATTAATTCTAAATTATTTATTTCATCTTTTGACAATTCTTTTATTTTATCGAGTTGTTTAACGTCGTCAATTAACACAACATTTATATTTGTATTTTTAATTATATATTTTATTTTATCAAATGACTCTCCCATGTCAATACCAATAGTTGTGCCTTCGCTAATTATAGTTCCCCAATATGTATAATACCAAGCAGGACTATTACATCCCAATAATCCCACGACACAATTTTTTCCGCAATTTTTTGTAAGAGCCGTGGCAAATTGAATACTATTACTATAATAATCTTCATATGTGATGTTTAGCCATGTATCGTTACGGTAAACCTTCATTGCGCATAATGATTTATATTTTACGGTATATGTTTTAAAATAATCAATCAAATTATTGTCATCTAATTCATTAATCATATAATATTCGTTGACATTTTTTGTATCGCATTTAGTTAATTGTGCAGAGTTAAATATATTTGAAAATTTATCTTTTATATTTTGAGTTTCGTTTGCGTTAAAGTTAGTTGTTATGTAATATATCGTTAACCATAAAATAATAATAATTGCAAAAAATACAACGTCGTCATTATTCATAATATTATTTAAGTTATTATATTGATGCATATTAATTACGCTAATTAAAACATATCTTTATTTAAATTATTTATTTATATTCAATAAATTTAGATATAAATACCATTTCTGCTCCCGTTTTTACGTTGGCATTTATAAATAAACTATCATAGAATACTTTTTTAGGACGGTGATCATTTTTATACATTATGAAACTATTTTTACTTATTTTCATTTCATCATTTTGAGAATTATAATATGTTCCATCACGTAACTTTAATATACCAACATTATATTTAAAACCCTGACTTATACAAAATAATATCCTATCTTCTAAACCATAAGATGCTATATTTTTATCGATGTTTAAATGCAGATCATTGAAATTTATATCATATTGATAAAGTTTTCCTTTCATTTTTTGATAATTTTTAGCACCTTTATCAAGAACAGCCTTTTTAATAAAATTATCATAACAAAAATTTGTTATTTTATCTATTTTTTTATCTTTATCTTTTGCATATTTTTGTGATATTTCGCGATATTTTGTATATATTTTTAGATAAGTCAAATGGTCACCATATTTATGCGCTATCTTTGCTTGCGCTTTTTCAAATTTATCCGTGATTTTTTTAACATATTTATTCTCAATAATTCCAGTTTCATTATTTGATGCAGCGGATGAAAGAATGTTATCTGGTTGTAAAAACATTTCTTTTGTGTTTCCTTTACTCGCTTCAATTAATGCATATATAGCGCATAATTCATTTGCACATTTATACATCTTTCCATAAATCATGACTACACCTATCATAGGGTCTGTTTGTAATTTTGCAACTTGTTCACCTAATGGTGATATTTCTCCTGCTTCGTCAATTAAATTTAATTCTTCGAGCATCTGTATTGACGCTTTAACATATTTTTTTTTGGGAGGTTCGATCATTTCTTTCAACATTTCTTTTAATTTGCCAACTGTTCTAATTTCAGGCATAACTAATAATTTTAAACATTCGTCATATATATTATTTGTTTTAATTTCAGGTTCAGGAAATTTTTCCATTTTATTTTCAAAATCATCTTCAGTGTATAAATGATAACACGTTCCTGGCGCAGTTCTTCCAGTTCGTCCCATTCGCTGGCGCGCTTGTGCATAAGTTATAAAACGTTTCTCCAATATTTTAGCTCTTTTTGTTGGGTCATAATAACTTGTCAATTCAAGTCCTGAATCTATGACATATTTTATGCCATCAATTGTCAAACTTGATTCTGCCACATTTGTTGCTATTACTATTTTTCTACTCTTATTTGTTTTACTTTTATATAATTCTTTATCTTGTGCCATTTCTTGTTTTTCAGCATTCATTCCAGAATATACTTCAATGCAAAAACCGTCAATATTTTCGGCGCTTATTTTTTTACACATTTCATCTGCTTCATTTGTACTCGTAACAAAAAATAAAATATCACCTTTGTCTTTTTTATTTGATTCATCCTTGATAATTTGTTTAACAATGTCAAAACCTTTATTTATAAAATCTTTTTGATCAATTGGTTCATTTAAAAATTTTGATGTTATTTTGTGATTTGTTTCAGCGCCTACATTTACTTTGCCAAAACTGCATTCATTAAAATAATCTTCAAATATTTTTTCATTAATTGTCGCACTCATTATTATTAATTTAAATTCAGGTCTTATTTGCACCGTTTTTTTTAACAGATATAATAAAAAATCAATCTGAACTTTTCTTTCATGTGCTTCATCAATTATTATTCCATCAAATTCTCTTAATTCTGGATCATTTAATAATCGTGCAACAATTGTCCCATCAGTTGCATATAATAATTGTGTATCATTACTTTTTCCAGATGATTCAGAACCCTTGTATTGATATCCAACTTGTTTTCCTAATTTTACGTCTAACGTTTTTGCAGCAAATTCTGCTGCAGATTTAGCAATAATTTGTTTAGGTAATGTGATTCCTATTTTACCTTTATAATCTAACACATGCAGCAAATATTTTGGCAACAACACCGTTTTACCAGAACCTGTACCTGATATAATGAGTGTCACTTGATTGTTTTCTATTGTGTCCAAAACAGTGTCCCTAATTTCATATGCCGAAAATTTACTCCATATTTTTGCTATTTTTTTATATTCATCACTATATTCTTGATCATTTAAAGGATTATTATTTTTTCCATCCGGATCTAAAATGCCTATTTTGTTTTTTTTTGACATGACTATATTAATATTATGTATTTTTATAAATTAAATATGTAATCATAAATATAATTAAATAAAAAAATCTCCTATCAAATTAATTTCTCTTGGAGTTACGTATGTATTGTACCGTCTGACAATTATTTTCATCAATTTAGTGTTGGTATTGAATTACCCATGCTAATTATATTTGTATTTACGTAATTAATTTTATTGTGTTATGTTAGTAAATATATATGTTTAATATTTCAATTTTAATTTTCTATATTTATTTGAATATGAAATAAATATATTATTATGTATTTTTAATAAACACATGGTAATAAAAAAATATAAACAATGTGGAGGAGATTTTGAAGATTGTGATTTAAAATTAATTGACACAAAAAATATAGAAATAGAAAAAAAATATAAAATTTTTAACACAATAAAATTCAATATAAAAATATCTTCAATTGGTGGCATTTTGGATATTCGTCCAATTACTCATATACACTATTCACATATCGATAATTCAATAGGAAACAGTAGAATGGCTACCATGCATGTTGAATCAAAAGAATGTGACAGTACAAATTATAGTTTATGTTTTGGTTTTACAGGTGCAATGAAAATTGTTAAATATATGTTAAAAAAAATTAACAGTTCAATAAAAATACATAAGCTTAATATTAATATTAATAATGGCATTCCAATTACAAAAGATTTAACTGATTTTCACATTTCTGATAATCTAACAATACTTGCAGTATCAACACGAAGAAATAATAATTATGGACATTATACGCTCGTTATATTTGATAAAGGAAAAACTTTTGTTTTTGACTCACAAAATAAACATCCTGATAAACATACGCTAAAAATATTAAAAACACATGGATTAAAAAATATTAAATCCGTGTATAATTTAAATAATAAATGTTATAACACTATACCGCATCAATCACATAGTTCACACTTTTGTGCTATATGGACAGCGTGTTTGGTTTTATTAATAGGCATAAATGATGATGTTTCTTTTTTACAACTTTTTGATTATTTTGGATATAAAGCTCACGACTATGATTATCTTGATAAAAAAATAAAACAATTTGCAATGTATTTATACGAACTTGATGATATGTTTGACATAACATAAAAATAATGTATATTTAATTATCATAATAACGTATGTGATTATTATGATGACACATGTTATCATTATGATAACATATCTAATCCAAAAAATGCATCCGAATTATAATCATAAATTTTATCAAAATTATTGTGTGAAATATATTCTAACATTTTTAGCCTCAATAAAAAAATTTCAAATTTTATATCATCATCGTCCCATTCATTATTTTCAATTTTAATTTTTTTAAATAATTCACATTCTTCAAATTGTTGATTTTCATCAAGTTCTTTTTTATATTGTCCATAATATATTCTTATTTTATCAGCGTCAACCATTTAATTATATAACTATAATATATTATAATATATTAAACTCGTCGTTTATTGTATATTTTATATTTTTATCATAAATATTTATTTTATTTATCACAATATTCGCATCATCAATTTTACTCACGCATATTTTTATTGGTAACATGGTTATGTCACAAAATTTTATTATTTTATTAATGTACGACAAGTTGTTATCTTTAATCACCACACAATTTATATTTTTGACAGAATCAAGTTTATCAATATCCATCATATTTAATTTAATAATTTTATGACATAACATGCCCATAAAATTATATGGATTATTCGATTCAAGATATATTATTTTATTTATTTTTATTATTTCATCGGGACCATTATTTTGTACATCATAAGTGTAATTTACCATAACTGATTTTGTTAATGATATCCTTCCATATTCGTTCGTCATATTTGTCTTTATACTTTTTGGTATCTGTTTTTTTTTTATTTCTCCTGTATGTTTAACACCCTGTTGAATGCATTTTTTTTTAATCAATACATGTCGTCTTAGATGTGTCATATGTGTATATTAATATTATGTAATATTGGTACGTATTTTTTAAAATAGTTATAAATGCAGTTAATTAAATTGTGCATATTTTAACATATTTAATCAATTTTTTTATACATTAATTTTGATTTAATAAAAAAAATATCGCTTCATATTTAACTTAGTCTTTCGATTTGATATTCAATATTGATATTTTTGTCAATGCATACTTTTTGCAATGAATTCATTATTTTCGTATGAGTAACATCGCATTTGAGTTTGTTTTTGACATGGTCAATATTTTCAGTTAACAATGTATTAATATTTTCTTTGTCACAATTAAAATGTACGTTAATTGGGTCCCATGGATGCAATCCAGATTCTTTTCGCACATTTTGAATTTTTGTCACAAACATTCTCAATAGATATGCATTTTGTGTAGCTTCATCATTTGTTGTGTCAATTTGCACAATATATGTCTCCTTAGCTTTTGTTAAAATATTTTCTTCAGAATTATCTTTTTGCACAATAATAATATTAAAATCTTCGCCATTAATCAATTCTATTTCGCCACAAAATAAATTGCTTCCATTTTTAAATGATATTTTAATTTCATCATGTGAAATTAATTTGATTTTTTCGATAGTATTTTTTGCTTCTTTTCTGTATTTTTTTCCCAACACTTTTTGAATCGGGTCGATAACATAATCACAAAAATTATTTTCATCTTCTGCATTTTCTAATAATTTATATTCAATTGATAAACTATTTACTTCGTCAGTTAAATATTTTTCTGTTTCTTTTATGTCGTCCAATAATTCGCCGTTAATACTCGTCAACATAATTCTTTTCAGCGGTTTTTTAATTGACGAAAATGCCGCGCTTTCTTGACGCATTTGTCTTACCGTAATTACAAGTTCTTGAAATCTGCTCATTCGCCGATCAATTACATCGTCAATTTTAAAATTTTCTACCTTGGGATATTCACACACAAAAATAGAATCAATTTCAGATTCATATGTTTGTAATTTTTTAAACAAATGTTCTGTTAAAAAAGGCATAAATGGCGCCATCATTAAACAATAATTAAGTTGAACGAAATATAACGTTGATAAGCTGGTGTTCCAGTCAATAATATCAGCGTTATCTTTTAGTCTGTCACGATTAATTTTAATGTACCAATTTGTCAGATTATCAATAAAATCTACCAACATGTTAATTGCAGAATCAAGTTCATAATTTTCCATAAATTTGGTCACATTTACCAACACATTTCCTAGATTAGAAATAATCCATTTATCTAACGTATTAGTTGTCGTCTTGTACAAATTAACATCAATAACATGTCCCTTCTTTTGAAAATTTGTTGCATGTTCAAGAAAAAATGCAACACTGTTAATCCATGGAATGATTCGTTGTTTTGTCTTATATACGCTATCTTCATTGAAACATAACGTGTCTGCTTTAATTGCAGGTGAATTTAGCATATACAAACGAATATAATCCGATCCATATTTTTCTAATGTCTCCATAGGATTCGTAAAATTTCCAAGGCTTTTTGATAATTTTTTTCCATCCGCTGCCAAAATTAAGCCCGAACAAATGACATTCTTAAATGCAGGTTTATCAAATATAGCCGTCATCAACACCATTGATGTATAGAACCATCCGCGACATTGGTCAACACCTTCACAAATAAAATCAGATATATATCCGTCTGACGGAATATCATCCAATGTAGAGTGAGTGTCTTTATTAAATGGGTAATGTAATTGCCCGATAGGAACCGAACCACTTTCAAACCAACAGTCAAATGTTTCGTTTACACACTTCATCAATTTTCCTGACTTTTTTGAAATAAATTCGATTTTCCAAATAAATTCAGGGTGAATATCCGACAAATCATAATCTTCAGACAATGATGCATATTCTCGCAATTCATCAATTGAACCAATACATGCCATTTCTTCACCATCTTCAGAAATCCACACCGGAATTGGAGTACCAAAAAATCGAGTGCGCGATACACCCCAATCTCGTGTGTTTTGCAACCATTGTTCAAAACGACCAGAACCAATATGTTTCGGTGTCCAATTTACTTTTTTATTATGTTCAATGAGTCGGTCTTTAATTTTTGTAACTTCCACAAAAAAACTTGATACAGTTTTGTAAATTAGTGGTGTTCCCGTACGATAACAGTGAGGGTACGAATGTTTATACATAGATGATTTGATTAACAAGTTCCTTTTTTTCATTTTAATAATTATTTTTTTTGTTGTTTCATCATCCATAACATGCAGTCCTGACAATGATCCCATTTTATTAGTAAAATTACCTTCGTCATTTACTTGACATAAATTATTAATCAATTCGTGTTCTGCAACATCATTATGTTCAACAACACGATAATCATCTTCACCATGACAAGGACAAATAGTAACAATACCAGTCCCAATATCACCACTTAAACTTACATAATCGTCTGCAATTACTGTGTAACCCTTAAATGAATACGATAAAATGTCATGCGACATATGTGAAAATATTGGTGCATATTTTGTACCAATCATATCAATACCTTTTTTATACGGTTTAATTAACGGGTCGTCAAATCCAAGATTTTTTACGCATGATTCCAACACAATACACCACCTATGATTTGTTTCGTCGAACACTTTTACATATTCGCCATTAGCGTTGACACACAATGCCAAGTTTGCAATCAATGCCCATAAAGTTGTTGTCCATGCAGCGAATCCTGTATTTACCTCATCACATAATGGAAAATATACGTACACTGATTTTGTATTAACAACTTTATACGATTGACCAGCTTCAAAATTTGATAAACTTGTTCCGCAACCATATGAAAACGCCATAACTTTTACACCTTTATACACCAAATTTTTATCCCATAATTGTTTAAATGTCCACCAAACAGATTCCATAAATGGCGTATCCATTGTTTTATAAGTATCATTAAAATCACACCACCTTCCAATTTTATCATAAATTGGTTCCCATGAATTTGCTGTTTTGTTGATTTGTTCCTTACAACATTTATTAAAATTTGCCAACCCATAATTTTCAATGTCTTGTTTTGTTTTCAAATTTAATAACCCTGATACATAATTTTCAGATGGTAATCCATGCACATCAAAACCTAATTTGTTAAGAATTTTATACCCAGTCATCATTTTATAAAATTTAATGGCTGATTTTGTCTTTCCTACCAATACATGTCCCAAATGAAGTCCATTAGATGAACTTACAAATGGTGGACCATCAGTAAATCTAAACAACTCACGTTTTTTATCATTTTCATGCATTTTTAATATTTTGTGATAGGTGTCTTGAATTTTCCATTTTTTTAAAATTTCATCTTCATGGTTTTTGTATGTTGGGTCAAGTGTGAGTTCGCTAAACATGTTCATAATAATGGTTTATGTGTTTATTTGATAAATAAATATTTTCGTTATGATAGGTCAATATGTATATATTTCAATTTTTTCTTCTACGTATTATATTGTTTAAGACGTTTATTATTAAATGTTTTCCATGTAACCGTTCAACTATACACAATGGTGTATCGCCATTAGAATTTTCATCATAAAAACATAAATTATTTTTTGCATAAAATCTAAAAGCATATATTATCGTTTTTATGGATGAACCACTACAAATGTAATGAAGAGGTTTACATAAGTCACAATCTTTGCACTCTAAATTTATGTTGTGTTCAATGCAAAAATTTAAAAACCATTTTATTTTTTTATAAGTTCCATTATAACATATAAAATGTGCGGAACCATTATCTGCATGATCTTTATGTTCTATATTTAAACCATTACTGGCATAAATTTTAAAAATGCGTTTTATTGTGTCTAAATTTTCGGATAAACATATATCATGTATTATCATGTTTCCATTTTTATTTACATCGTCAAATGGTAAATTTAATTTTTCGTGTATATCCAACGCATAATTTATTATCTGCGAATTATTTGTTAAACATATGTAACTAAGAGGTGACATGTGATCATTATCATGACAGTTAAAATTTATTTTTTCCTTTACGTAAATATCCATTATGTATTTAATTGTTTTTGCATCTCCGCGTTTACATATATTGTGTATTGGACGTGTGCCGTTCAATTGTTCACATTCTATATCTAATTTTTTTTTTAAATATATGTCTAATACGTGTTTAATGACATCATAATCACAATATATTGTTATTAAATGTATAGGATAGCACCCATCCAAATCGCTAGAATGAATATTTAAATTATGTTTATCATATATGTCCAATATATTATTTATAAAATTTTGACCAAGAACATTTCCGCGACTGCATATCATATGTATCATTCGCGCGTTATCATATCCGAATTCATTAATATTAACATTATTATTAGTGCATATATTAATAAATCGTTTAATTATTCCGCGTGAACGATTCATACAAATGTAATGACATGGCGAATTAATTTTAGATGTCTTGCAATTTATATCCAAATTATTTTTAAAATATATATCCAAAATGTATTTTATCATATCTGAAGATGAATGAATGCATATTAAATGTATGGGACGAAATCCTTTATCTGTTTCACATTCTATATCAAATTTATTTTTTACATATATGTCCAATATGTGTTTTATTATGTCATGTGATGAATGTTTACATATTAAATGTATAGGACAACACCCATCATTGTCGTTTTTTAATTTGTGTTCTAAATTTAAGCCATATTTTAAGCGATTATCTAACACATGTTTAATTACACTACCCTTTGAATATTTGCATATAAAATATAAAATTTCACATGAATTATTTTTATTCGTCATTATGGTTTCAATTTGTTCAATATCTAAATATTTAAAAATATGAATTTTATTTTTAAAACCAAGCAAATCAATATTTTTAATGTTGAACAAATTTATTTCGTCGTATTCAACATATCCGTACCTTTCATGAATCTTTTCAGGATGTAAAATAATAAAATCATTTACTATTTTTTTAATAAGAAAACAACATATTGTTGTCTTATTTTCCATTTTAATATTTGTCATCGGACTTGTGTCATTGTTTTTAAACCACTTTTCTATTGCCTGTTTTTCGTATGTCATGCCGTCATGTGTTAACACCGGTTCTTTAAATATACACATAGTTATAGGACATAATATATGGTTATACAATGATTCTATCATATTATTTAGTTATATGTTTATCCGTTGTAAAATTTTAATGTAATTTAATATCAATTTTTATTTAATAGTATACATCATGGTCAAATTACGAATAACAATTATTTTGCAATTTTAAATAAATATGTTTTTTAGGTTAAATAATGCATATTAACTATCTAATAATACATAATTAAATTAAACGACGCATGTAACGACTTGAATAATATATAATTACGATAGGTGACCCATAGAAGAACTTAAATGATATATGATTAGACAAATGATGTAATAGATCAGCTAAATAATATATATTTGAACGATCTGTATGATAGAACAAACAATTAATAATAAAACAAAAACAGATAAATATTAAAAATTACAAATAATATTATGATAATTAATTTATAAAAATGAAAAATTAAATTAAAAAAACAGATAAATATCAAAAATATAATGTTTTCGTTTAGACTAGACGACTCATAGAAGAACTTAAATAATACATAATTAGGCGGATGATGTGATAGAGCAATTAACAATGAAAACAGATAAATATTAAAAAATAACAACTAATGTTCAAATAATTAATTTGTAAAAACGAATAAAAATTTTATGATTTTTTATTTAAATTAAATAACTTACAAAAGATCTTTAATTATATAATTAGGCGGATGGAGCGATAGAGCAACTAGATGATATATAATTGGGTGGATAGCGTGATAGAGCAATCAAATGACGAATGATTAGGTAAACTACATGATGATATAATTAAACTAGATCATATGATTTTTTAAATAATGATGCGCAACAATATTTTTTATTTTTATTTTTTATTTTTTTAATATATTTATATGCATTTGATTTTTTTGAAAATCTGTTTTCTATGATTAATATTGGCACATCATTATTTAATGTTTTGCAATCTACATCTAAATTATTTTTATCATAAATATTCAAAACATATTTTATGGATTCTTGCGTAGAACATTGGCACACAAAATGAAGAGGTAAATAATTACCATTTTTTGTTTTGCACTCTATGCTTAAATTATGCTCGATATAAATAATAAAAATATATTGAATCATTTCTGGAGTCGAATTTAGACATATGTAATGTATCGGCGAATAACCCCCAATATTGCAACATTCGATGTCCAAATTATTGTTAACATAATGGTTAATTATATGCATTATAATTTCAGGCGTCGATGTTTGACAAATAAAATGTATTAACTTATTTTTATTCTCTAGCTCGTCATTAAAATTTGTGTTTTCTATTAAATAATTTAGTTCATTTAATTTTAGTGCTGAACATATTTTAACGATATCATTTGATTTAATTACACTTAAATCGGTTATTTTATAATATTTAATTTCATCAAATGTTTTTATTTTGCAAACATATTGATTTATTTTTTCCTCGGGTCGCAATGATAGATATTCATTTACAAAATTTTTAACAAAGATATTGCAAGTTATATTTGTACTTCTTAATTCAATGCCAGTACTTGGACTTTTTTTATTTTTTTCAAACCATTCTTCAATTGATTCTCTCTCATATGTAATTCCGTCTTCTGCTATGACAGGATCTTTAAATATTTGCAAAGATATTGGACATAATATATCAATGTCAAATCTTGCCAAATCCATGTTTATAATATCCAGATAAAATATATTGAATTTTAATAAAATAAATATCAGCTATTTGATTTTTAACCATCATAAGTGGTGTCACGTTATCATAATTTAATGTGCGTAAATTTAGTCCATGATGAACATAAAATTTTATTGTATTAATTATTGCATCTGAAATTCCATGTTTACATATAAAATGAATAAGTTCATTTTTATTGTTATTATTTTTATCATCAATATTACAACCACAACATAAGTCAAGTCCGTGATTATAATAATAATAATGTATAATCCAATTTATAATTTCAATATTTTTGATAACTATATACATATGTAGTGAATCGGTCGGGAATTTAATGCACCATATTGTTTAACGTTTAATTTTTTATCCATATAAATTTTAAAAATGCGTTTAATCATGCTTAAATTAGAACAACTATTGCTGATAATATTATGTATCGGCATACAGCGAATACTATTTTGTGCATAGGCGTGTCATATCTATTGTCATAAAATTCAAGACTTAAATTATTTTTTACGTACATGTTTAAAATACGCGTCATTGCATATTTTAAATTGCTTAATTTGTCACACATTATTTGTATCGGATATTGACCACAAGTTATTCTGCAATGTATATTCAATGAACGTTTTTCATATATATAAAATATAATTTACCATTTGTTCATCATAAGTTAAATAAATAAAATGTATGGACCACCAATTATTACCAGTGTTCCATTCTAAATTTAAATTATCTTCTTCATAATAATCTAAAACATGTTCTATTATTTCGTTGCTTGAAAATTTGCAAATATAATATATCGTATTATGTCCATCTATTATGTGCGTGTAGTGGTCCATTGATGACATAATGTATTTAATGTCATTAATTTATAAATTTTTTATATCAAATATTTATTTTAAATTCATGAACATTAATGTATCTTTCACAAATTTTTTCTGGGTGTAAAAATTAAATAATTATGTATAATTATGTATAATTATTTCAATGATAATATACCTCGTTACATATCGATTTAATAATGTTTGAATTGTTATGGGCTTGTTTTATTTGATGCAAACAAAGTGGATATGGTGGATTTTTCATAAATGAAATCATCTATTGCAATGATGAGTTCTCTAAAAATACACTTTGTTATAGGACATAACACGTTATCGCTTATACCTTTAACATGAAAAATTATTTAATATTGTTACCTTATAATGTTACTTTATGAAATCATTATAGCTAATAGACGATTATATTTCTCAATTTTTAGATTAGATTTGTTTAAATATATGATTTAATATGAGCCATTTTTGCATTTGATTATCAAATTTTATCACAAATGTATCAGAAAAAGAATTGCGTCCATTTAAATTAATGAAAGTATTATCTTTTTTTTTTAAACAAAAATTACCTGTTGTATTAATTAATATTTGATTTTTATCATGAAATGGTTGATTTGTTCCAAAAATATTATTTACAGACATATGAGATACATTAATATTATTTAATTCTGTTGTCAACGTATTTATGTTGTCATATTCTTTACCCATATACGAAATAAATGCATTGGTGTAATAATATTGTGAAATTGATGCGTATCCATTAAATTCAATATCATTGTAATATTTTAAACAAAATTCATGACCTATTTTTTTATAATCTACATGTTCCTCACGCGATATAAAGAAACTCATTATATATTATTTAGATAATTATTGTGTATGGATAATTATTTAACGACAAATGTTTTTGCATAATTCGAATATATCCATGTGATTATTTTTATCCGTTAATTTAGTTTTTTTTATATTTTTTTTTATATTTAGTTTTTTTAATTCTTCTCTTTTAATATTTTTAGATTGCTCCTTTTTAATGATAATGATATCTTTTTTACTTAACATATCTTCAAGACAAAGTTTCATGATTTATGATGAAATACACCAATATATTTATGTTAATTTATAATCGCGACCTAATAAAAAATGGTTTAATCGTGCCGATATATTTTTCTTTATCGTTTTGAGTTTTAAATTCATGATTTTTTAAAAAATCATGCGGAATTATTTTTTTATAAATAAAAACTCTGGGTTTATTTTTATATTTTGCATTATCATCTACGATTGGATCGTCACGTATCATATTTATATTTATATTGTCATAATAAATATGTGTCAAAATGTTCAACATATCAATTTTTTATTATGTCCAAAATTATGGTTTGTAATAAAATTGAATCTAATAATACATAATTAAAATATGTCACTGTTCATACAATAATATATATTACAAATGGGAGTTATTTTTGGAAAACAAAATAATATCACATACGGATTAAATTATAACATTGACTTAGAACAAGATGATGTTAATAATATTCATAATGTAGAATGCGATTCTCAAGAATTTGTACGTATCGTAATGATGAAATTAACACAAAATAACGATAATATGTACAAATTTATCGATGATAATTATGGTAAATTTAAATGTGAAATTTATTGTATCGATAAATTAACACGTAATGACCTACATTTAGTCAGCATAAATCATTTATGTTATGGTAAAATTTGTTTAAAAATAACATTAGATGATGTCACGATTATTAATTTTGTTGTCGAAATTAGACAACATTGTGTATATTCAGATGATAACACACTTTGTTATGCTGGAATAAATAATAGTTCAAGTTTTTTGATTAAGGAAGAAACGTATGATGTTCCAAAACAAAAACTATATGGCGGAAATATTAATAACGCGTATAATGAATGTATATTTGTTCATCCATATTTATTTGAAATCGAAAATACTCATTCTGGTTCAATCGTTGTCGATTTTTACACGAACATTAAACATATATCTAATATTGTTAATAATAAATGTAATTTAAGAGAAATATTATGGTTCGTGTCCAATAAAAATAATTGCGATGTGATGTGTGATATAATTAATAATTCAAATTCATCATTGTGTAAATATTTATCAAATTATGAGTTTTTAAATGTGACAAACATATATAATGATGTTTTAGACGAGTCATATAAAATAAATTATGATATTTATTCGGAAAATAATGCTAATTATCATGTGTCAGAAATTGTTTAATTAAATTAGATATTCATTGCAATGCATGAACAAAATAGATATATGCATCTAATAACAATGCATGAATTATTAATTGACGCATCATAATTTTTTTCATACAATTTCCCATTAATGTCATTGTATTTCCATAATCCAATTTTTTCGTTACCGTTAAATTTCCCTTGCGTTTTAATTTTTCCAGTTGGATGCCATGATTTATGTTCTCCGTTTACATTTCCAGAATAAAATGCAGGCTCTATTGTTTTATAATAAAATATACCGTCAGTAAAAATATTATTTAAATTATAGTCATATGTATCATTTTTTATGACATCGTTGACGATAAAATTTATTTTTTTTAAACAATTTATTTTGAGCGATAAATGTGTTTTTGTTGCATTTGGATTATATTTATTGAATATTTTTACAACAAAAAAATTATTTCCTCTAAATAAAGCATGTGATTGATCGCTAATACAATCTCGTTGTTCGTTTGTTGTGGTGTCTGCGTATTTTTTCATTATAATAATATAATTGTTACATGACGTATATACATAATTCGCATCATTTATGTATGCAATGTATAATTTATTTATAGATTCCATGTTATATGTGCTTGCACAATAATAATTAATTTATAGCATAATATTGTAAATTAACGCTTAAATATTTATTTAATCAATTTTTATGATAAAATTACCCAATCATTTATTTCATGTGTATTTATGTTCATAATTTTGTTCATTTTATTATCCATATCTTGGCGTATCAATTGTTCACCATCATACAAAATCCATATTCCTGATTTGAAACCATTTGTATAATCACCTGTCATATATATATTTCCATTGATGTTCCAACGTACATACACACCATTTTTTATACCATTTAGATAATCTACGCATGCCATACGTAAACCATTATTATACCAATATGAACGCGTTCCTGTTAGTGATGAGTCATTATATAAAAAATATGCACGCTGAAAAACGTTATAATACGTGATAATAAAAGTTAATTCAGTTGAAACTTTTTCATTTATTGAATATATTACGGTATCGTTATGTGTACTTCCGTCAATAGTTTGTTTAATTTCGCCAGTTATTTTATTAAATATTTTTTTAACAATGAAATGATTTCCTTTATACGATGCATATAATTTATTTTTAATGTCATCACGATGTTCATTTGTTATGGTGTCATTCGTTTTTTGTAAAATAACGATCCATATTTTTTGAGCAACAGTAAATACATATTGTGGGTCATTTATAAATTCGTTATATGTTTCTAATATTTTATTCATTAGGATGTTATTGTTATATGAGTTTATGTTATTTTCAATCATAATAATTGAATATCATAATATTCTGAAAAATGTGCGAAATGTACAATAACAATAATAGCACTGTGACAATTGATAAACATGGCAGCGCTGGAACAAACCGATGACGATGTGGATATAAAAATAAAATTACCTAACAATGAATGGGTACCTGCTCGCAATTATCAAACGGAAGCATTTTTAAATTTTAAGCGTGACTCATCAAATGGAATTTGTGCTTATGATTATAATAATGGACATGGTGTAACATTTACAATTAAACGTACTGGTGATGAACACCATGGAGGTATTCATATTATTCGAGATGATGGAACGACACTTCCAATTGCTGATTTTGATGACGTAAAAGTTTTCATATTGGATTACGCAGTTGTTGGATGGTATGGTACACGTAATTACCAAACATGGGCGTATTATGATTTTATTTACGGTACAGACCATGTTCGCAAATATAAATCAAGAGGAACATATGGTCACAATGGTCACGTTGAAATTCCAATAAACGGGTTGCAGCCAGGAATTATATTTTTGATGTCACGAAATGATAACGGCACTATATTTTATGAAAGAAATGATGCCATGAGAACAAAAGTAAGAATAAGTGATAATAAACATGCACGACGAGGATATTTTGCATTTTATCGTAGAATGACCGACGATTTTGGACCAATTGTTATACATAATAATGTAAATGTTCAGAACACAATTAATGCACATTTATTAATACCATCTGACGTACAAGTCAGTGTTACGTTGAATGAAAATGACATGTGTGTGATATGCAACAACAATACACAAAATATACAATTTTTACCGTGTAATCATACACACACATGTTCACAATGTTACGTACAACTAACTAAACCACTAGAATGTCCAATATGTAAACAACATATTAGTAGTATCGTAAAATATACGTTAACCTAATTATAAATTAATTTATTTTTGTTAAACGATTATGGACAAATTTAATTTTCATTATAAATGCTTGGTGTCATACCTTGCATGATTAAAAATTTAATCATATCGTCATACGTAATTGACATAAGCGCGTCATTGCGGAGAGCATAAAAATTTACATATTCGCATAATTCTAGTTTATTATCAACAATGACCGTTACATTTTCGTGATTAATGAAAGTTCCAAATAATGATGGACATTTAATTGTTTTTTCAAGTTCATCTTTGTTTGCAAATTTTAACGTTTTTAGTCCTAATTTTTTTTGAATCATTTTTGCATTCACATTTATGTCATTTGGTGTGACAAATAAATAGTACTTATCATCTGACTTAAATAATATCGATTTACAAAATACACCTCTAATATTTGATTGTAAATTGATGTCAGTTTCAAAATTTGGTTTATGATACGTCGTAACGTGTGATATATTATGAGTTTTTAAAAAAGTTTCTAACGCTAGTTCGTCAACAGTTTTTTCTTTAGTGTAAATAGTTGATAAATCCATTTTAGTTTTGTCATAAAATGTCATTAATTCGTTTTGAGTGATTGAGTTTCTTTTTTGTTGATGTTCTTCGATTATAGGAATTAATTTATCAGTCAATAATGTTTTTGTATCACCACAAGTCAAAATACCTTTCTTAAAATCATCACATATTTTATTATAAACATCATCATCATATTCAAAATATTTAAGATATTTGCATGAAATATCGATATCTGGATTGCCTCCAAATTGTTTATGTTGTTCTAATGAACCATCTCCGCCTCCACCAGAAAATGCATATTTTTTAATTTTGTCCCGCAATACTGTTGATGTGTCAGTTAAAAATAATGTTGATTCTTGTCCAACAGAAGAACTCATTTTTCCTGGTCCTGTTAATGGATCGAGAAATGTCGACATAATACTGCATGGTTTAATTAATTTCATTTTAGAAGCAATGTCACGTGCTAACCTAAAATATGGATCCTGATCTATCGCATATACAACCATACAATTTGCAGGACGTCCGTTGAAAATATGAGGAAATGCTTGCGAAAATGCTGCAATGGATTGATATATTGGCCACATATACATACCTGATGTCGCAGTTTCATCAAAACCAAAAATTTTGCCGATAGTTTTTTGTTTCGTAAATTTGGCAACATCTGTAGCAAATGTTTCATATTCTTGTGTCTGAAAACGATAATCTCTGTTTGAGAATATAAAAGTTTTTTTAGGATTAAAACCAAAAGCAATGATATCTTTTGCATTTTCAAATCCTAAACGATATATTTCTTTGAACGGAATATCCTTAAACCAATATTTTTCATCATCCGCCATTTGAATAACAAGTGGACAATCAAATGTATCCTGCATATATTTGGTAAACATAAATGGTATCATATGTCCAGTATGTAATGATTCAGAAGTTGGTCCGCGTCCTGTGTATAAAAATACAGGTTCGCCATTTTCATATGCCGTCAAAAAATCATCAAGTGCTCTGTGTGAAAAAAATATCCCTCTCTTAATCCATGGGTGTGCTTGTTTTTTAGTTATTCTCTCAAAACGTTCAATTAAATCGTCACCAATCAATTGAGTTCCAAATTCTTCCGTCAATTTTGCATAATTAATTTTACAGTCTGTTTCAACTTTCCATGGTGTAACTACTGTTGTTTCTTTTCCATTAATAGCCTCACTTATTTTTTCATCGTTCGCGCTAGTAGATTCCATTATATAATTATTATTTGTTTTATTATATAATTTAGCACATTTAATATCATATATTTATTTTTCAATTTTTTATCATAAAAATGACAATATACCAATAAAATAATAAATTTATGTATAGTGATTATTTAATACAACATAAAATAATCATATATGCCATGATTATTGGAAAAAATAATTGTGTTATGTTTGGTACACTTATATGTTCGTCAAAAAACATAAATTTAAATATGACCATCCACATAAATAATATCATGAATAATGCAAATCCGTCAACACTAATCATCATCCATTTATGGTTATTTTTTTGCAATATCGTCCTGTGGGTATTATACATATTACTTTTATTAATTTATTGTTAAAATATACATATCAACAATAAATAAATCAATTTTTTTGATAATTTTACCAAACAAACCATAGAGTACCCATAAATGAAGAATAAAATGAACATGTCATAATAAGCGCACTTTCGGTTGTCATTGATGTTGTCATCATGATCGCGTAAAATATCATAAAAAATATAGCACACATAATCAAAATATATGCAATACATTCCATGGTCATTATAATTAATTCATAATTTTTATTTTTTAATTTAGTAAATTTAATGATAGATTTTCCGGTTGCATTGATTAAATCATTTAAAAATTTGCGTGCAGTTGTTCCACCCGTTCCCTCACTTTTTTCACCCGTAAATTTAATAATATATTCTTGAACTAAACCAAAATGTGAACTTCTAAATTTTTTTAGGTCAATGACAGTATCATTATATGCATTTATAAGATCATCTGAACCTGTTTCTTTCACGTAAGAATTAATATTTTTATTTTTTGCATAATTTTGCAACAGCTCAATTGTAAGTTTGTGTGAAGATGGCATATAATTTCTCATATTTTCAAGAAATTTAATTGAATATGCACAACCAATCGGTTCTGCGTGTAAAAAACTGTCAATACATTGAATCAATGATGATTGTGCTGCCGAACCTCCATCAAAATTTTCAATTACAATGTCAGTTTCATCAATGGACAATCCGTCTGGAAATTTTGTTTTTTTGTATCCATTTAAAAAAATTCTGTTCTGGAAAAAGAAAATTTCAGGATTACAATTTGAATACATTTTGTTGACAAGTCGCATCATTTTTTTTAATGCGCTGGACATTTTAGTTAATTCATCGAGAATAGATTCATTGTTGTCATTTGAATTCATAAAATTATTCATCAAATTAATTCCGAGCATTGTATCATACCCATAATGTTCAATAGCAATCATTACGAGGTAAAACCATTTTTCGTCAGTTGTGTTTGTCATGCTATGTTTGACCATTAAATTACCCAAATTGATATCACAATTTTGTTCTTTTAATTCTTCAATAGTTGGCTCGTAAGTAAACGGTTCATTTTTATTAATAAATTTCCAATTGTACAAATCAACCGTTGCATGAGTTAAAATAGGTACAATACCTATATTTTTAGATGCAGTGTAGTGAGGAACACCAAATGCCTTTGGAATTGATGTGCAATTATTATCTTCACCATTGCACCAAATATATTTACTTATCATAATTCCAACAGTTGAATAAATATATTTTTGCATATCAAGATCATAATTTTCAATTTCTTCATAATTAATGTCATTGAATTTTCCAGTTTTTACATTTTCGTCAACATAATCTTTAAAATTATCAACATTGTGCATATTCATTAAAATTACATGAAGGCTTTTTAAATTTTCAGGATATTCATCAACCGTTATTTCAGTTAAAAATCCATATCGTCCAATATCATGTTTTTTTAAATCAATCACGTGTGACGATGTATGTTGAGTTGTCATATTATTGTAAAAACTTGTATTAATATTAGTATTTGTATTAGTATTAATTTGTATGATATATGCGTTGACACATATTTTTTCAATTTTTTGCACATTAATTATCGTATACTATTATTGGTAATATATTGACTAACCAAATGTGTTTTCGTTTGTTATAGTTGCTCGCAAAAACCCATCTTCCGAACTATAATTATCATATATGTTACTCATTTTTTGTGTTTGATATGGTAAATTATCTCCAAAAAACATAAATATTGCAGTTGATGAAGATAATTTAAGTTTATTTCTTATCACATATAAAAATTGACCATATGTTAAATCACGTGGAACTAAATATTTAAACTTCGTTAAATTTATTTTACAATCTTTATGTAGCGCAACGACTACAGGAATTCTATCTGGATGTTTAATTTGTATTTGTTTAATTTCGTCACAAAATTTATTATTTAGTTTTTGAACGTTAGACATGATTATATATAACTACACGACAATAAATGTTATATTATTTTTTATTTGAATAGTAACCGTATAATTTATTTATATCAGTTACCGACAATTTTGTAGAGTTTTTATATTTCAATATTTCGTCGTTTGGCATTATCACTATCGAAATATATTATAGCTTTATTAACGATAGATAAACATATGGATGTTAAATCATGAATTTGTTTATTCGTTATTTTTGAATCATATAAAGAACCAATAATTGTATTTCTATATTTTGGTATTTTATTTGGATTTTTAAGGTATCTATATTTTTTAAATAAATATTCTGGATATTTTAATGATAATCCAACATGTGGACCATTAAATATAAAATCATTATTATTATTCCACGTATTTATTTTTATGTGAACACAAATTTTGTCATTAAAAATATTATAGTCATCAAATTTATCAACCAGACCTGAAATATAAGTTGCGTTATTTTTTTTATCATATAGTCAACAATTCTACACGGAACAATAATTAATTTACATGTCGTCACATTCTTTATGGTTCTCGTTAATATGCCGCCATATATTATATTATTATCACTGATTGTCATATCTAGTCCTTTATATGTTCCATTTTTAAGAGTTCCATTATTATATTTATGAAAATACCACTGTTGATTAGTCAAATGTTCTTTGTTTTTAGAATGATAATAAAATTCAATTTCTTCTATCATATGTTCATCTCCGTTTATTATTGACCTAAATTTATTTAATATATGATTCCATGCTAATTCAATGTCTGTTATTTTATGTTTACGTTATGTGTAATAATTAAGTGTAAAAAATTAATTTGACATAACTTGACCTTCACCTGATAAATTTATTTTTTGTGTTTGAGAATAAATTAAATGTGTCGTCTGCTATATTTTTCATTTTTATAAAAAATTATACAGTTAAAAGAGTAATCGTATGAACATTTTTATCTTTTTTGTTAAGTGTTTTTTTTCCTTCTACTTCATGTCCTTTTATGCCATATACTATCAACGAATATATATATTGTACATTTTTATTTTCAGACGTTGTCATTTTATTAAAAATCATTATTTTTGTTGAAGTGTGTTGACATGAACCAATAATTTTATAATTCTCAATCCCATCATTTTCTAAATTTATGCTGAACAAATATATTTCAATATTATGATGTTTTAATTTTTTTTTTAAATTTTTATTATTTTTATATATTGATAGTGGATTATGTTTTTTTATATATTCATAATATATATTGATTATATCCGTAATATTTGGTTTATTTAGTGCATGATTTATTATGCTTATCCGTTTGATTTTTTTAAAAATTATATTTGTTATGCATTTATCCATATCATAAAAATAATCTTTTGTACCTGCGGTTTCATTCGTACAACTTAACATTAATAAATTTTTTGATGTTTTTGGAATATTTAAAACTCCAATTTTTGTGGCATTGTCACAAGAACTTCCAATTCTGTCGATTATTTTTAAAAACAATCTACTTTTATCTAAATTGTAGATTACGAAACAAATATTCATATCTTTCATAAAATCATTGAACGTATATTTTGTGTTATTTTTATTTTTTTCTGTTAGAACACACGCATCATACACACGTTTATTCTCGCGATTGCTTTTAAAATGATGACACATTATATCAAACATATTTTGGGACAGATTATTGTATGTATTTTTATCGTCATATACGTAATACTGCATCGTATTTATGTTAAATTAAAGTATAAATTACATAACATTATATTTCATCGTAAATAAAATAAGCATATTATACTGTTTATGTTTCAATTTTTGTTATTCATAACGGTCAACCTTGGGTATCGCTTATAATAGTCAACCTTTGGTATCGCTTATAATAGTCAACCTTTGGTATTATAAATTAGTATTTCGTTTCATTAAATCAACAATATTAATTATCTTTTTATTTTTATTTATAAATTTTAGTTTAACGTTTTTATTAATTGCATAATTTATTACTTCTCGTGTTGAATGTCGGCATATATAATGTAACATTGTATATCCATTAAAATCACATACGTTCATATCATAATTATCTTCATGACATTTTTTAATCATGCGAATAATAACGTCGGGCGTTTGACACGTAGCACATATGTGTAACATATTCCATTTATAGCATGCACTAGGTGGGAAAATTATTTTATTTTTTTCATAATAATCAATGACCATGTGTGAAATTTCAGATGTAGAATATCTAAATATGTAATGTATTACTGCCCATCCATTAATATTTGTGTGCTGTAAATTTAAATTATTGTCAATATAAAAATTAATTATATATTTTTTCACGTTATCATTTGAATATTTACAAACAAAATGTATTAATAATTTATCGTCACGCAATGGTTCATTATAGTTAGTATTTAATAACATAAATTTTAAATCGTCAACGGTCAATAATCGTGTAATTTTGCGCAAATTTAAAAGAGTTATGTCGTTAAGGTTATTTATATTTAATAGCTTAAATTGTTCAAATGATGTTATGTCGTAATTATACTGTTCACATAATTTATCAGGATTTTTATTTAAATAATTTGTCACGATATTTTTTTTATTAATGTTTATTATTATTCTTGTATCAACTTCTTCAGAAGTCATTGGACTTTTTTTACTTTTTTTAAACCATTGATTGATTGCTTCTTGTTCATATACAAATCCATCAACAGCTGTTACTGGACGTTTAAATATTTGACGCGTTATTGGACATAATAATTCGTCATTTATATCACATGTGTTATAATTATTATAATTCGCACATACAATGTTCATATATTATACTTATATGTTCATGTAAAGTTGCTCTTAATAAATAAATTAATAAATATTTTCAATTTTTGTCAAATAAATGCAAATTAAAAAAATTGAAAATATTTTTATTAAAACTTTATTTTCATATTAAACGATAAAATAATAAATTGATATACAAATAATGGAGTTAATTTGTCCATTGACTAAATGTATTTTTAAAGAACCCGTTACTGCATCGGATGGTTTTGTATACGAAAAAAAAGCAATTGATGAATGGTTTAATACAAGCGATTTAAGTCCAACTCTAAATATACAATTATGCGATAAATCATTAATTCCCAACATGATGATTAAATATAAGGTTAAGTCATACATTAAACAAAATCCAGAAAAAATAGCATTACAATATGAATATGAATTATGTACATTTGAACAGTTTAAATTATTGGAAAAAAAAAATTTGTTGGATATTTCTGAACATAATTTAATTTTAATATTTACATTGTTAACAATAAACGATCTTGATTATATGCTTTCTGTAATAGATGATGTGGAACAATCACTACATAACGGTAATAAAATTATTCATTATGTATGCAAATATTCGTGCGACGATATTGTAAATTATATGATCAATTATTACATCACAAATAAAAATGACACAGATATAACTTGCGTAAATAATTTTAATGTAAGTCCAATACATATTATATGCGGAAGGAATTCATTTGATAATGTTCGTAAAATAATACATTTTTATAATACACATCATCTAGATATTAACTGCAAAACAAATATTTTGTGGACCCCACTTAATTACATATGTAAATATGGAAATCGTGATGCATTTAATTATATAATATCAAACGGTGCAAATATGACACATGTAACACTGCATGGTGAAAATATATGTGACCATTTAAATAAAAATTTAAATATTGAATAACATCAATTATTTTATATTAATTATAACACTTAGGACATTAATAATATGCGTTAATAAATACACATGACAAATTATAATAATATTGATGTACATATGGATTTAACCGACGATGATACAACTCAACTAAATTTTAATAATAAATGCCATAATACGTTTCAGGTGAACGATATTTATAATGATAATCAATTTGATGCAATTAAATTGAATGAATACATTGACAAAAAAATGTTAGCGCTAAATAAATTAAAATATAAAAATCATGCAAAAAAAATTAAAAATAAATTCAAAAAATATAAAATCAAAAAGAAAATATACATAAAAAAATTAAAAAATAAATTAAAAAATATTAAAATAGATCATAAGACATTATTTAATAATTGTGTGACGCGTAAAAATATTAAAGTTGATGATGTATGCCTGACTAAAGATAATTTGGATAAAGATATGGATAACTATAATTTGGAAAAATATAATTTGGATAAAGATATGGATGACTATAATTTGGAAAAATATAATTTAGATAAAGATATGGATGACTATAATTTGGAAAAATATAATTATTACAATGGTTTGTCGATCAGTAAAAATAATTAACGTTACGATAAATATAATAATTTAATAATAATGTTCAAAAAATTGAAACATAATTGAATATGTCAGAATTTGAATTTAGCGATCGGTATCATAATGACCAAAATTATATTAAAAGTCGTGACAATATAATACATGAAGTAATTTGTTTCGATGTGGAAGAAAATAAATTAACAAAATTTATTATGAAAAAACAAAAATATTTGATAATTTAGAAAAAATTAATAATGCATTTATCTGATGATAAAAGTATATTTATGGATGTGAAAAGAAAAAACTTACAGGAAATGATTCTGATGGTGAAAGTAAATCAACTCGTGCAAATTATAAAAAAAATTAGATAAAAAAAAATTATAAAATTAAATATACATTGCGCAATGATAATCACAATAATTCTTCTGATGATGCTTCTGATGATGATTCTGATGATGATTCTGATGATGATTCCAATGATGATGACTCTAGGTGATAATGACTCCAGTGATGATAATTCCAATGATGATGACTCTAGTGATAATGACTCCAGTGATAATGACTCCAGTGATGATGATTCTGATGATGATTTTGATGATGACTCTAGTTATGATGATTATTATAAATTAAACGTAACGAAAAGCTTTAAAATGTTTGAAAATATAGTAAGAATCATGATAATGCTTTGTATAATGAAATAAATGTTTGAATAATAAAAATATTAAAAATATTAAGAAAACATAGCAAAAGAAAATCACGAGAAAAATATCCATACGATGAAGAACATGGAGATGAACCAATTGTGATGACAAAAGATGATTTAGATAAAGAAATGGATGAATATTGGGAATTAAAAATTATTTGATTAATTATAATGACATAATTGATCTTCCTAAAAATACGGATAATAAAATATGCACATAATCTAAAAAACAAATTAATTACGACGAATATTGCATAGTATAAATTAAAAGCTTTTGTGAACTACATTTATTGATTCGCGAGTTATTTCAATTACAATATATTCACAATAATTAGGAATATATTTATGTGGATTTGTATTATTTAAATCAAATGTATACGTCGAATCGATATATGTTAACATCGAATTTATTATTCCCCCATGCGTCACACAAATATATTCTTTATTGTCGTCGATATGTATATTTTTTTGAATATCCATGAGATATTTTTTTGTTCTCCCATGAACTGAATTCCAATTTTCGAGAGGTTTATCAGAGTTCCAACAAAGCAAACGTTTTAATGGTTCTCCTATACATTCTTTTTGAGACTCGTGAAACATAACTTCTTCTATTTGGTTTTCAGTTATAATAGGCACATTTAAATCATAATGTGCACTTATACATTGTGCTGTCTCGATTGTTCGTCTATATGGTGACGTTATAATATAGATTGGATTTAAAATTAATTTTTTGATGTCATTTATTTTTTCGTCAATAATATTAATGCCTTCTTGTGATATGTTACAATCAACAGGTTGAATATCTCGTGTACTGTGGCGGCATATTAAAATTTTATGCATTGTTTTAGTTATTTTTAGTTTCATGTTGAAAATTTTTAATTTAACAATAATAATTTCAATATTTATTTGGATTCATAATTTCTGTTCACGTTTTCATTTGCACACTGGCAATACATTTTTTCATAATTTAAATTATGTTGTTCGGCATGTGTTTTACAACAAATGTCATTATGTGTTCTATTTAATGGCATTGATAATTGTTTATCATTCCACGATTTACACAACATTTTTTCGCATGCAAAACACCAATCTTTTCCGCATCCAGTCCAATCATGTCCATTTTCAGGATATCCACATATGACATATTTAGAATTTTTTGAGAATACATTTAAATGATTACAGTGGGGACATTTTTTAATAGAATCATCGTTTTTCACGATTTTTTCGCGCGATTCTTTTGATTTAATAAATTCGGGTCGGCATTGTTTTTTATCGGCTATTCTCATTAATGTTTTAACATGAGTGTTATCTAATTTTTTTTTTATATCTTCAATTGCGTCATGAACATCTTCTTTATATTTATATGTTGTGATATTTGAAATTAATGATATAAATGTTATGTTATCTATCAATAAGTTATTAAATTTTTGTGAATTTATTATGCTCATTACAATTGTATGTTCAATTTTATTTAATTTCGCGTTATTGCATAAATATAATGCATCTTCATATGTGTTGCATCCTGCCAATATATATTTGAAATTATTATAAACAACGTGTGATTTATTATCACTATTGCTTAACATTATTATAATATTTATGGATGTATTTTTAAGTGTATAAAAATATGCTTTTATTAACATATAAAAATAATAATTTTATGTTTAATATGTCTTTCTCTTTTATGATTTTTTTATATGTGAACATTATTAAAGTTAATGAGTTCTGATTGTTTATTCGTAAAATCGTCAAAATGTCCATCATCTAAGTCATCTAAGTCATCTAAGTCATCTAAATCGTCAAAATGTTCATCATCCAAATCATCCAAATGTTGTAATACTAACGTAATTAAAATAGAACATGTTGAATGTCCAATTACGTCACCATCATGTTCCACAACTACAAAACCGCCATGCGAAGAAGAAGATGAAGTTGATGAAGATGAAGATGAAGATGAAGATGAAGATGAAGATGAAGATGAAATGAATGTTGAAGAAGAAATTGGCGATATAAAAAATGATATTTATACAATTTTACAAACATTACAAACATCTTCAACTGAGACATGTGAATTAAAAAAAAAAGTATGCAAAATGCAATGTGAACTTGATAAAATAAATGCCAAAAATTGTAAACTTGAAAAAAAAGTTAACTTATTGACTGCACAAGTTGCATCATTATTAAATTGTGATAATAATGAAATTAGTGAGTCAGATTGTAATTATTATAAGCATAACAATAACACTGTATGTAATAGTAATATTATTGAATGTGGTGGCGTTGGTTCATGTGAACATAAAATTAATTCATTTATGGAAACAGTTGATGCAAAAATAAAATTAATTATGAATGAAATAAATCAAACTAAAAAAATATTATTATTGCGCACTAAATAAATTTATTTTTTCTTTTTTTTAGATTTTTGTTTTTTCTTGGATGCTGATTCTTCCGCAATTAATTCTGCAGCCATTTTATCAGCGAATTCACTTGCCTCGAGTTCATTTATGACGCTTTGTGTTTTTTCCATGCTGATGGGTTTACTCGGCATCACATGTGATTTGCCCAATGGTGTGTTGACATAATTTTTTTGTTTTGCATTAGCATTAATTGTATTAACAGAGTCATTATTTGTGTCTGATGTGTTTAAATTTTTTTCAGATGATTCACTAATTTTTTGCAATTGTTCTTGCATATTTGTCATTTTTTCTTGCATATTTGTCATTTTTTCTTGCATATTTGTCATTTTTTTTTCACGAAAAACTTTACTTTCCCGTTGCATTTTTTTTTGTTTCATTGTTGACTTAAATCTTTCGCGAACATTTTCAATATTATTTTCTTCGACTGTATTTAATTTTGTGTCGGATATTCCTTGTTGAAGCTGTTGAAATTTTGCAATTTGTTTAAATAATTTATTTCGTTTATCTTCGGGCATTTGTAAAATGGCTTTACGTAAATCTTCAGGATCGGTAGTAATTTCAGGTTCAACTTCATCATCAGTTTCATGTTTTGTCATCATATTTAGTTTTTCATCGTCATAATCTTTTGCGTCAGCTATACTTGTTGTTCTTAACGCATTATCATGTTTTGGTGATATTGTATCTATAACATCGTCAACGTATGGTGGTTTTTCAAGAATGGAAAGTTCGTGTTCGTTATCATCAGTGGGCATATCGATTATATCAAAACTCTCGGTGCTAGCAGTTTTTTTTAAATAATCGTTTGTATCATTTGTATTGTCCATTATTATATTATCTATGTTTATTGTTATGTTTTTATATCAATAAATATTTTTGTTGTTAAAATTTCAATTTTTTGTATGTCATGTTAGCATATGTCTAATTTCCGTCTATACCAACTGACCAAATTATTGGTTCATCGCGAAAATATTTTTGGTAAAAATTTATGATATCTTGTTTTGTCACTGTGCCGTACATCTTATTTTCACGTTCACGTAAATCAAAAATATCATGCCCCTTACCTATAACAGTCATATAATATATTTCTTCATCCAAAAAACTTTCATGGTCTTTGCTTAACGGTGCCCTTAATGATTCGACCGAATTATTATATTCTTCATCTGTCACGTCATTTAAAATATTTAAGCATCCTTTATTTTTATAATCTTCACCCTTTAAAAAAGCATCAATACGGTTAAATAATTGTTCTGATTTTGTGTGAGACGATTGAACTAAAAATCCATACGACATAACTGGACGCGCATTATGTCCACATACTTTTGGAAGTGCTTTCGTAATGTAACCAAGTTGTTCTATTGTTCGTAATTGGTCAAAATATATCCTACTTATCAAAGAATCTAATATATTTACCACGCAAATATAATATAGCCAATTATCTTTTTCAATTTGTAATTCATTAATATTATATGTTATTTCGCAAATTTTATAGCCGCGAAATACGGCTGAATTTGTTTCTTTACTATTATATGCTTCACTTATTGTTTCAAATGTTTTTTCTGAATTAATTTTTAATAATTTTGGATCTTTTGGTTGCATATGTTCAGAAACAAAAATAGTAAAATTATTTGATAACATAACAGCATCGTCAAGTGTCACATTTCCGAGAACAATAGTTTTAACGTTAGTTTTAGTTTCATTAAGTATAATAGATGGTACATTAATTACTTGTTCAAACGTAATCGATTTTAGCATTTTAAGTTTTTCATCTCTTGATTTATGCATTGGTTTTATTTGTTTGTTTAATAATTCAAAAATGTTGCTGTATGGTTCTAAAAATATTTCATTTAATAATTGCCGCACATATGTTTCTTTTATGTGCTCAAATAATGTTTTGTCAAATGACGGATTGATAAATTTGTCGATTAATGTTTTAACAACAATGTTTAATTTATCATTAAATCCAGAACAGTTAAATATTAATTTATTTTCTGATATGTATGCTGAAACTGAATATGATGCTAAATTAAACATATATAATATGTCGTTTATTGATTTTAAAAAACATCCAATATATATATTAGCTACCATAATGTTAGTAGTTCCTTTTTCTGTGAGCATATCAAGCCAATCTGTTTCAATTATACATGTTAGTGCTGATTGCGACATTATTTTTCGTTGTTCACTGTGCGGTTTGTAGTAAACGGATATTCCATGCGATTTTATAATTGATGTATATTTTTGACTAAAATCTTTATTTTTTATCTTAAAATCAGTCGCAATAAATGCATTGACTAGTGGCACTTTCATTTGTTCATTTTTATCACAAATAATATCATTTTGTAACATATGTATTGTTTTTTCATCAAGAGTATCAATTAATTTTGTTTTATCATCTGATTTTATTTCTTCGTCGACATTAAATGCCCTATGTATTTTACTTAGCATATCTATGTATATATTTGTCGATTTTGTATATTCGATGCCGTAATATTTTTCGACGGATTTCGTACAATTTTTAAATATATGTGAACTGGCGATTACATTGATTCGTTGAGTATTCATAGTATCCAATATTTTAATAATTTTATTTTTTAGTTCGTTTGTAAAATCATGCAAAATAGCTTCGCGAATTACAATATTTTGTATCGGTTCATTTTGAACATTTAGTGCATAATTTGCTACTGCTGATAAAATTGATGAACAATCAATTCCGTCAACTTTATCCTGTTGTACAAAATCATTTATTTTTGTTATGGCATATTCATCATATAATTCCTTTTTTATTCCATTATTTTTTATAATTTCAATAAATTCCATCGTTAATTTAATTATTTCTGTCACATGTTTTTTACCGGTTGGAGAAATTTTTATTTTTATTTCAAACAAAAAATTATTACCAACAGGCTCATGATAAAATACACTAATATTATCAATCCAAAGTTTTTTTCGTAAAATGTAGATCAAAGTATCTTGTCCTTCGTGTCCTAACATATGTGAAATAAAATTATACGTATTTATTTGTTCATGAACATATGGAATTTCCCACAATAATCTCACAATATCTTCATCTTTTATGGGAACCATTTCAATGTAGTTATTGTTGCATTCAAGTAATACATCATAAGCATATTCTTTATTTATTTTGTGCCGAATATTGTTATTTGGCACTTGGTTAAATATGTTGGTCACGTAATTATTCCACGTACACACGTCATCAATTGTATGGTCATGTATAACATCATTAAACTTACGATTTGATACTATAACTAGCGTCATTATATCGGATGAATAATATGTATCATAAAATATTTTAAGATGTTTATGTAAATTTTTAACGTCAAATGTTTCTAAATTTCCTGTGCTAAAAGTTGAAAACGGCATTTTGCTTTTTCCTATAAAATGTGTCATCTCTTGATGTCTCCACACGTCATTTAATATATTTTTATCATGTTCAGAATCCACTGCATTTTTTTCTTTGTCGATACATGATTTATCTAACAATGGATCTATAAAAAAACGCGAAAATACATCAAGAGTATCCAATAAATGTTCATTAGCGACATCAAAATAATAATTTGTGTGATTATGTGCAGTGTATGCATTTGATATTCCGCCATATTCTGATATTTTTTTACTGTAATAATCAACATCTTTATATTTTGAGCTTCCCATAAATAACATATGTTCTAACAAATGAGCCATTCCTTTTATTTTTCCATCAGAAAAATGTCCAACACCTGCAACCATAGATGCTGCTGATTTTACGGCATTTTTATCATGTACCCATATTATCCGCATGCCATTATCTAATTCTTTAGTCAAATAATTACGGTCGTCATAATTTGATTTAAGAATGGTCTCATTTTTTGTTAAATTATTAGACAGTTGTGAAAGTAGTTCCATTATTATGATATTTTATTATCTTGTGTTTATATGTTTTACTTACAACAAAACAATCTACCAACGACAATATTTTAACGTTGTGTTCATACGTACTTATAAATAAAATATCACATATATTAATAATATATGGAGGAACATAATATTGATGATACGCATACAAAAATTAATGATGTCAATGACGCAATAACAGAGATGAATAATATCATAACAAAAATTAATAACAACAAATATAATTTAATTTTTGATTTAGTTGTTGCTATGTTCAAACCGTTCACAACGCAAAAATTTAAATATTTAACACAAATACACAAAATATCTCAAGACGATTTAATAAAACATAAAAATCATTGCGACACTGTTATAATTTTATTTTATGACAGATTAATAGTCAACTCATTAATTAATGAAGACGACAATGTAAACATAAAGACCTCAACTTTTTTAAATAAAATATTAAAAAAAATAAACATGAGGCTAAAATCAACGTCGATACTTAATAAAAAATATTATTCAGTAGTATAGTTACACATTTTTAATGTGTTTATTTATGTATGATACATAATATTCAAAAAAATTGAAATATAAATTATTGAAAATTATAAATATATTTCATTAACAATAAATATAATGATAAATAAATTTTTGGCAGATATAAATAATTCAGATGATATTAAACCGCATTATGACGAGGCAATAAATACTGGACATTCGTACACAAAAATAAATGTTTATGACCCAAAATGCATATCACCTCTGCATAAATATTGGTTCTTTTTAGAGACATCAAAAATAATCAGTGTAAAAAAAACAAAAAATACTACAGTTAGATTAGCATTATCTATGGACCATAATATAAAATTAATAAAATTCATGTCTAACTTAGAAAATGCGATTTTTTTACATTGCCAGGAAGATTTTAAAGGTGATATAATACTTAAAAAAACAATTCATAAACAAAAAAAATTTCCTCCAACGCTAAACATTAAAATTGCAGATGATATAAATATTTTTAATGATGCCGGAAATAAAATAAACGTCAATAATATTCGAGAGAACGATAACATATCAATATATTTTGAGCTAAAAAATATTTGGATCGATATGAGATCATGTGATTTTTGGTTTAATCTTTGTGCTATCCAAATACAAAAAAAACAATTGATTAATCTTACACAATCATTATTTATCAACGAACATAATGAACAATTAACTGCACATGCAACAAATGTAGCACACATAAACACCGCCCAAAATACAACTTTACATGCACGAAATAATAAACCAAATATTTCATCCCATGCAAATAATAAATCAAATAACGAAACAAGTAATTTTTCACTGAATTTAAATGATATTCTTAATCAACGTTCTAAATTAAAATCCGCTAAAAAAAACACAGATATTGATAAAACTGAAACTCCGCTAAATAAATTTGTGTCAGCCGATGCTTTAGTTGCGCAATTATCAAAATTAAAAAATAGCAAAGAAATTGTCGACAATAATAAAGAAATGGCAAATGATGATAAAAAAATAGAAAATGATAATAAAGAAACATCTGACAATCATAATAAATTAAATGAAAAGAAAAAAAAGAAAAAGAAAAAAATAAATGAAATAAAAGGCAATAATAAATTATCGCCAAATAAAAATATCGTTAAGAAGATTAAAAAAAAGTCTGCGTTGGATAATTAACATTTAACTTCTTCAAACATTAAATTATCATCATTTGAAATAATTAATTTATTTTTTTTTATTTTTTCACCAGTTGGTCTAAAATAAAAATGTCCAGACGTATAAATTAGCAACCGGTACATTAATTTTATATCATCATCACATGACGATACAAATATTAATTCGCTATTATCAGGTTCACCTTCGTATATAAATGTATCATATAACGCAACAAAATCATCAGAATTTATAATTTCAATGTCAATGTTTTGTTTAATGCTTGAGAATATAAATTGATGGTCATCGTAACTAGATTGTAAATTATCTTCTCGATTATTATCATTTTTTATATTTAATAATTTTTTATTTTCAGGATGATATTTATTGTCATCATTAGTATCATCAGGTCCTGAATCTGAAATTACGCACAATTTTGATATTTTTGTTGGACATATGTTACATGTTACGTCACATGAACCATCACATGATAAATCTTGTGCACTATCATTAACATTCGCATAATAATTTTCATCTTTTAGTAGACTTATGTTATTTGTATTATCTATTTCTAATATGTGCATATTATAATTTAGCTCGATAAAAACATTTCCCGTCTTATCAAAAAATATATCGCACGTCTTGTCATTAATATTAATTTTCATTATTGTATTTTAGTATTATGTATAATTTATTTATATTTTAATTATGTTTATAATTCAATTTTTATTAATAATTTATGTCCATTAGTTGTCAACCGTAGTAATTAACACACATCTTGTGGATAATAATTTATCGTGTTATCAATTATGTGTTTCGAATAACACATAACGTTTAATAATTGTACATATTCGTCAGCTCCTTCAATTAATTGTCGTTCGGATACGGATATTTGTATTGTCAATAATGATTTATGTTTATCATCAATATCAGATTCTATTATTTTATTTTTTAACTGCTCATATATATTATTTATCGGATACCCCAATGATTTTATTTGATTTGTTTTTGTTATTATGTCTTTGACCGATGCATTTTTATTTATAATATATGAATCCCACAATTCGTTTATTATTTTTGGCGGCATATAATTTCCGATATCATATGTATTTTCAACGTCAATTGTTTTTAATTTACTCATGTGTTTTAAATTTTGCAATAACATGATACTTCTTCTTACGTCGCCTTTACAAATTTTACTTATAGATTGTATAACGTCATCCGAAAAAAATAAATGTTCACGTTGCGATATTATTTTTAATTTTTGGGTGACGGCATTTTCTTTGACTGGACCAAATCGGAATTTCATACATCTTGATGCAATTGGATCAATTATCTGATTTATGTAATTACAAATGAAACAAAAACGTGTTATACTAGACGTATTTTCCATTACTTTACGTAGTGCTGATTGTGCTTCTGTTGTCATCGAATCAGCTTCATCTAATATTATTATTTTATATGGCGGACTTAAATAATTTGGGTCTGGTGTGCCGATAGCTCTCTTCGCAAAATTAATTATTTTAGATCTAACGACATTAATTCCATTTTCGTCTGATGCATTTAATTCGATGACTCTTTCTTTTATTCGCACTGGTCCAAACAATTCATTTGCTATCGCTAATATTGTCGACGTTTTTCCGGTTCCTGGTGGTCCATGCAATAATAAATGTTGCAAATTTCCAGTTGTCACGATATCATTTAGCACTTTTGTTATGTCGTCTTGTTGAATAATATCTTTTACTTTGTTTGGTCTGTATTTGTCAACCCATGGTATTTTTTTACTTATTTTACCATTATTTTCCGACTTTAAAAGAATTTTTTTTTTATTCATCATCATAATATTATAATCTATTTATTGTTCCATAATAGATATATTTTAAATTGAATTTATTTAAATTTTCAATTTTATTGCATAAATTAAATTATCATAAACAGATGTTCAATTCTATTAATTTCATGGTGTTGTCTGCTGAACTATACAAATCACCAAGTGAACCACTATTGTATATGGTATAATTAACGTCAAATGAATCAAAATTTGATTCTGATTCATGTTGGCATGTATCATTTATTATTACATCGTGACGCTTTACACGTATAATAACGCCATTCATTTCATTTATAAAATCAACTTCATTTTTAAATCGCACATCAGATATAACAAAGTTTTTATTTGCTGATTCTAGTTGCATATTTTTTATTTTTTTTTTTAAACATTCGATCCAAAAATTATCATTAATCCAAGGCATCAATAGTTTTATTTGATTCCTAAATAAATCTGTGCCGACAAATTGCATTATTTCTCTTGGAGTTATTCCCCAATTTTCATCGATGACTTCTTTTAAATTTCCATACAATTGTTCATCAGTGAAACCAAATAATATTTTACATGCATCTTTTAGCGCATTAGCAAAACAAATTTTGACATATCCGTGATTTTCAACTAAATGGTCTGCGAGTGTATCCTTACCATTTCCCTTATTACCAGTTATTCCAATTATTGTCATAGTTAATATTTATTATGTTCGCCTATTTTATTTTTATTTACGACAATTATTATTTCAATTTTTTGCCGTAATATATTTAATAAATTATATATACAATGCATCATTTTATCTCCAAAACGTACAAAGCGTTTTTTTTTAACAAATATAATATTCGTTTAACATATAGAAATGAATATTGATAACATTGATAATTTAGTGAACCAATTGAATGATATCGATGAGTTACCACAAACGTCAAATATAAAATCAGTTCAATTTAGACCACAAAATCTAACTACACAACTGCAAAATCCAACTGTGCAAACTATGCAACCCCAAAATCAAACCATGCAAACTATGCGACCCCAAAATCCAACCATGCAAACTACGCAACCCCAAATTCAAACCATGCAAACTACACAACCCCAAATTCAATCCATGCGACCAATGCAAAATCCAACTATACAATCCATGCAATCTACGCAACCCATGCAATCTACGCAACCCATGCAATCTACGCAATCCATACAACCTACGCAACCCATGCAACCTATGCAAAATTCAGCTATGCAACCGCAATTATCGGAATACATAACCATATTTGGTAAACAAATATCAAAAAAAACACTTTATTTTGGAATATTTTTGATTGCGTTGTTGATAATATTTTATTTCTTTAACAAAAATAAAAAATCTTCAAAAAAAGTAAAAAAAAGTAAAAAACATCGTGATGATAATAAGGAAAAACATGATGAAAAGGAAGAGGAGGATGAGGAAGATGAGGAAGAATAAAATAATGAAGAATAAAATAATGAAGAATAAAATAATTAACTTACAGGACATTGCTGTTGTCCATCATTGTCACGATTGTTATGATTATCATTATCGTCATCGCTATTAATATTTTGTTGAAATTGTTCAATAGGAACACATTCAATATATTCGTGAGATTTATCTTTTAATACATAAGACGAACCTGTTAATAACTGCCATATGCGGTTTTTTGTTGCGGATTCAATTTCAGTGGGATACGTTACATTAATTTTTATATATAGATCACCGTAACCATTTTTTTTAATATGTGGCATTCCTTTACCTTCAACAACTAACACATCGTTGTTTTTAATAATTTTATTGTGCGAAAAATAAATAATCTTTCCGTTTAAAAACGGAATGGACAATTGAAATCCACATAATGATTCAGCCAAAGATATCGTTTTTTCAATTAATAAATCAGCAGGGTCTACTTTTTTATTGCCAATAGAAAACATGTGTTTAAATGTATCGTGGGGCATTTCATTAACGTATACGTTTAAATCTGAACGACTATTAATACTTTTTCTATCATTTATAGGTATTTCATTTCCCTCATTATGCATTGTCACTTGATATTTTATGTATGCACCGCGTGGAATTTTGCACGTAAACTCATATTCGTCAATTAAAATTTTTGTTCCGTCACAATCTTTACATTTAATGAAAGACGAATCTATACCCTTTCCATTACAGTCTTTACATTTTTTTTCTGCACGTTGCATAAATGGACCAACTTTTTGAACTTCAATAATTGAACCATTTCCGTTACATTTATCACACGTGTGATTTACGCCATCATTACTTCCATAACCTTTACAATTTTTGCATAAATTGCCCCGTTTTGTGGTACCTTTTATTGTCTTTCCGCTATATAACTCTTCAAGCGTTAAATTAATAACTGCTTTTACAGGAGGTATTTCGTTATCTTCTTCTTCACCATTAAACATACCACCCATACCACCATTAAACATACCACCATTAAACATACCACCCATACCACCCATCATATTACGCATCATTTCTTGCATCTGTTCTTCATTCATACCATGATGACCATTTTCATCAAGTCCTTTTTTTCCATATTTATCATATACGTCACGCTTTTTGGGATCTGTTAGAACATCTTTTGCTTCTAAAATTTTAGTCATATTAAATGTCGCAACTTTTTCACAATTTGTATTTTTGTCAGGATGCCATTTTCTAGCTAATTTTTTAAATGTTTGTGTAATGTGTTCGGTTGATGCATTTTTATCAACGCCCAAAATTTCGTAATAATCATCAGATTTAATTTGTGTTTTTTGACTATTGTCCATATTATGAATATTTATGTGCCATTACTATAAATATGTTAAATTATAAAAAAAGCACAATATAAATAAAATATGTCATTCAATTTCGTTTAACATTAAATTTTTAAACAAATTATTTTTACCTAAATATGCATTGTCATGACGCGCATTATAATTATTATGCACATCAACATTATAATGCGCATCATGTAACATATCGTCACATGGCACATCATCATGTAACATTTTATCATGATGTGTATCATCCATGTCATCAACATCTTCCATATCATAATCATTTTCATTATATACGCTATTTTTTATACATTTTAATTTATTAAAATTATGAACATCATTATATACCATATTTAAATTATTGTATTTAGAAAGTTCTTGGATGAAACCCTTGACATAATTAAAATTAAAATTACTTTTTGATTGTAAAATTGTATACACGTCATTTATGTTAGGCTTCTTAAAACTTCTGTCGATATCACATTCCATGTGTACTTTTGTTTGAGTATAGTAATTATATGCGTCGTTAAATTTATTTAAATAATTATCAGGAACAAATAAACGTCTATTTTTTTTCGGATAATATCCTTCAGTTAAATGTTTAATAACGCACTCAATTTTAAAATCAAAAATAACAAATTTCATGAATAATTCGTAAGGTTTTATATTTTTAATCGCGTCGCAATAATCACATCCCAATAAGACAGCTAATTTAACAAAATCTGGATATTTCATAATAATTGGTCCCATTTTATTTCGTTGTCTAATCTGCAATATTTTTTTATTTATAGCGCCGATTATTTTTGTTAAATTTAATTCGTCAGCCTCATCATATTTTCCCGAAAAATTACGAAAAAGTTTTGCGCCCCCAAATACAAACATATCAGAATCTTCTCCAATAATTCCTGCAACAGGATTATCACCCATTGTAAGTGCTGCACATTGTGGATCAGCTTCTTCAAGTGATTCTATAATAGGATGACCCATTGCGCGCAATAAATTTTTACATTCGTCAATATATTTTTTTTTTAACACAAAACTTCTTTTAAAATTTTTTATATATTCAGCCGATTCCTTATCACCTATAGAATCACATTTTTGTTTTGATTTATCTCTAGCCAATTTTCTTTTTTCAATTGTGTTATTTTTTAAAGATGTTGAATAATTATCAAAAACCCATATCGGTTTTATGTTGTGACTCATTAAAAATCGTGAATAACACATAATTGCGTATAAATGACTTGTAAATTCTCCACTTTTTGATACTTTATCGTTTCCTTTATTTCTTATGCCGATTATATATTTACATAATACGGATGACACATCGACAACAACCTCTTTTCCACTGATGTCACTCGGTTTTATGATTTTGGTGATTGGTTCGTCAAATTCAATTCCACATTTTTTGCTTAATCCAAGTAGTCCTTGTACTCCCATTTTTATATAAGTTTATGTATTGTTAATTGTCGTACTAAACTACATTCTTAATAAAAAATAAAACTATTAAGAGTATGAAACTATTTAAATTTCAATTTTTTATGTGGTTAACCTTTGGTATTACCATAAGTGGTTAACCTTTGGTATTACCATAAGTGGTTAACCTTTGGTATTACCATAAGTGGTTAACCTTTGGTATTACTATAAGTTGTTAACCTTTGGTAATATTCTTAGATAAATACATAAAATATGACATTATAGTAATAAGCATTATTTTCTTATCCACACATTTTAATATTATGAATTCGTGTTGTATATAGAAATTAATGTGTAATAACGAAACAATAAATATATTACCATCACAATTAACTGTCACTAACACAACCACAGTAAAAATATGCAAACCTTATAAATGTGCAAAATCATTAAGCTCATGCACATATGATTATAATCAATGTTGTGACACGTTATGCATGTCGCAACGAATATTAGTCACCTTGTCGACACCTAAATCATTATGTGAATTTAAAATTGATCAAGATAACGAACCAACAACAAAAATAATTAAATTAGATAAAATGAATTGTCATCATATTACGTCTATGTCACAATATGGAAAATCAATCATTGGAATTAGTGATTATGGATTTAATATTTATATATGTGATCAACATAACGTGACGACACAATTATTTGCACGCGATAATTCTAATTTAGAATGTTCTGTCATTGAATTGCTAAATAAAAAAAATATAGCGGCTACAAATAAAATAAATATTGTTGGTACATACATGAGAGGACATACTTTATTTTTTATTGTTTTTCAATCATGTGGTACGTTACGTGTCATGCATATAATGTCAGTACCAATATGTTATTGCGGATGTGCACCAAAATATGATCAATCAAAAATAGAAATCCATGGAAGCTATGATATGTATAAATTATCGTTGTGTAATAATATATGTAAAAAACACGCAAAAAATATGACCGTTATGAATGTAACCACAGGTCCACACAATGAATTATATATATTGTCATCATATGGAAAAGGTGGATATATATGGAGAATAGAATATTTTCCAAATCTTTCATCATATAGCATCATAATGAAATGTGTTACTCAAAAAATTAATTGCAGTCCTCGAACAATAACATTTGTAAATAATAAATTTATTGTTATCACAAATCCAAATAAATGCGGAGATTTTGTCACAATGTATACATTTATGTAACTTTATGTGCATTAAAAAAAAAAATAATTTATACAATTATTTTTTAATAAATTAATTTATTCGCTTAATATTCAACCGCATTATGACTTTCTGATGTTTTTAGTTCAACATCCATTCCCCAACTTTCTTTTTTTTTAAGATCAATAAGGTCCATTACTAAGTATTTTTCACGTCTACTTGTTGATTCATCATCTTTTATTTTAGTCATAAAATGTAAACATAATTCAGCATTAGAATAGTCTCGTCTAAAATATTCTTTTCCAGATATGTTTATCAACGAACACAATGCATTAATTACATTCGGAGGATTTTTATGAATATTGTTATATAATTCATTAAAACATAATAGCATAACAGAACTTGGCAATATATTTAAATTATATAATTCACCTATCATTCCTGCAAGTCCAAGCAATTTTATTTTATCGACATCATCAATCTTTTCAATATTTTCTTCAAATATTTCTTGACATCTCGTTAATAATATATCTCTAAAATGTATTTTATCTTCATCATTATCTTCATCTTGATTATCATTTTTAAGATGGATGATGTAAAATGTCATCAATTTATGACATAGTTTTGCGTATATTTTTGTAAATTTATGATTTTTTGTCGATTCATCAATAATTATGTCAACTAAGTGTGTCATTTGGTCACGTGTTTGTATTTGTAATTTTAACATAGATGACGCAACAGTATCAACATTTGTTTCACTAACTTTATTTAATAAATCATTCATAGATGAATATAATTTTGTTGATTCCGTTTGATTTAATTTATTAGCCAACAACCAATTTGTTTTTATTGGCGCCTCTCGTTTCCATGTTCCATGATTATTGCGATATTTTTTATTGTTCATATTTTTATCAATGAACGGAATTAATTTTTCGAGTATGTTTTTATTGGTTTCTCGATATTTTAAAATATCGTCCACAACAACATCAACATTGTTTGTATATGTATTCATTGGGTCAATATTTATCATCTATTTATACTCACTTTGCATCTTCTTAAGTATTATAATAATTATTTTTCAAATTTTTAGTGTAAATTAACTACTATTTTTATGTTATTTTTGTAAATTATCAATATAATGATGCAATTTACTATTTTGCAATAAGCGAAGTGATAAATTTTGTTTAATATCGTCATATTTATACCATGATATTGTCCTTTTTATTTGTTCTTCTTTTTCTTCGTCACCAAATATTGACGTATCATTTAAATAATTTTTATTTCCTTCAACCAAGTACATAAAATATTTTGATTGCTTGTTATAAAATGTTGCATAATTATTATCACAAAGTAAATCTGCTATTTTTTCATCGTCTATAATTTTATTTGTTTCGGATGAAGTTTTTCTAATCGCGCAACTAAAAATATCTTTGTCTGTCAAAGATATTTTTCCACCAAAATCATCAAGTTTTGACCAATTTTTGTCATCATATTTAATTAATAACATTTCTACTTTTTTATTTCGCATCCTATAAATTAAACATCCGCATGCAGTTATTGAATTTAGAAACATTTCACTTGTACTATTAACTATTTTTTCTTCATTAATGTTGTCGTAATTGAATATTTTTCGCCTTTGTTTCATTTTTTGTTGCCTTTGGTGGTTAATTTTTTATGTATTACCACATCATTATCTTCATCATCATATTCAATTATAATTTCATTTTTTTTAGGTTGCTCAACCACTAATTGTTTGCCTAAATATGCAAATAATTCCTTACTCTGTATTCTATATGCTATATTTTTTTTATTTGTTTGTAAATCATACCACCCAACGGTTCTCGATATTTTATCAGCCTTTTCAAAGTTACCAAATATATTTGTATCGCTGAAAAAATCGTCATTAACTTTCATTAAATACACATAATATTTCGACGTCTTGTTATAAAAACATATCGAATCATCATTATCGCTTAATATTTTTAATATGATATCCTTTGATATTACATTGTTTGTTTCTTCTGTTGTTTCTCTTATGGCTGCATCAAAAACAGATTTATCCGGCTCATCAATTTTTCCTCCAAAGTCATCAAGTTTTGGCCACCTCGGGTCAGTGTATTTTATCATCAATAATTTAATTTTATTATCAACTATTTTATAAAATAAACATCCTGATGCCGAAATAGAATTATCAAATAATTTTGATTTAGAATTTAAATTATCTACGACTTTACTTTTACTCATATCGTCATAGTTAAATATTCTTCGTCTCATTTTATTTTGCTATAATATTAAATTACTTTGGTTTTAAGTTATTTGATTTTTATTTATGCAATCATATCAGCTCTTACAATACCATGATGTTCATAATTTTTTACCTCAACATCTGATAACTCTAATTCGCTTACGCTTTGTATAGACGTTTTATTTATCGTCATTGATGGATATTTAAGTGGATTCCTTGATAGTTGTGTTAAAACAGAATCAATGTGTGTATCATATATATGATAATCACCCAATGAAATTGTTACGTTGCCAGGCTTAAATTTTGGTCCATTATATTCATCATCACTATTAATTAATAAGCATAACACGTGAACAATCATTGAAGTGCTTACAATATTTGTATTTAATCCTAAAAATAAATCAGCAGAACGTTGATACATATGTACACTCAGTTTATTAGTATCCTCGACATAAAATTGTAAAACAAGTGAATGACATGGATATAATGGTGCCATGTCTGTTTTTGATGGATCATATGATGTCATCAATATTCTGCGAGAATGAGGATCCGTTTTTAATAATTTAATGACATTTGCTAATTGGTCAAAACCTTTGCCATCATAATTTTCATGCATTCCTTTATAATCAACGCCGAAATGTCTCCATACCATTCCATATAAATATCCAAGGTCGCCTTCTTCATACTGAGCAAGTCCAACGCTGTCTAAAAATTGTCTATTCGTATTTAAGTCCCATATTTTTACGTTTTTACTCAGTAGCCATTTATGTGTGTTCGATTCGCCCAACATAAACATCATTAGCTCATAAAATATACCCTTAATAAATGTTTTTCGCGTTGTCGTCATAGGAAAACCATCGTCAAGATTAAATTTAATTTGATTTGCAAATTTACTCCAAGTATACGCATTTCTTGTTTTTCTATATTCTCCTGTTAATAATGTATCCATCATAAGTTTTAAATATTGCTGCTCACCATTAAAATCATTTTTATTTACAAATACATAATTTTCAATCGATACATCAACGTTGTTTTTTTTATCCACAACATTATATTTTGTTAATTGTTCCATATCAGAATAACATTTGTTGAATAACAATTTTTCATTTAATTTAATATCACAATCATAACTATGACCAATTTTTGACACATAAAATTTATTTAAAAGTACAGAATTTAATAGATGTTCATATAATGAACTTCCGCCAATTATAAATATTTCATTAATCTCTTTCGATAACTTCATATGTAATGCCTTTTCGATTGCTGTTTCAATTGTTGGAAATACATGAGGATATTCACATTCTAACGTAGATGATACAACTATATTCACGCGAGACGATAATGGACGAAATGACTTTGGCAACGAATCCCATGTTTTTCTTCCCATTATCACGACATTTTGTAGTTCACAATTTTCATCCGATCTGGTTGTCGTTATTTCGTTAAAGTATTTCATATCTTCCGCAATATGCCACGGAATAGAACCATCTTTTGAAAATCCATAATTGTTATCAACTGCTACGATTCCGTTAATCATAATAAAGTATTGTTACTTAAATATATTAGCAATTATTTATATTGGTTTAAATTATCAATTTTTTTGATGTGTCAATATGACGGTCACACTGTTATATAAATTAATTTGTCCGATTGAGATATTTTTGCATGGTTCCAACTTCTCTCTGTATTTTGGTTTTGTGTTTCACACGGAAATGTTTTTTTCCTTTTTTGTCATGTAAATTTTTCTTTTTAATCCTATTTTCTTTTCTGTTTCTATTTTTTCGCACATTCCAAGGTTTAAGTGAAATGTTATGACGTTCATACATGTCCACAGCAAGATGCAATTTATGTTTGATATGTTCAATATTTGGGATAAGCATGTTTATGAACCTAATTAATTCATGATATGTGTACTCTTGGTAATAAAAATGTTCATCTGGACGTTTATTCATCGTAATATTCGCCCATGAATTTGCTTGTGGAGTTCCTTCACGTGGTAGTATTTCAGTCAGAAACATTCCGTCGATAAGAAACGTTTCGCCAGTTGTTGTCGCCATAAATATAAATTGGTTGATTTTTAGACGTATTTATTGTAATAATGTTATATCAATATGTTCTAATACTCAATATTTTCAATTTTTTTAATAATTGGTATCATATCCATGTGCCCTGCAAAACAATATATATACATGTATTAATATATTTAATGAAGCTGTCGTATAAAATTAATAATCCCAATAAATTACGAGTAAATAAAAATAAGTGTCATGTTATTCCGTTTGGACACAGATATACATCAGCAATTGCTACAAAATTTGCAGGCTTAAGAAATTTTTCATTGCCATTTGATTGGACGTATTCTTTATTTCCAGATAAAATAAAAAATGTATTACAAAATGATTTCGAAGATTACGTTCCAGACGTTCACAACAATATATTTCATAATAAATATGATTTTCGTTTGGCGCATTTTAACGATAATATACAAAAGGCATCAATGAATATGCGCGGTGTATTGAACGATTTGAAAAAATAATTCAAGAAAATAAAAAATGTATTTTGTTTACATAAATGAAGATTATATTTAAAAGAAAAATATAAAAATATTGATTATGTTATATTATATTTTAATTTTGTTGAACATGATATTCCACCCGACTCAAACATAATTAATATAGTTATGCATACTAAAAAAGTATTCAACGAAGTTAATCCAAACGTAAAATATGACGTTTTTGGGCAATTTTGTGGAAAAATATTATGCACGATGTTTAAAACCAAACCTAAACATTCACCTTTAGACTTTAATAATTAATTATTTTGAGGCATTTTTAACTAATATGTTTATAATTTCATCATCATTATCATAAATACCACGAATATTTCCGTCACCTATAATTTTATAACACGGTTTATACATATCTCCATCATTTATTAAAATTATGGATTTATCTTTTTTAGATATTTTATTTGTGCTTCTTTTATTTGCTACAGTCACGTCATACATACCATTACAATCAAGATTAATTGTAAACACATTTAGTCCATTTAATGCAACTATATTTTTATATTCTTGTTTCGTATCACTTAGACCAAACTCAGATGCAGATGATTCTGATACTTCTTTTTTTAATTTTTTTGCGACAAGAACGTCATGACTAATTTTAATATTTTTTGATATTTTTTGTTTATCAGCATATGTTAATGCATTGTCTTCTTTTACACTTAATTTCATTTCTTTATAAAATGTATCCACACCAGTTGAATTTGGAATTATTTTATCATTTTGTAGAACGTCATGTATTCTTTTTGAATAACTTGATTCTGATTTTACTCCATCCGCGTCGATAAAAAATTTTGAATCATCGAAAATATCTTTATATGGTAAATCACCACCTGATTGTTTTTTGGGTGGTTTTAATTTATTTGCTTTGCCGGTTTCATTTTTTTTTTCGGATTTATTCTGCTTATCTGATTTATTTTGCTTATATGAGTTGCTCGTTTCTTTTTTACGGAACACATAATATCTATTAAATTTAGTCATTCCGTTAAAACATGCTTTATTAATTTCATCATTTTGGTCATAAAAACTAGCAACACCAGATAACAATTTTTTAGAGGGTTCGTCATGAGTTGCAGTATTTGCAAAATATTCTCTTTGTTTTTCAAATTGATTTGAAAATGTGTCTGTATCAACTAATTCCATATCACATGATTCAAGTAATTCTTGTTCAATGAAGCGTTTATCAACTAAATATTCAGTAATATACGTACCATCGCGTGAAAACATACTATTGTGCATATCAAATGCAACACCAGTTTTTATAATTATATTTTCATCATATACGTTGCTATATTTTCTAACGAAATCAAATATCATTTTCTTGTCACCTTTTTTATCAGTGTATTCGAACGACATATTATCACTATCCTTCATATCTTTCATAAATATTTGTGCATCAAATGTTGTGCATATAAAATATCCGCCAGGTTTAAGATAATTTGATAAATGTGATTTAAAATTTTTCCACGTTGTTTCATTTTTAAAAAAATAATGAATCGCAAAATTACATACAATGCGGTCAAATAATTTTCTTTTTGATGGTTCTTCAGAAAAATATTTATTAAAATCAGTTTTATTTTGTTCTGACATATTAGGAATCATAGTTTCTTGGTCCGTCATTGTTAATGGTGCCGATAAATCTGCATGAATAAACGTCATTTTTGGAAATTTTGCATATTTATTTTTCATTGTTTGATAACGACTTTCAGCGCTATCGCTTTTTGATGTCAATGCATCTAAATCATTATCTACGCCAACTAAATATGCAATCTCTGGTATGTAATATTTCATAATATCACCTCCTCTACCAAATGATAAATCTAGAACAGATAATGGTTTAAAATTATTGTATGATTTTCCACAATGTGTCCAAATTAACATATCCTTTAAAAAAAAATGAAAATTTTTCATTGGTTTTCCTAAATTAGACGAAATTTGGAAATATGAATTTTCTTTGGCTGTAGAAATAATTAATGCATGATCAATTTTATTTTTAATGGATTCCATGTGTGCTGCATATGATGATTTATTTGCTAAAATTTCAATATCTGACATCAATATTGGATTAATAATACTTCTCCAAACTTTATTAGCAACGCTGATATAATTACCATAACCTTTTCCAAATTTAGATACATTTTCTGTTTTGTCATATCTCGTTCGCATTGGTACCCATCTAAAGTTTTCAGGTATGGTTATGTCATTTTTATAATAAAATTCAACAACCGTTTTATCCTGAATAATATTTCCGGTCTCGTCACGAACTTGACCATTATCTAAAAATAAATGTGCAACATAATTTTCGCCAGCATTATTTTGGAACGGCACGGGCATTTCTTTTCCATACCTTTCTGCTTCTTGACCAACATAAAGATTTACTATTTTATAAGGCTTATCTTTGGCATATTCGTTAATAGAATTATCATATACGGTGACAGATTCTTGTGTTCCAGATATTGTCTCAAACTGAACATAAAAATCAATTGTGTTCATATCGGGCGGCTTTAATTTATATTCGGTTTGACGACTTTCTTTTGCTGAAGATGTGTATTCTTGATTTAGCGGATGAAACATAAGTCCATCTAAACTATATGGACATTTCACTCGACTGTCATACATATATTTATTCCATAATAAGTTAGCATAACTAAACACCTCATGACTTTCTCCACCATAAACTGGGATAAAATATTTTCGTCGAACCAATGGATGTTGTTTTTCATGTTCAATATCATTATTTAATGCATCCATATGTTCGTTTATTTGCCCATCATGAAATTTAATTATTTTATTTGTATCAAAATCATCACCATAATCTTTTATCACAAATCCTGTTTGTCCTTTAAAAATAAAACATTTTTTAATTATTTCATCTGCTTTACTTAATCTTACCATAAAATTATTTTCAGGTCTCACATCTTTTTGACCCGAAAATAAACAATCAAAAACCATGAATATATATCTATTTTTTTTAGGTATAAAAATTAACTCACCGTCCATTACAGTACCGTTCCATTTTTCCATATTATGTCCCAAATTAATTCCAGTATATTTAACATTTAATGTTGTTGATATCAGATACACTTTCATTTCGACAATTATTAAAAAATATCTATCTCCATCAGCTTTATCGGTTGGAGCATATTTATTTGGTAAATTTCCAGCGAGATATTGAATTTCTAACGACTGTGGTTTTCTCATTTCCAATGAAGTTGCTTTTTCTATATTTATGCCAAATATTTGTGCGTATTCATCCAAAATAAATTTTGATTGTGCCGTAGTAATTACATAATTACTTTGCTGTAATATTTTAGTTATAATATCTGTCTCCTTTAACATTTCTGATAAAAAATGTGCACGAGGTTTATTATTTATGTTTAATTCAACTTCGAGTTCATATGATGTGATACCTGTATCAATTTTGTTAATTAATTTTGTACTTTTCGTTTTCGTTAAATCTATTAACAATTTATGACCATCTTTAACATTAATATCGTCATGTATAACCATCGTAACGCGCTCTTTGAGACGGTATGATATTCTGAAACGTTCTTCATTTTTTAAATTTGATAATTGTTCTAATTCTTTTGAGGTCACTTTTAATTCATTCGATAACCTAAACCTAATGTCAAATTCGCTAACGTCAACTGTATTTTCTTTCGTTTTTATCTTTTTCATTATACTTATCATGTTCGATTCTTTATTTTCAATGTACATTGAAGTGAGAACATTAAACACGACATGATTATGCCTATTGTGCAAAATCTTCATATATTTATTGATATGTTCGTTGCCGCTTATCGTTATCCTATAAGATGACAATCTTTCATCATCAATGTTATAAATTATATCAAGTGTTGTTTCTGTTGTTAATTTTAATTTTTGATGTTTACTTCGTTTAGTTAAATATGACAATATTGTATGATATTTTTCATAACTTATGTTTCCTCCTTTATTGTTATTTTTAAACATTAGCTCAAATTCATCATGAGGTTTCATTTTTTCGTATACATCGTCAATCGATTTAAGTGTATCTTCGTTTATCAACGTCTCAAGTTGACTTTTGTTATCATATTTATTGATACTACTCTTTGACATAACTATATATTATTGATATAAGTTTTATTCTTATGTTAATTTTAATAATTTATATATTTCAATATTTATGCTAAAAATATTGAAATTCTATATGTATTAAATGGTAGATAATAACATATTTAATAAAATAAGCATCATCATGGTAACGACTATTCATCATGATACGGCACAATGTGTTGCAAATAGAACATTGATATCAAATATGCTTGAGGTTGTGTTCACACTTAATTGTTTAGATTCATACATTGAAAATTTTAGAGAAGAACAAATTGACATCAATATATTTCTTCTCATGGATGAACACGATTTTGTTGACATGAATGTTGACGCTGATGACATCATAATTATGAAGAAAATAATTGAAACGGCATAATTTTTTTATTTTAAACGTATGATTGTGTAATGAACATAAATCATCATAATCATAAAAATTTGATTTTTAAATCCACATAAAAATTACTCAATATAAGATATATAATATAAGAATAATGCCTCCTAAAAAAGTTAAAGATGCATCATCAACAAAATCTTCTGAATTTGGCAGTAGTACAACAAATCTTGAATTTTCTCCAATAGTTGTCAAAATACCCAACACTAATAGTGTTCTGCAACATTCTGCACAACTTGTAAACCATTCACGTAGCATTGACTATCCATCATTTAAATTAGGTTTTCATCATTTTATACACAAGGCACGGAATTCAATGGACATTGTTAAACAATTTGAAGGAAAAAAACAAGTATATCGAGTTATGAGTAATTTTGAAAGATATGTTGATGAATATGATGACGACATTAACAATGCATGTGTTAAATATTTTGATTTAAATAATCGACCAAAAATATTAAGCCGCGGATTTTTTAAATTATGGGAAATTTTGATGGCATACAATATTGTACCCACAGATACGTCAGATTTTGTAAGTGCGAGTTTAGCAGAATCACCCGGTTCATTTTTACAGGCAATTATATTTTACAGAGATTTATATGCTGGATCTAAAGCAAAAAAAGATAAATATCATGCCATATCATTGCATCCAGAAGATGAATATGGTCATGTTCCTAAATTAGACAACGAATTTATTAAATTTTATGACAAAGAATCACCTAAACGTTTCATCGAACATAAAACTTATCCTAAACAAATTGCAGGTGGATTTGATGATAAACATGATGGTGACATAACCAACCCGAAAACATTAAATTTATTTGGTGGTCAAATGAATGAAAAAGCAGATTTTATTACGGCAGATGGTGGTTTAAATTGGAATAACGAAAACACGCAAGAACAAGAAGCATTTAAATTAATTTATGCACAAATTGTCGGTGCAATAAAATTACAAAAAAAAGGGGGATCCTTTGTATGTAAATTTTTTGAAACGTTTACGATGTTATCAATGAAATTCATTTCTATATTAAATATATTTTATAAAGATGTTATCATGATTAAACCATTAATGAGTCGTAAATCAAACTCTGAAAAATATTTTGTGTGCAAAGGATTCATATTCGATGATAAAAATAAAGAATATAAAAAAATGTTATCGTATCTTGAAGACGTTATGAAACAGAATCATGAAACAAAATTAAATATGATTGATATATTTCCTAATTTTATTGTGGAACAAAATATTATTGACACAATGACATATGCTAACACTGTCATAGCAAATGAACAATTAGTTTCAATCAATCAAATTATAAAATTTATTGAGGCGCATGATTATTATGGTGATATGTATTTAATGAAAAGACAAACACAAATTAATGCTTCTCAATTTTGGATTAAACATTTTCTTCCTGATAAAAAAAATATTAAAAAAAATATGAATTTTTTAGAAGATGTCAATAAAAATATTTCGGATGATTCAGATAAAAATATTGATAAATTGTCTTCAAAATTATTAAAATAAAGTTATTTTATGTAAAATATAATTAAATTGTATATTATTAACGTTTATGTTAACCTTTTTAACATTTAGTTAACATTTTTTTCGCTTGTTTTCTTGCTTTTTTTTTATTTTTTCTCTCTGTTTTTTTCTTTTCTTCATCAACAAAATTTAAAAACCCTTCTTTACCACCATGTTCTGGATACACATATTTCTCTGCCATTGTCGACACAAATGATTCATGTTCAGTTTTAATGTCCAGATTATTATTTTTAATATTTTTCATCATTGTTATCATATATTTTAAATCTTTTACGTCAAAATCTTCACAAATAATTCGATGAAATAAACTATAATATTTATCAGCAAACTCTTTAAATTCATCATCTGCTTTTAATTTATATGCTTCTTCATTTTCTACTTTTAACAACACCATTTCGTCAGTGCTTATAAAACGAATAATTTTAATGCATGCTTGTGTAATATAATCTAAATCTGGAATCTCAGGTGCTTGATCTTCTAATACATATCCATCAGACATATCTTTTTTTGTAAAGTTACCAGATGCAACATTTACACCTTCTGGCAATGTCGACGATTTAATTTCAGATGATGCAATTTTTGATAAGTCCATAATTTTATTTACATTAATGATGTTATCTTTATATGAATAATGTGCTCATGTTTATTTATCAAATAATATATGAGTGAATTTTTTTTTATGTTCAGTTATTGATTTTATTTTATATCTTGACGAAATGCTATCTAGTTGATTTATGTTGCATAAAAATTCATCTAACGTCAATATATAACGCAAATCATGTATATTATTGTTAAACGATTCTATTGTTTTAATTGGACTTTTATATGGAAGCGTTGATAATTTAGTATCCGAACAAATTAAATGTTCAAGAGAATGCATATTATTTTCTAATGTATCTATTGGATTTCTATTACAGTCAAGATATTCTATATTTGGACAACCATTTATTTCTTTTATTTGGTTTGTGTCACATAATAATCTTTTTAAATTATTAAAATTACGTATTGTTGTGATATTATTATGCCCACACAATAATAATTTTAAATTTATGAAATTTGGAATTGTTTTTAATTTACAATTTGAACAAACCAGTGTCACAATATTAACGCATTTTATTGTTTCACTAAATACAGTTAACGGATTATGGCATATGGATAATTCTAGTAATGAAGGGGGTAAATATTTAACATTTGTTATTTTATTATGTGATACGTCAATTACTTCAATATCCGTAAAATTTATAAGTTGGTCAGGTATTTTAGTTAAACTATTTTCGCTCAGAAATAAAAATTTTACTTTTTTAGCTATCGATAAACTTATGTTAGGAAATGTATCATCTGTCAAATCCATACATTTTAAATCTAATGTTGTACAGTTTGATTCGATGCATTCTTTTATACGATATTCAATTGTATCTAAATCATGTTCAAACATATTTTTCACTTCATCGTTAAAAAATTCTATTTTTGATTTTTCCAAATTTCTGTGTTTTCTGTATTTAAGATCATTTTTATATACAATATATTTTTCATCACATTTATGTTCACTCATATTTATTATATTATGCTATTATAATAAAATAAATATATGAACCTCCGCAATATTAATTTATTTGCTTTGTTTCTCTGATATCTCACGCACTAATATTTCTTTAGTTTTATTTTTACTTTTTCCATTCACTGTTACGGTTATGGACAAACCAATATTTTTAGCAAATTGTTGCAGTTCAATTAATTTCATTTTATTTGAAACACAAATATTTTTAGATTGTTTACATTTTATTATTTTATCGTCATTATATTTTGGGTTTAATTGTTCTTTATTATCTGTTATTGTCTCGTTTAATTCATTATCATCATATTCTACATTTACGTTCTTTTTTGTGAATAACTTTTTGTTGTTTTCTTTAGGTAAAATTATGTCTTCTTTTTTATTATCATATTGGTCCATCATATTTATATCATTATTTTTTTGCTCAACTATATCATCATTTTGTTTCTCAACAATATCATTATATTGTTTGTCAATATTGTTACCATAATTACTTTTTTTAATTTTTGGTTTATTAATATGTGAATAATGATTTAAATCGTCTGTATTCATATCTGAAAAATCCATCGCATGTTTTTTAAAATCAACATTTATTGGGAATACATCATTAATATTATTAAATAGGTGTAATATTATGTCATCATCATGTTCAAAAATAAATGTGGTCATATCTATTTTTGATATTGGCTCATATATTTGAGTTTCGCTATCATAAAACATTATAATATTTTTTCGATACGTATTGCATTTATTGTTAGCATATGACATATATATTTCGTTTGTATCATGAAACAAAATCCACAAATTTACACAAAAATAATCGCTCATAAATTTTAAAACAATTTTATTATTTACGTGATTTTTGATGTCATTAAAAACCGTTTGTTTTGTCCATCCGTATTTTGAATAATCAAAATATGTAAATATATTTTGAGAATTAAAATCATGAACAAATTTTTCATTTAATTTTCGTATGTTGTGAAGTTGTTGTTCAGCTGTTAATGATTTATATTTTGGTTTTATAATTGTTAATAATGATGATACAAGTGATAAATTTTCTTCGTTATCAGAATCATCATCTGAGTCATCACAATCATCTTCACAAACGATACTTCCAAATCGTACCAGTTGATTATTATAATCATTAAACATGCCGTTGAATACATCATCGTTAAAAATATTGAGAACTTGAAATTTTGACACATTTTTTAATTGTTTCATTGATTTATCTGATTTTATTTCGGCAGTATTATTTGGTACATTGTGAGTTTTTATTACATCATCTTGTTGCCTTTGAAAATCTATATTTTTTTTGATATGATCTAATAGCTTCTCAGTTGTTAACATTGTTTTATTATTTATGATTAATGTTTAAATAATGTAAATTACAATGAAAATTTCAATTTTTTTGTTTAATATGATGTATTAAACAATAAATTATAAATGTTATGTCTATTTATTGGTATTACCGTTTATTGATATCATTACGCTACGGAATTCATTTTAATGAGAGCATCATGATACATACGTTGGTTGATAATATTTTTTTCCTTGTTGCTGAGATTCATTTCGTCATAATTTATTTTTTCTATTCCAGATATAGATTCACCAGGGTCATTATTATTATATGAATCAGAGTAGATGGTATCACTGTTTGCAGATAATCTCAAAGATTTTTTTTTAATGTTGGAAATATATTTGTCAATTTTATGGCACGTTTCGTTACTTAATAAATGAAACATTAAAAATATGCCATTTGTGTTTCCCGTGACTCTTCCCAAATTACTATCTTGTTTTATTATTTTAAAAATTTTTTTGCAATGTGTTTTACTTTTAATTTTATTTATTTTTCCAGATAATTTTATTTTATCTTCATGTGTATAAATTTCCATTTATGCTATATAATATGAACATATATTAATATTATCCATCGCACGAAGTTTATGCTTATTATCAAGTAAAAGTGAGTTATGTGACATAATTATGTGTATAATCATCGCATAGTAAACGCATATATACAAAATAAATAAACATAAAGATAAACAATAATAATTTTTAGCGATATTATTTTTGTTGTATATTGTATATAGATAATGACAGAACATTATGATGACAATGATGAAACCGTACATACATCTGAATCTGATGATAATACAATTGTTCTAAATGATGACACATTAAACAAAATGAAAATAGATTATGCATATCCTGCAGCTGATGATGATGATATTCAATATAAACTTTATAAAAAACGAGAATTATATTCACATAAATATGCAACAAGACCAAATATGGATAATAATAAAGACATACAAGAACATCGTGAAAATATTTGTGATAAAGAACCAAGTTTTTATGACCATCAGGCATTATTAGGTAATTTTATTAATCCAAACACACCATATACAGGCTTATTAATATTTCACGGTGTCGGAACTGGAAAAACATGTTCTGCCATTGCCATAGCTGAACAATTTAAGCCGACAATTCAAAAATATAATACAAAAATATATGTTATCGTACCGGGACCATTAATCAAAGAAAATTGGAAAAATGAATTATTAAAATGTACTGGAGATACTTATGTGACTAAACAAGACAAATATATATATATATCGGAACATGAAAAAACAAAAAATGAAAAAAATGGAATTTCTCAAGCGTTACAATATTATAAATTTATGAGTTATAGAAGTTTTTATAGGCGTGTAATTGGTGAAAAAATAGCTGATAAACGCGTTGTTGATGATTCGGTAAAAGTATCGTATAGAAAAGATGATGATGGTGAATTTGAACGTGATTTAGCTATTGATAGATTAGATAAATTAGATAACAGTGTGTTAATTGTTGATGAAGCACATGGGTTAACAGGAAATTATTATGGCGATTCATTAAAAAAAATAATAAAAAATTCAACAAATTTAAGAGTCATATTGCTGACAGCAACTCCAATGAAAAATTATGCTACTGAAATAATCGAAATGTTAAATTATTTGCGTCCCACGAATAGTCAAATTGAAAGAGACATGGTATTTGATAATAATAAAAATCACCTAATGAATTTTAAAGATGGTGGCATAGACTACCTAAAAAAAATGGCTAGCGGATATATATCACATTTACGTGGCGGCGACCCATTAACATACGCAAAAAGAGTTGACATGGGCAATGTACCGAAAGAGTTATTATTTACTAAGATGACACAATGCAAAATGAATGATTTTCAAAGAAAAATATATGATGAGGCTGTTAAGGAACAGGATGATATATTAGATAGAAAATCAGAATCTGTAGCAAATTTTGCATTTCCTGGATTATCAAACGACAAAAAACAGTTAGCGGGATATTATGGACGTGAGGGAATTGATATAGTTAGAGCACAACTAAAATTACATTACGAATTATTAAATAAAAAAATTGCGGAAGATATAATAAAAGATAAAAATGAAAAAGATTTAATATATTTATCGAGCGATGGTAAAACAGTGACCGGTAAAATATTACAGCTGAAATATTTGAAGTATTTTTCAATAAAATTTTATACAGCACTCGTTAATTTGAATAAATTGGTATGGGGTGAAAATGGAGATAAAAATGCGTTCATATATTCGAATTTAGTAAAAGTTGGCATAGATATGTTTCAAGAAGTTTTGTTGCAAAATGGATATCTTGAATTTCAAGAAAACTCAAATGATTATGCTATAAAACCAGATACGCGATGTTATTTTTGTGGTCGACCACATAGTGAACATGCATCAAAAAAATCACACCTCAATAAAAGAATGGTTGCCGAAAGAGATGAATTTGTTGGTAAAAAAACACAAAAAGGTGGTGAAAATGATATACCAACACATAAATATTATCCTGCAACATTTATTTCGGTTACGGGAAAATCTGCAGAGGACGCAACAGAATATCTGCCCGAGGATAAACAGCGTGTTTTGAAAAATATATTTAGCAATATTACAAATAAAAATGGAAAATTTATAAAATTTGTGTTGGGTTCAAAGGTGATGAATGAAGGTATATCGTTAAAACATGTTGGAGAGGTGCATATTTTAGATGTCCATTATAATTTAGGAAGAATAGATCAAGTCGTGGGTCGCGGAATTCGTCACTGTTCACATTACAAATTAATGAACGAAAATAATATGTTTCCTGAGGTGAATGTGTATAAATATGCGGTTACTCTTGGTGACGGAAGTGGTTTATCGACTGAAGAAGAACTTTATAGAAAAGCCGAACATAAATATTTATTAATAAAAAAAACAGAACGAGCATTAAAAACAGTTGCAATCGATTGTCCGTTAAATATGAACGGAAATATGTTTAAAGAAGAGATTGATGAATTTAAAGATTGCAAAGAAAAAAATAATTGTCCCGCTATATGTGATTATACTGATTGTCATTATAAATGTGATAATCCGAAATTAAATTTAAATTTCTATGATCCTGACCGCATGATTTATAAAAAAATTGCTAAGAAAAATTTAGATTATTCAACGTTTACACCAAATTTGGCAAAAAATGAAATTGATTATTCTAAAAAAAAAATAAAAGAACTGTTTGGAAAAAAACATGTGTATACTATTGACGTAATGTTATCACATGTTAAAGATTCATACGTTCCTGAAAAAAAAGATTTATTTGACCAATTTTTTGTTTTTAAGGCACTTGATGAATTACTTCCTGTATCCGAAAATGATTTTAATAATTTTAAAGACATAATATACGACAAATATAATAGACATGGTTATTTAATTTTTGTTAATAATTATTATATATTTCAACCGTTTGAACAAAATGAAGATGTTCCCATGCATTATAGAGTAACATATGATAAACAAATATCTCAACAATTATCGTTACATAGCTATTTAAAAAATACACAAGATTTTCAAGATTTTATTGGACATGAAAAAGTTGATGACGAAATTGAAATCGAAAAAAATGATGCATATGATTTTGATAGTGTAATGAGCTATTATGATTCCCGCGATGAATATAAAATGGTTGGAATTATTGATAAAGAATTTGTGTCGCGCAAAAATAAACAAGCAAATGATGGCAATGATGTATTTAAAATAAGAGAAATGCGTCCAAAAATATTAGATAAAAAACGTGGAACCGGAATACCATCATTAAAAGGAGCAGTTTGTTCAACGTCTAAAAATAAAAAATATCTTGAGAATATTGCAAAAGATTTAAAAATTGCATATAAAAATGACAGTACGCGGACTTTATTGTGTGAACAAATAAAAGATAAAATGTTATTTCTTGAAAAATATGGAACCACTAAAAATAAAGATAAAATTACGTACGTTATGGTTCCAAAAAATCATAAAACATATGCATTTCCGTATAATTTAGAGGATAGAGTAGATTTCATACAGGACATAATAAAAACGAATATAATATTTAAATTAAATATTTCTGTCAAAATAGAAAATAAAAATAAAGGTCCAGAAAAAGGATATCCAACATATAAAATTATAATTAAAAATAAACCTGAACTGAAAGAGCATACCGATTTTTTGTCAAGCATAAACGCTAAATTATCAAGTGATACATGGATAATTCTTATTGAATAAATATTGAATAAATATTGAATAATTAATTGAATAATGATTAATTAATTAAAATAATAAGTAATTTAAATATAACAACACATAAAATAACAAATGTACTTCTGGACGGAGCTAAAAGGGAAAGTTCATATTGAACCTTCACAGATGAACACTGAACTTTACACGCATTTAAAAATAAATCTAAAAAAAAATTTAGAACAAAAATGTTATAAAAATTATGGTTTCATTTCTAAAATCAACGCAATAACTGAAAAAAGTGGTGGAATTATCCATGCAGAAAATCCAAGTGCATCCGCTGTTTTCAATATTAAATTTAGTTGTAAATTATGCAATCCTTTGCAACATTCAATTATAGTAGGAAAAGTACAAAATATTAATAGTTTAACGGTCAGTTTAAGAAGCGGACCCATAAAAATTGTTGTCATGAGTAAAAATATTGATCCTGACGTGTTTTATATAGATAAGTATAAAAATTTAGTGCATAAAAATGAATCAGGATCATCGTTAATTAATTCTGGAGATCATTTAAAAATAAAAATATTATCAAAAACATTTAACAACGCTGATCAATTTATAACAGCATTTGGATATATTATTGATGTCGCTTCACAAAATGATATCGAGGAATATTATAAAAATGAATATGATAATGTTGAAAAAGATTTTGTTGAGTTTAATGAAGATGGAGAACGAATAGATGTTGTATAAATGCAATTTGAATAAAAAAATCAGAGCGCCAACATATTATTTTAATTTATGCGTATAATAAATTAATATTTAGCGTTACGCGAATATATTATGACACTTAAAATATGTGTTATTAATAAAGTGAATATACATAAATGAATATTGATAATTATGATGAATATAAAAAAAAAGAACAATATAGTAGCTGTTTATGCAGTAATTGTGGCAAATATGGACATAAATATAAATGTTGCAATGAACCCATAACGAGCATGGGTATAATATTAGTAAAAATTGATGGCAGCGATAAACTATCTGAAAACGAAATAAATATGATGTTTGACAATTCAGAAGAAAAAATAAATATTAATAAAAAAACGCATGGTATAAGATGTGGAACAGCCTTTGAGATGAATTTATTTTCACTAAATAAAAATAAAATAAAATTTTTAATGATCCAGCGTAAACATACGTTAGGATATTGTGATTTTATACGCGGACGATATAATCCTGAAAATATTGATGGCATAATATTTTTATTTCAACAAATGACGCAACATGAGATAAATAAAATTGGTTCACTTAATTTTGACGAATTATGGGATGAATTTTGGACACCACGTGCAAAATCATTACATAAAAATGAATATGAACATTCCAAAAATTTATTTATTGAATTAAGTTCATGGAAACATAATTCTCTTAATTTAAATTTTTTTGTTGATAATATAACTCCAAAATGGAATGACCCCGAATGGGGATTTCCAAAAGGAAGACGAAATATTAAAGAAAATAATATCACATGCGCTGTTCGCGAATTTGAGGAAGAAAGTGGCATAGATAAATCTAAATATAAAATATTAGATAATTTAGAACCAATAACTGAAAATTTAATCGGAACAAACGGGATTAAATATCGTCACATATATTATATAGGTATAACTTATGATGACATAATGCCAAAAATAGACAAAACAAATACACATCAAAACGAAGAAATAGGTGGAATAGGTTTTTATACATATGATGATTCCATAAAATTAATTAGATCATATCACATAAATAAAAAAAAAATACTGACAACATTATACATGTATATGATAAACAAATTCGTGAACAGAAATGAAAATAATATTTCATAACAATTATTTTGATAAATTTAATATCAATATAATAATAAATTTAATACGATTTTGCAAATAAATAAATATGCAGATATAATAACAATAAATACAGAAAATGTCAAATATTAATAAAAAATTATTTGACTTGTTATTAAATGATAAAATTGATGAACTTAAGGAAATTTTAACAAATAGTTCTGATGATGAAATTGACGTAAATATTCGTGATGAAAATAATAATTATTTATTAAATCATGCCATACATATGATGAAATATGATGTGATCAAATTGTTAATTAATAAAGGTTGTCGTATTGACATTGTTGATGATATAGGAAGAACAATGTTATTTATACCCATTGAGCGAAATTTATTTGACATGTTGTCAATGTTGTTACAATTAAGCAATAATGCTATAGGTATTCCGCTCACTGATATACGAGACGATAATGGAAATATAGCATTACATTATGCTATTAAAAAAAAAAATATAAAAATGATAAAACTTTTGTTAGAACATTCAAACGTAAACATTATCGACAAAAAAATGAATAATTCATTACACATGGCTATTTATACTAAATCAATTGATATTTGCAAGTTAATACTTGAGCACAATATAAATATAAATGCACGCACTGACACGGGCGAAACATCTCTTCATATTGCATGCAATATGCAATTATTTGATGTGTCTAAATTATTAATCGACAGTGGTATTAATATTAACATACACGATTATGACAATGAATATACGACTCTTCATTACGCTGTCATTTTAAATTATAAAAAATTAATTGAACTACTACTATCGTTAAATGTGAATCAATATGCGCAGGATATTTATGGAAATACGCCTTTGCATTATGCTATTTCTGAAAGCGACTCACATATTATTGATATGTTATTGTCCAAATTAAAAAATGGTGACGCAAATATAAATTTGTGGAACATAAATGGAAAAATACCATTGCATATCGCACTAGAAAATCAAAATGAACATAAATATACTTTAACACTTATAAAACATTCTAATCTCAATATTCAAGAAAGCGATGAGGGTAATACGTGTCTTCACCTGTTATGTATAAAAAATACATGGAAATCATATATTGATATTCTTAAAACAAAAAAACTTGACATGTTCATACAAAATAAAAAAAAAATGAGACCGATTGATTATGTATCAAATAATGATATCGATATGTTCATTGATATGATATCAAAATCATATTTACACATATTAAGAATATCGTCAAGTACAGAAAATGATACACAATGGGATGATAAATGGGATAACATGTGCAAAAATAAATTAAATTATGATTCAATTTCTACGGATATTAAATTAAAAAATGTGGATAATAAAATGGACGTGTGTTATGACATAATTAAACAAAAGTTATTAAAAATGTCTAAAAAAAATGTCGACATGACGTGTTGCTCAAAGCCATCATTTCCCATAAAAAAAAATTATATTTCATTAAAAGTCGATGAGGGTAAAAAAATATTTTTTTGCAGCTTTACCGGAAATACAATGGACGTATTATTTGGACTAATATTTTTACTCGGTAAACATAAAACAATATGTTCAACTTTATCACAAAATTTTTCTGAGAATAAAGAACTTTGCAAATTTTACAAATCAATTGGTGTTGTTATGAACTCACGATGCGAATTTCTTAATTTTGAAATCGTGTGGGTGCAATATAAATTACACATTGTTAACGATTTTGATAAAAAAATATTAAACTGTATTAAAAATAGTGATAAGCGTTATATGGTATTTCCCGTTGGTATTGACCTTCACGAAGGAAGTCACGCAAATTATTTATTGTATGATAAAAAAACAAATGAAATTGAACGATTTGAACCTCACGGTGGAAATATGCCTTCGGGATTAAATTATAATAATAAAATACTTGATGAACTTCTCGAGTTAAAATTTAAGTCAATCATATCTGGATTAATATACGTTCGCCCAGAAGATTATTTGCAAAAAATAGGTTTCCAAATGCTTGATATGTCGGAAGGCAATAATAAATATATAGGTGACCCAGAAGGATTTTGCGCTTTATGGTCAATATGGTATGTCGATATGAGAATATCATATCCTGACATACCGCGAAATAAATTTTTAAAAAAATTTATAAATATTATGAGAAAAAATAATGTGTCATTCAAAAATATGATACGCAATTATGCATCAAATATTATATCGTTACGTGATGAATTATTACACAAATCAAATATGGACATAAATGATTGGATAAACGATAATTTTGATGACGTACAATATAAACTTTTTATTCAAAATATCTCAGAAAAAATAAATAATATAAATGTTTAAGTTTTTATGTGCATATAAATTATTATGAACAGTATAGATCCATCAATATGGGGCAATGACGCTTGGAATTTTTTAGAACATATTGTATCTGCATATCCAACAAATCCAACAAATATTGATAAACAAAACATGAAAAACTTTTTTACGTATCTTGGACTTGTATTACCATGCGAAAAATGTAGATATAACTATAAAACGCATTTAAATAATGTTCCCATGAATGCAGCTGTCTTAAGTTCCAAAGATAATTTATTTAATTGGCTTACACAAATACACAATAAAATAAACGTTATGAATAATAAACCAATAATATCATATAATGATGCATTAATTAAATATGCAAACAAAAAAAATAAAAATAAAAATGGAAGCATAATGTTTCTTGTTCCATACATTAATATATTTGTCACAGGTATTCTGTTTATGGTTGTCATGTATATGATAATGTTAAAAAAATAAATTATAAAAAAATTATTTATTTGTTATCTTTATACTGTGTCGTAAATCACATGTAACAAATGTCATGGTATGAATACTAGATAATTCATCTTCACACATGTCTAATTTTATTTTTTTATTGTTTATTTTTGTCAGTAAAAATAATGAATAATCATTTTCTTCATTATTTTTTTTTTGCAATGGAAATTCATGTCTATCATATAATGCCTTAAGGTTTGGGTTATCAATTGTTAACTTTTTATCAATACTATCGACCACGTAATATATTTGTTTGTTCAAATTTGTGTTAATTCCGTTTTCATATATCTTTCGTGCTTCACCAACTATATTTTTTTTATTTTTGCTGTGCGATAATAATGTATTTTCGCTCAATTTGATTAAATTTATTCCCATTGTGGAAATATTAATTATTTCGCTTCGTGGTGTATCAAGTGGCAACAACGCAATTTCGTTTAGTTGTGTTAATGTATTTATTGTCGTCGCTATTATTTTTTTATTTCGCATTATTGTTATGGGAATGTCATTCATTTCATTTTGCAACATCATGTAAGAACTCACTGGCATAATTATGCCCATATAATTTATCCATCCGCATTCTTTTATATCCATGCCATTAATTGATAAAATTGTGTCGCCAATATTACATTTTCCTTTTTTAAGTTTTAAAAATGGAGAATCATTTGTTATCCGAAGTCCGTGCTTATTTTTTGGAAGAGAAATATGTTTTGATATATTTTCTAGAAATAAACTGTATATTTCAGCACTCGTACAATAATTTACAGCATTTATTTTATCCATAAACGCAACGATTACGTATATAGGAATGCTACGCAACGCATGTTTTTTAGAATCATATGACGTTATCATTCCAACAATTTTATTGTCGTCAGTACAAACAGCGCACCCACTAATGCCTTTAATGTCATCAATTTGTTCATCAACATCTGCGTCTAAATTAATATTCACATCAAATTCATATATTGGTATATATGGTGCAGAATATCGAATTAATTTAGTATGTATTACGTCTCTAAATAATATTTTGTCGACTTTAACAATATCGCGCTCTTCATTCTCAATATGTATCATGTTAAACGATTGCTCTGTAGAATTAGGTACAATTGATGTCAATAAAATTTCATCACTAATATCATCATCATTAAATAATTCATCCAAATCATTTAATTTTGGTTTTAAAAAAAGTATGTCATATTCGCACACTTTATAAACAATATCACACATAATTTTTTTTTCATTAATTATGATATATATATCTTTTCCAACATTTGTTTCGTTTAATATATGTAAACATGATATTATGTATGTTCCAAGGATAAAACACGACTCACAATTAATTATATTTTCTGTATCAGTTTCTGTATATAATAATCCAACATGTGGGTATTGAACGCTAGCCATATCGATGTTTCTTATTATATATTCGATAATTTATTACATAATAAAACAACATCAATGAGTCATCAAATTGTTATAATTTCAATTTTTTTAAGTCCGTCAACATTATTTTTATGGCATTTATAAAATTTATTGCCACCTTATATTCAATGTCATCATTTGAATTCCACTTGTAATTTTTCATGACATCACTAATATTTTTTTTAATCACGTCCCGCTTATACACATTTTTTAGTAATTCCGAAAATATGCTTTTATTAACACGCGACACAAATAACGACTTATTTGTCATATCTGAATCCAAATAAAATATATATTCTGTGACATGCATCGTGTTAATAATTAATTGTAACTGCGGACCTTTATATTTCATGGTCGCTAAATGCAATATATTTAATGTTGACGGTGCATATACATTAAAATATCCGTCGATGTTACTAATACGTTTAGCAAAATTATATGGATATCCAAGCATAAGACATAAATGAACATTTTTATATTTATAATTGCATTTTTTTAATCCTTCAATTGATATTTTATTAAACTTACGATATATAATGTCACATTGGATGCATATATTTTCAATACATTTTATTAATTTTTTATTTTCTTCAATAAATTTTACGTACGTATTAAAAAAATTAATTATCGTTCCGTAATCTAAATCGCATAATTTACAAAATGATTCTATCGACGCGTTATTTTTAATATTTTTTTTAACATTTTCGTCATTTTTAAAACAATCAAATTTTACATATTTTAACATAGCATTTATTAAACATAACAACACATCAATTTCAGATTCCATATTTTTTCCAAACATGTTCATTATTATTTTTGCATTATTTTTTTTACCAAATTGTTGCAAACCACCAATTCCTTTTTGTGATAATACTTTTATCATAGACATTATTTTAACCATATCGTCACCGCAATCATATATCGTATGCGCATAAAATAAACATATCATGTTATTAAATTTGTCGTTAAAAATATCACTTTCTGTGAATATTTTATAAATTTTAGCGCCAAATAGCGTTTTAAAATATTCATCATTATGTGGATAAATTAATAACATCTCAAATAATAATCTCCAAAATAAATTCATTTTGTTTGATATTATCGTTTTATTGATATCATTGTATATAATTTCTGGTATTGCCGAACCAATAATTTCACCATATATATTTCTTTTAATATTTATTTCATCTGGATGAATAATATAAAAATTTCCGCGTATGTCATTTAACGTATCATATTTATAACAATCGTCAATGCAATCATGTGGTCTTAATATTTTAGCCATATCATAATTAAAATCTTTATCATTTCCATAATAATCATAATATTCATTTTCGACATAATATTGTTTTAAAATTATTTCTTGGACATCATTTCTTATCGAATCAATTGTAAATTGTTTAATATTTGGGTCAGTTCCAATTGTAAAAATTGGTTCGGTGTTCACATCATGTAACAATATATTGAACAATGTAAATTTTACGTCTGATGCAGATATATTATACATAGTTTTATTTTGTGCTTTATCTCCTTCTCCGTACATATAATATATAGTTCCCGATTGTGTTCTTCCAAGGCGTCCCTTTCTTTGCAAACGGCTTGATTCAGATATAGGAACCAACTCAAGTATTGCGGATGATATATTTTTTGTTGGATCAAATATTGATGTTTTTTGAGTTCCAGTTTCGACAACGTATTTTAGTGTACCAATAGTTATGGATGCTTCAGCAATGTTAGTTGCTACAAGTATTACTCTGTTATAAAAATTATTACCACTCATTATATTTTCTTTTGTGTCAAATGGATCATGTTTATTTAATCTTATTTTTGATTTATTTCCATCAATACCATCAATAAATTCTTTTGTGTCATCATCCAATTTACTATGGTACGGAATTGCTATTGTGTCGGGAGGTGTATTTTTATTAATTTTTTCGATAGCTTTTGTAATTTCTCCAGTACCTGGCTCAAATAATAATATATCCCCAGATGTTGATGATGATTTTTTTGTTATCTCTATAACTGTATCAGTTGCAGCGTCCTTATTATCGTCAATATTTGGCATATATATTTCTTTAATTGCATATTGTGTTGTTTGTCCATATTGTCCAATATGTAAACGTCTATCTACATTAACTCTATCAATTTTATGTTTTTTAATATAATTATTTAATGGATACATTTTGTTATCGTTAATACATTTGTAATATCTGCGATAAATAGGCTCATCATCGTCCATTGTTGCCGATATTATAACTAATTTTATATTATTATTGTAATATAATGCATGTTTAATTTGTGTCAATACCATATCCATATTTGCGTTATGTTCATGCGCTTCGTCGATAATAATAATATCATATGTATTTTTTTGCGTATATTTTCCTTTACCTATTTTATTATTATTCATATGTTTTTTTTTCATCAACGGATTTATCGTCTCAACAGAAAGTAATCCGTCGGTAACTACTTTTAAACATAACTCATCTGTGTTTTCATGAGTTTTAAATTTTTTATTAGGATTGTATTCACCTTCATTTTCGTTCTCATATTTATCGTTATCTTCATTTTTTTCTTTATATTTGTATTGAATAAATTTAGTTTTCATCTCTTCACGATCATCTGCTTTCATTATAGGAACTCCTAATTCATGAGCAATTCTTTTAGCATTTTTATGTGTCGGTGGTATTCTTGGTTGTGAACATATTATTTTTCCGTCATCCGTATAATTCATTGCGCACAGACCATATAATAATAATTTAGGCACCTGTGTTGATTTACCAACACCTGTTGAGCCAGTCACATACATAACTCTATTATTTAGGTATTTATGAAAAAAATTTATTTGAGATACCCAATCCATTGCATAAAACGTGTACCAATTTCCGCTTTTTGATAAATTTGTAAACCATGATTCCATTTCACAATTATCATCACACTTATGATCTGCTTTAACTTTTAAATTTCCATATCTTTCTTTTGTTAGATAATAGATGGAATTTTCTGCAAGATTTTTTGTTTCTGATTTCACATATTTTTTTTTAAATCCTTCTGCTATTTTTTTTTTATTACCAGGAGATGCACCTAACAATTCATTATCAGACATTTCACTGTTCGGGCAAAATAAATTTAATATTCCTGATGCGGACATTCCATCAAGTATTATAGATGCCATGTTTTGTTTAATTAGTCCATAAATTTCTTTATTTATTGTTGATCTTTTTCCTGGGTCTGACGTTCCATAATAATTTTTAATGTACGTTCTAATATTAAACCATTTAATCACGTCAAGATTATTATTTAATCTATCTAATATTAATTTTTTGCGTTCATCTGTTAATGAACACCAATACAAAGGCAATACAATCTTACTTTTTCCGTTATAAATATGATGTAATGATTTGCTAAAATTATACACATTTTTTAATGTTAATCTTATTTGAGGCACATTGTCTACTTTTGAGTTAATAACTTGATTTGTTTCATATATAAATTCCTTTGCTATTTCTTTTGTTTCTTTGTTGATTATTTTATTTGAATAAAACATACATTTTTGAAATTTATTTATTGATTTATTTATGTAGTTATATAAGCATCCGAATGTTTCTTTTTTACATAACGAGTCTTTAATATTTTTAAACATTCTCTCCATATCAAATTCTTCATTTTCATCTTCCTCGTTTTCATCATCTTCATTTTCATCCTTTTTTTTCTTATTTCCAATGTTAGTAGATTTTTTATATCCATTTTCAATAGCTTCGATGACATGTTCGTTACCATATTTTTCAAAAAAATATATAATTGATTTTATGCCAGTTTTAATATGACTTTCTTGATATTTTGAATTTATGGCACCAAAATTTTGGTCAGTAAATTTTTTAAATTCAGAAAGAAAATCATTTTGCGCATCTTCATCAAGTTCTTCATATTTAAGATTTAATTGAATCATTTTTGATAAGTCAATATAATTGTTTAAAAAAACAATTAATGGTTCTGGCGTATTTTGTGATGTTTTTACATCATATATCAAATATTTTATATTTTTCACGTTTTCATATAAATTATGAGTAAAAGTTTCATATATTTGACCCACGTAAATATTATTAGATATGTCATTATCAGATAAATTATTATGTTTTAAAGGTTCCGTCAAAAATTCAATTACGTCGATATCATTTAATAAACCATTTACACATTTATTTTCTAAGTTACCCTTAATTGCATATAACATATCATTTGCTACAGGACCGGGCACAACATCAATCCAATTAACATACAATTTGTTTGACACTGTTTTTATCGTCTCTACAAGCAAACGTAAGTTATCATTAAAAAATTTATCAACAAATTCAACAGGTTTATTGTTTATTTGATCAGCTCTCCCATATTGTACATTCGAAAATTTATATTTTGGTGACGAATTCATATAGTCAACTGATGAACCATCTTGTGTTTTTATATATAAATCATTAAAATTTGTAATTTCGCAATATGCACCTGTTTCAGCATTAACAAATGGCAATAATAATAATGTCAAACTAATAATATCCTTGTAATCATTTTGCTGCAATTGTTTTATAAATATATTTTTGTAATTAATTTGATTAAAATATATTCCTATTGTTTCTATCAACATAATTAATCCATTAACTAACATATTTTTATGTCCCGGTATTAAAATTGGAAACATGCCGAATATTACTTTCTCAATATTATTTTTTAATTCACTCGTCACAAATATTTGTCGTGAAATATTATTTATATTTTTATTTTCGACAAAATTCATTGTTATTTATCTTATGACAACATAAAATTTTTCAGGCTATTTATTTTTATTTAATGGTGCGATTTATGCAATCATATATTTTATGTAAAAATTGATATTTTAATAATAATAAAAAAATGGTATAAACTAATATATTTTTATTACATATATCACATAATGGCAAACATGGCACAAATGGCAAAATTGCAGAAAAGATTAAATAAAATGTTTGACGACAATGACATTGATCATTCGTTTATAGATATGGTTATCGATAAACAAATAACAGATAAATTATTGGACCATCAAATGCTTCATTTACGCAGTTTAATAAGCAGCGTCAAAGATTACAATATTGCTGTTGACGGTTCTGGCACTGGCACAGGTAAAACATACACAGCGATAGCAACGTGCAAACATTTTGATTTAATTCCCATAATTTTGTGTCCAAAAACGATGATTAAAACGTGGAAAAATGTGTGCGGGTTATTTAATTGCAACAAACCAATCATTGTAAATTATGAAACTATGAAACATGGAAATCAATATGTTGATAACGATGTAAATAACGAAAGAATTGATAGTAATGTGATAAATATAAATAGTGAGACAAAAAAATATTCATGGAATGTCACGAAAAAACATATGTTAATAGTTGACGAAGCACACAAATGTAAAAGTAAAACTACATTAAATGGAAAAATGTTAATGGCTGCTAAAAATAAATGTAAAATATTATTACTGAGCGCATCTATTGCCGATTCTCCACGCGCATTTTACGTATTCGGTTTTATATTAGGATTTTTCAGAACGCAATCACAATGTAATAATTGGGTAAATAATATTTTAAATGCAAAATTAATGAGCATGACACAATCAAATCCTATGCATGAATATTTATTTCCAAAATATGGTTCCGTAATGTATCTATCAGAAATTGATACGGTTGATAAAAAAAATATAATAATACCAACAAATTATACCATCGATAAAAAATCGGAAATAATAATTAATAATTTAACAGAACAACTTTCAAAAACAGAATTTATTGAAATTAATAAAATATTAATTATGCGTCAACAAATTGAATTAATAAAAGCAAATATTATTATTGAATTAACTGAAAAATATATTAACTGTGGACATTCTATTGCAATATTTATTAATTTTGTTGAAACGTTGAATAATCTAAAAAAAAAATTAAAAACTGATTGTGTTATTCATGGAAATTTAACTGATGACGAAAAACAAAAAAATATTAGTGATTTTCAAAAAAATAAAGAAAAAATTATAATATGCACATTACAATCAGGTGGTCAATCCATTAATTTGCACGACACAAATGGTAAACATCCGAGAGTTTCAATTATATCGCCATCGTATTCAAGCATAGATTTAGTTCAGTCGTTGGGAAGAATTTATCGTGCAGGGACAAAATCGCATGCCATACAACATATTGTTTTTTGTGGAAACACACATGAAGAAAATATTTGTGAAAACATAAAAAAGAAAATCAATTTTATGTCTGGATTAACGGACGACGACCTATCGCTTAAAATATAATAATCATGTTATTTTTTTGATTTTCGCAATTTTTACATTTTTAATTTTTTTATTTTTTTATTTTTCGGTTCACTATCAATTTCGTCGTGTGTAATATCTCTATATTTTTATTTTCTATATCTTCTGTCATGTTCAGGTCCAAAAAATGTTTGTTACTAACAAATTGTGATGTTTATTCATCTTTATTCCAATAACTATTTATAGTTGTGTCTTGCTTTTGTATCCATAACCTATAAACTTTTCCTCGCGTCACAATTTTTGTAATTTTTTTATGTTTATCATCAACATAATAATCATTTTTATAATTTTGTTTATAGATAGTACCTTTATTTTTTCATAAATGATATTTTAATTATTGGAGATATTGGACGAGCATATTTAATAATTTTATTTTTAAGTTTAGAAAATTTCTTGTCAGTAATTTTTTTGTTATTAAAAAATTTCAATTCATCCATAAAACACAAATCGTCACAATTAGCAGTCATTGGCATTGTTTTAATTATTTTAGAATTATTGCGTATTTATATATGGATTATTGTTCATATACACCCCAAACACTTCATATTTTAATTTTTATTTTGCACGTTACCAAATTATGAATACAATAAAATCAATATAATTTTTATGATATTTAATATTATAATATCACATATGGAAGATAAACGATCGAAAATGCCTAAAATAAAATATCCTATGTCGATCAACGGAACTCAATGTATAGGTCCATGTTATAAACCCGGTAAAGTTGTTCTTCATCCCGTCACATTAAATTGGATATCCAATAAACATGATCCATTTTGTCCGATAAATCAAAATGAGGATAATGAAACGGCACAACAATGTGCAAAAATAACATCTAATGATTCAAAAACACAAACGGAAAATTTTGATTATGAAACATTATTGCCATTTATCGACTTAACGCCACAACGATTTTTAAAATTATATTATAGCATATATTCGCTGGATGAAACGTTTTCGTGGTTATCTGAACACACATATCTTCCACTTGATACAAAAATACGCGTAATGGATAATTCGATGGCAGCATATGGTAAAAATTTAGACATAACTAATATGTTACTTATAAATTTTCTTATTGAAATAATAAACACAAAGTGGAATAATAATATTTATAAAAATATATCACAATATTTGTCGATTGACAGTGAAGAAAAAAAAATTATATTTATTAACGACCCAATAAAAAATAATGAATATCAAAATGAAAAAAAAAATTTTATTTTTAACAAAATGTTGTCGTACGAAAATGTTAATGTGTTTTTAAATAAAATTATTAAGAATAAAATGAATTTTAAATTGAACGACTTACAAACACAATTAATGGACTATCTAATAGAAAAAATCAAATTAACAGAAAAAATAAATTAAATTTTGACACATGTATTTATTTCATTTAATTTTATTTCATGATGTGACATGCAATCATTTGAAATGAAAACACATTATATTTTTTCATCTAAATATTTAATCACTATTTGTTTTAATATATCCGAATTATTTACATAAACGATCGCATATATGTTTTTTATTCGATGTTCATCATTAATTGCGTCATTTAAAGTATATATTTGTATTTCTCTTTCTTTTGTTGGCTTTCTTATGTAACAAAATATCAATAAATTTGGATTTTCTATTTTGTACTACTCAACAATATCAACATCTGAAATTTCATTTGAGTGCAAACAATTTATATCAAAAAATACATTATTTATCATATATAATTTTTTTAATGAGGTCGCAACTAATGTTGAGCCATATGGTTTTAATATTTTGCTACGACTAATAGCAACATTATAACCAACGCCTTTACTGAAATATTTATTTGATTCGCCAAAATGATAATAATGTTTATCATATGTTATTATGATGGGATTATCTTTCATGACACTTAACATATATTCTACTTTTGTCTGGTCATGTAGTTTATCGCATTTAGATAATTTTTCTTTGTCTGAATTAAATATGCCATCAAATATACTTTCATCATTTATTTTAAAATGTTCATCACAAAAATCGTTGACATTATTTTGCGCAAAAATCTATATAATAAACAATTTGTGATTTTGTTTTTTTTTTGTTTTATTAAAAAAAGTGTAAATTTAAAAAATCATTTATATTCGAATAATAATTTTCTACGTTTTTTGAGATGAACATTTTTTATTTTGATTATCAATTAATACGTAATCAAAATCAAAAAAATATAATATACTGACAAACGTTTTGTTGTGTCATTATAATGTGTATTAGTTATTTATGATATATTTATGTTAATAATAAAATAAAAATTATGAATATTATTTCATTTTTTTATTTATAAATAATACTTTTTTTGTGTTTATATAATATTACAATGTCGAATTTATTTTTGCTATCTCCAACATCATCAACATTGTCGTTCGGTAATTATTACGGCAATGATGACAAATATATTTTATCTAACAGTTCAATACCGTATAGTTACCAACCTCTTAATAATAAATATATTGTTAGTAATAATTCTCCTATTCCGTTTGTTCCAATTGGTACAAATTATATAATGCCATCAAGTTTACCATCATATTTAGATTTAAATCAAGATCATCGTGTACATGAGCGAATGACAAAACATTTTTATTATCTGACTATTGATAATTGGTTGTATGATTCTCTAATTGATATTTTATCTCTTCTTAAATACGATGATGTTAGTAAACAGGTATCAATAACGTCAAAAAATGATCGTGACTACACAACTAAAGAAAATCAAGAGTCAGTAGAAGCAAAAATTAAATTTATTGAAACTGAAATCATGAAAAAAAAAGACATGTATAGAATTCTTTCAAAATTAGTCAAAGAAAGCATGTTAAACTGGTATGATTTAGCCAAAGTAGAACATGCAGTTAAAGAAGTTACGCGCGTGTGGCTTAAAAAACAGCTGCGAAAATAAATTAACATTATATTTAAAAAATTTATTGATTCAACTTAACCAATAAACATTTTTTTTGATGAACAACAAAGTATATCATCGCGTATGTAGTTGCAATATTCAGACGTTGTAATATTTCTGCATTTAAGTATCATCGAATGATCCACTAAAATGTCAAGATCAAGACCAACATTATTACATTCGTCGTCCATAAATGTATCTGCAAATTTTCCGTTAAATATACATTTATTTTTTATTACATCTGCATCTATATCGACAACATCAAATGCATTAAAACCGGCGACGTCTTCATATATTTGTTTAACATCAAGATAACTCGTATAGGTGACGTCGTCATATGTTTGTTTAACATCAATATAATTCGTATCAGTGGTATCAATAATATCGTATATGCCTATGTTGTTATTAGAAAAATGTTCAACGTCGTAACAATTTATGCCCGCATCACAAATATTACAATTTGACAATTTACTTGATATATAATTTATTATATACATACATATACTTATAGGACGCAACATATTCAATACATATGTCCATAAATCATCATTATTCATTTAGATAGATATATTGTAATGAAGGTATTAATACATCTATAAATATATTAGTTATCCATACATTTATATATTTCAATTTTTATGCGCGTTTATAAAAAGTTTAAAGACAATATAATAAAACATATTAAAACAATTATAACACAAATAAAAATATACAATGACAATTTTAGATGAATACCTTGAGTACCACAATAAGTATGAACAAAAATATGGAAAAGGACGAACGTTAGTATTTGAACAAGTTGGATCATTTTTTGAAATGTATTCAACAAAAACGGAAGGACCTAATCTTGATGAAGTTGCTAGCTTACTAAATATTGTATGTACAAGAAAAGATAAATCAGTATATGAAATAAGCAAAAAAAACCCATACATGTCAGGGTTTCCAACGCAAGCACTCCAAAAATTTATTTCCATATTAATCAATAACGCATATACAATAATAGTGATAGAGCAAATGACACAACCTCCCAAAAAAATAATACGTGAAGTCACCGGTATATATTCACCAAGCACATACATTGAAGGAAATATAACACCTGATACAAATAATTTAGTATGTGTATATGTCGAGCAAGAAAAAATGATAAACGGCAAATATTTATCATGTGTTGGATTATCGTGCGCAGATATATCAACTGGTAAATGTTCGACGTACAACGTATGTTCAACTGTTATGGACCAAAATTTTGCGTTAGATGAAACATATCGTTTTCTTTTAGCAACTAATCCAAAAGAGATTTTATTTTATTATAAAAACAATGGCAGCGATTTACAATATGAAACAATTTTAAATTCTCTTGAAATCAACACGTCAAAATTATTTTATAAAGGATCGCCAAATAAAAATGTTTACAAATTAGATTATCAAAATGAAATATTAGGAAATGTATATAATAATATTGATACCGAACTGACTCCGATTGAATATTTCGACTTGGAACGAAAACCGTATGCTACCAGTAGTTTTATCCTATTAATAAATTTCATGTACGAACATAGCGAAAAAAATGTACTATATATGAAAGAACCAGAAACATTTGTCAATAACAAACATCTAGTATTAGGAAATGATGCAGTTAGACAACTTAATATTTTAGAGACAGATTATTTAGATACGCCTAATAAAAAAATAAAAAGTTTATTTGACGTTGTTAATAATACGAAAACAGCAATGGGACGTCGTTATTTAAAACAACGTTTACTGGAACCATTGTATGATTCAGATGAAATTCAACAAAATTATGACGACGTCAAACGGGCATTAAAAAATGATTTATATTCTGATGTGCAATTATATCTAAAAGAAATTAATGATATTGAACGTATTGAACGTAAAATGTCGTTACAAATGATTCAACCGAATGAATTTCTTAACATGTACACAAGTTTTTGTTCTGTTAAACGTATATTAGATGTAATGAAAAAAAAAAAATTATCATCGTTGACAAAAATTATGCCAAATTATAAAATAGAATTACTTGATAAATTTTTGAAACGGGTTTCTTTTTTATTTAACTTAGATGAATTAAAAGTTCAAAATACGTCAGATTTTAAAAAATCAGTTTTTACCGAGGGATTAATTTTAGAAATTGACGAAGTTGAAAAACAAATATATGATGGTGTAAATTTTATGTCAAACTTACAAAATTCTCTGTCACAATTTATTGACGATAAAATAAGCCTCATAAAAAATACAAATGATGGATATTATTTAAAGATATCCAAAGTACGTTCCGCAAAATTAATTGCACAGGTTAATAAAAAATCATCAATTATGGTCGAAAATGAAAAAATTAATTTGAGTGAATTTAAACTTGTCCACCTTAAAGATTGCGTAAAAATAATAATTCCTGATATTAAAAATAGATCTAAAAATATTGACGAACTTCGTATAAAATTACACAAAATGATTAAAATTAAATATAAAATAGAAATTGAACAATTATATCTTGAATACAATGACGATTTATTTTTATGCGTCAATTCATTTGTCACTTACTGTGATTTTATTATGAGCAACGCATGTACTGCAAAATTATTTAATTATACGTGTCCAACTATTGATAAACATGAGTCAACTGATGACTCATACATATCAGCAACAAATTTAAGACATCCTATTATCGAAAGATTAATCAATCACGAATATGTTCCACATGATGTTAATATTGGACAACAAAATGAAATGAAAGGAATGTTAGTTTATGGGTTAAATAGTGCAGGTAAATCAAGTTATATGAAAGCTATTGGAATTAATTTAATTATGGCACAAGCTGGTATGTTTGTTTCCGCGGAAACATTTAATTTTGTTCCATATAAATCATGTTTCACGAGAATAACAGGTAATGATAATATTTTTAAAGGTTTATCGAGCTTTACATTAGAAATGATTGAATTAGATTCAATAATAAATAGATCAGATAATAACACGTTAGTTATTGGAGATGAAATTTGTCGTGGAACTGAACACGTTTCGGGAAATGCTATAGTTGCAGCATCCATATTGCAATTAGCAGAAGCAGATGTATCATTTATTTTTGCAACACATTTACATGAACTTGGACAAATTAAACAAATACAAAATTTAGATAACGTTAAAATGTTTCATCTGGCAGTTGATTATGATGAAAAAAATGATGCAATAATATACAACAGAAAATTGCAAGAAGGCTCTGGTGAACCAATTTATGGTGTTACTGTCGCAAAACATATCATAAAAAATAAAAAATTCACGCAAATTGCAAATGAAATAAAAAATGATTTGCTCAAAAGACCAAGTAATGAACTCGTACCTCTTAATTCAAGTTCTCGATATAATTCTAAATTAATGGTTTACGAATGTCAAATATGTAAAAAACAAAATTCTAAGGGACATGCCACTGAACTTGAAACTCATCATATTAATCATCAAAAGGATTATGATGGTGATTTTATAGATAAAAAAAATAAGTCACATATTAAAAAAAATGATATGTCAAACCTCGTTGTTTTATGTCAATATTGTCACGATAAAGTTCACAATGGTGAAATAGTAATTGATGGTTACGTTATGACTAATAAAGGACGAAAAATAATTAACACAAAAACATAATTAATTATTTTTATTGTCATTACTGTACGTTATTGATTTTTGTTTTAAAATATTATATTTATTTTTAAACTTTTCATTTATGCTGAATTTCAAAATTATATTTTTATCATATTTCTCACATTCAGATGTCAATTTATTTTCTATGTGATTAATTGTTTCATCAATTTCTTTATGGCTTAAACATTTAAATGTAATTTTATACGTAGGTAATGAAAATAATTCAACAACGTATTTTTCATTCGCATCATAATTTCCAATAACTTCCCTCATTATTTCGTTTAACACAACGACGCCATCATTCAGCGTTACCATAATATCGAAACAATATTCTATAATATATGGTTCAACTAATGTGCGTTTTATTATTTCTGCAATAATATATTTGGATCTCATAAAATTTTTTCATACAAATTATAATGTTCTTCCGGTTCATCTAAAATATTATTAGATAAACTCCACAATGTTGCATCGTATATTTTTAATTTTATTTCACGTGTCAATTCGTCACCATATATGCCATGAAATTTACAATAAAAATCAATTATCGTTCCCATGAAATTAATTATTTTATTCATTTTATCAAATAATATTTTATAATTTTTATTATCATCAATATCAACGCGACGTCGTGATAAATCTATGTAATTGCGTGTATCATCAACCATCATTACATTGCATATCATATGTTGTCCTTTATTATATACTTTTGTCAACTTTTCGCTTCTATTTTTTAATAATTCAGTTGGCATTATTAAACCATCAACATTATTATAAAATGGTAAGACACAATACACATCATTTACCTTTGCATTTGTTGTGTTTGTTATTACCACATCAACGTAATCTCCAATCTTTGGCAATTCGCTTTTAAAAAATTAATTTTCATGATATATTAATACCATGAAAATAAAAGTAATTGTGATAAGAATTATAATATCAATTTTTTTCACGTAAATTTACATTTGATTACATGCCAGCATATTTCGTGTTCATCATCTTCTAATACAATAAATTTTACAACAATATTGTCACATAATTGACTTATTTTATGCTTTATCATTTTTTTGTATTTTTTTAATTCATCACATTCATCATAAAAAGAAGGAACCGAATTATCGAACACTACAACATGTTCATCCAATTCATATTTTGTTTGTTTATGATCATGCAATTTCCACACATTATCGTCATAATATTTATTAACACATGGATGATATCGAGTTAACAACTGTTTTATTTTAATTATAATTTCGTTTCTTGACATGTCATTTATTTGTTTAATATCATAGTTTTCTAATTCATAAAATAATAGTTCTCTTTTTTTTCGTCCCGCGTCATGAAAAATTTTATTATGCATCATATTAATTTCGACATCAGATAATTTATTTAAATTTTTATGAATAAATTCTATATTATTAAACATATCATCATTTGTCTTAACACAATTAATGTCATTATATAGATAACATTTATTTTTTATTTTTTTATTTTCCATTACGTTTATTATGATATTTTACGCATAACCACTTTAAATTAATTTTTTGGCTTTTTAGCTTTTTTTGATTTGACCGTTATAAATTCTTCTTCTATTTGTTCATCCTTAACAACTTTTTCGTTATTTTGCTTTTCCTTAACAATTTTTGCTTTTATTTTTTTGTCATCTTGTTCATCCTTAACAACTTTTGCTTTCGCTTTTATTTTTTCTATGTAATATAAACCATCATCATTTATTTTAAGTCTATCAATTGAAATTATTTTTTTATTTTTCGTATCATATTCAACCATTTTAATTGTTAATATTGTAGCTGTTAATACGCCTATTAACTGAATTCTTTTTTCTTCATCATTTTCAAATTCAGCAGCATATTGATTAATTAAAATATTTTTTTTATTTTCTGGAATTTTATTCCACGGCTGAGACAGTGTCATTTCATTAATTTTATCAAATATATCATTTATTTGACTTTTTCCAGTTGTGTCAAGTATTTTATTTCTGCCACGTATTTCATCAATTAATTCATTTATGTTTGTTTTACGTTCTTCGTCACCACAATTTAAAAATTCTGTTTCTAGACTTGATAACACTGCATTTTGTCTAAAACTTTCAATCTCTGAGGTTAATGTCTGTGTCGTCATTATCAATATAGCTTTTTATCTATTATTGTTATATATTTATGTTTATTTTTTATTTTCAATTTTTATTCAATGTCATGATATATAATTTGTTGTTTATTTGCATTAGGTAACACATAATAAAATAATAAATTTATTATGCATCATAACTATTAATGAACACAAATAATTCTAACACAAACGAAAATAATTCTGATGAAAATATAAATAATTCTAACACAAACGAAGATAATTCTAATGAAAATATAAATAATTCTAACACGCAAGCTAACGCGAAAGCTAATGATAAATTTAATAAAAATTTCGTCACAAATATGAAAAAAATGCAGGACGAAGAAAATGAAAAAGAACAACAAAAACTTGCAATTTTAAATAATAAAAATACAATATATAATCATTCTGTGTTTGATTTATTAATCGGCATAAATAACACATTTTTTGGAATGCTAAACGACATCATAACGTTAAATATAACCAGCAATTTTTTTACAAAAGACAACAGATTATTTTTTATTGGTCTTTTTTTAATAATCATCGCAATATCGATGATGATATATAATCATATATATAGCATACATTTTGACGACGTGTTGACAGAAATTAAAAAAAATAAAGAAACTAACAAAAAAATCGTAAATGTATACAACGTTTATAACAATGATGAAAATATAACTTCACCTAATTTATCATTACTTGGAGCAAATAAAACATTAACATCTCCTAATTTATCATTACTTGGAGCAAATAATAAATATCTAACATCTGCAAATTATGTAAAATTAAATAAAATATAATTACATAGCGTTGTTATAATAATCATCCAACGTATTTTTCGTATTAAACACAGATGATTTTGCCATCAAATATTCTGACATCGACGGATATTCTATATTTTTAAGATTAAATGTAGCATAACATAACATTTGATTATCTTTAACGTCGGATTTTAATTTGTCGATGTATTTCTTTTTAAATTCGTATTCATTAACGCATGTAAAATTACCCTGATAATCAATAACTATTCGCCTAATTTTATGTTTTTTTGTGAGAGGATTTTCAAATAAACAAATTTGATACATCGATATGTCATTAAGTTCGCCATTTTGTTGTAAAAATATTTTGTCTTCTTTTTCTTTGTTATAATTTGTTCCAACAAAATTAAAATCATTATTGTTGTTATTCATATGAATTATATAATGACTCCACATATAAAAATATTTTATTTTACGATGCGCACAATACTTTTATACGTCATTAGCCTCATATTACAACAATATCGCCTCAATTTATAATTATTTACAATATTTTGTTTTTGTAATTCTATTTCTTGTTTTGACATGTCAGGATCATTATTTATTTTATTCATTTTTTCTTCATAGTCAACCATGATATGAGATAACATTTGTTTACATGTCGGGCATTTTGTGTAAATCATATTTTGTTTTATATTATTAATAATATATGACTTTATATTTATTTTATCATTTTAATTCAATTTTTATTAAAATGATATCCATTTAATCATAATTTTACAATCAATATTACAATATATATATAATTCAAATTTTAATATGTCATATAAATAAATATATTATGTTATCAATTGATGAAACCGTTGAAAAAATAAATTTAATAAAATTAACAAAAAAACAAGTATTTGTGTTGTCGACAATAACAATATTAATTATTGGGTTATGTTCAAGAATAAATGTGCATACCGGCATATTTATAGGAATATTTATATCTATTTTATTCATCGCATATATGTATTTTTTATTTGATAAACAAAACGTTGACATTGACGCAACTCAAAAAATAAAAAAAGAATCGATATATCCAAAATCTGAAATCATATTAAAATATAATGACATTTCAAATTATATTTTTGAAATCCAAGATTTGTACACATATAGCCCCAAAATATACGAGGAACTAATTTCATCGATAGATAGTTTTTTAATATTGTACGAGGATACACTAAAATTTCCTTCAAATTCAGGAATTGATTTTAACATGGCGCAAAATATGATTACCAAAATAATTAATCTAATGCATTCATTTATTTATAATGTATCGTCACATGTATTAATCGATAAAATAAATTTATATTCAAAAAAAATCAATGATTTGTTAAATATATATCTTCTCAAAATATACTATGTATACAGACAACAATTAGATAATAATATTATAAATACCAATACGCAACTAATAAACATAAATGATCCCCAACCGTATGCAAAATTATCGGTTATCGATAAACAGTTTCAGTTTTATGTGTAATTTTTAGAATAATCAATAAAATTGAAATAATATTATTCGTCATAACGAGCATAACTATTGGTTTAATAATATAACCACGCACCACAAATTAACCATAAAAATAACAATTCACGTTAATCGTAATAATGGTTGGTAAAAAAAAACAATCCATACCATATGAGCAAATAGTTGAAGGAGTTGTTGATAAAATTATTTCTATTGTACCATCAGTTATGATATATCGACAAATAATAATGACTGAACTCATCAGACAAAAATATTTAGACCCAACCATACCACGAAAAGCAGTTAAACGCACATATACAATAGCTGTTGTTAATAATTGTGATTATTTTAAAGATAATAATGATTATTTATGGAATGAATATAATGAAATTGTGGGAACGGCGCATTTAAATAATAATCATAATTATGAATACATTCTTTTTTCAGATATTGGCAAACAAAATGATGCAATCGCAAATACATTTATATTAATTGATAAAATAAACCATCACCTACAAACAAATATAACTTAATTAATTATTCATCATCACTATCGTCGACTAATTGAAATGACATAACTTTACTTTTTTTATTTTTTGTTGACGTATTTTTTTTTATTTTTTCATTATCTTCATCACTGGCACTATCATCCACCAATTGAAATGACATATTATTCATGTTAATTGACAAGTCCTTTCCAATGTTTTTCTTTTTTTTATTTTCATTATTTGCAACAGTTGATGAAATTAAATTTGCAATAGTTTTGTGATAATTTATATCTTTGTCGTTACAAATATCATCAACTACTTTCATTATTTTTTTATTATATTTCATGTCAAGACTATTCACATATTCGTTAAATATTTGAATTTTGTCTGGATTTGCGCGCAAAAATAAAACATAGTTCCACATTTTTTCCATTGTAGGATATTGTTCTTTGAACCATAATTTGTCTCTGTAAATTATTATGCATTTTGATGTGTTTACTCTCCAGTAAATTACGCGATTTAAATAATATTTGCCAGCATATTCAGGATCATTGTGTAATGCCGATACTGTATCTGCTATCCATTTTTCTACTTCAGATGGTGTCATATCGATTTTTTTAGGATATATATGTTTCGATGCATCATATACCGTCTGTTCATACGTTTTTTTATTTTGTGCTTCAGCAACCTTAGAAAATGGTAATAATTGAATGAGACATCCTTTTTCAAATCCTGTTTCTAGACTTCTATAAGGTTCCGTTGCATGAGTGTCTGCTAAAAAATCTGCTTTCGAATCATATTCAGATATGCCGCATTGCCAAAAATCACATTCATCCAAATCACAACATTCTAATTGAACCTGAACTTGAACCCAATAATATATTGGACATATGTTATCTATAATTGTTCCTCCCATTTGTATTTTTCTAACGTATGGACATTTAATCTCCAACATTCTTCCAACATATTTTGTTTTGTGAATTCCATCAAATTTATGCACATCAACAATATCGTCAGGACTTGCACCCAAAAAATTAATCGTACTGTGAGCTAATAATCCAAAACTTGCTGTTTTTACTCCAAGTCTTTGCTTATATACCATTGTTGCAATCTCCTCATATTTTGTTCCATGATGACAAAATTTATTACTATGAAACGGCGCATCAATTGTTTTTTTTAAAATGAATTTATATGGTGGCTCGTGTTTATTTACACCAACCACTGTACCACAATCACTTGCTGTCATTCTTTCTTTACGCAATGCAAACCATTCATCTTCTCCCTGTTTAAAATTTGGACGTGATTTGAGTTCTAACAATATTTTTGTTTTTTCTAATTCAACTTCCGTTATTTTATCATCAACAATGTCATCATATACCCACTGAGTTCCAAATGGTTCATATTTTGGTTCTATTTGTTTTGTATAATCAATTCCATTTAATGTAACCTTGTTTTTTCCTTTCATATATCCTTTTGTCATGTATCCACAATCAAAATGATTATCAATGTACGAATTAAAAGTTTCGCTGTATGAATATGTTGGTTTAATTTTATTTTTATTTTCATTTAATTTTACATCTTCAACTTCTGTATCTTCAACTTCTGTATTTTCAGTTTCTGTATTTTCAACTTCTGTATTTTCAGTTTCTGTATTTTCAACTTCTGTGATTTTTGATTTTTTAACGGTACTAAAATAATATTCTCCGGACTTCTTTTTTTTTGACATTTTTTTGATATCCTTTTTTTGCTCATCATCAAGTGAATACTTTACTGATATATCATGTATGATAGCGTCTATTTCATCTTTATTAAAATAAGTTTTTTTATAAGTGTTTTTAATGAACTTTGTTGCTTTATCCATTTGGTGATTTATATTTGTAGTTATTATATAATGGTGACTAATTGTTAATATAATTATAATTATATTTTCAATTTTTATTGCCACAAAAATATTATTTATGTTGTGTAAATATATTATGGTTATGAAAGAATATAAAATACAGGACCAAACTGATAAAAAATGTGCACCAGGTAAAAAATTTAGTGACGGTTCATGTTTATCAGTAGAATCTTTGGTTAAAATGGCTGATGCGTATAATATGGATAACTCAAACGACCAAATTAAGACACAACATGGTTATGAAGTAATAAATCCGCGTAGCTATAAAAAATATTTATTAAATCAATTCGATAAAAAAATGTCAAAATGTTCATCACAACAATGTTGGATTAATCAACAATTTATGAAATTTGTTGACGACCAGCATAAAACAGAACTAGAGTCATATACATTTTTACCGGAGGGACCAACCGGTAAATTTGAATGGTTAAACACATTAAATATTAATGACGTCATGATACAATATGAACAGCATTATCCAGCGTTTAAATTTTTTGGCGCGGTCCCTATTGATTTTGATGAACTTCCAAGTCTTGGAATTAAAAATATTGATTACGATGAACTCATTGAACGAGGAAAAACAAAATTAGGTTTTATTTTTAATCTTGATGAACATTGGCAATCCGGGTCACACTGGGTTGCTATGTATGCTGATATTCTTGAGGGAGTATATATATATTTCGATTCATATGGAACATTACCTGAACGGCGAATTCAAGCATTAATGAAAAGGATGGCATTACATAGAAAAAATAAAATGGGAAAAGATAAATTATTGGTCGACTATAACAAAAATAGACACCAATATAAAAATTCAGAATGTGGTGTATATTCAATAAATTTTATTTTAAGAATGCTAAAAGGGGAAACATTTTACGATATCGAAGATAGCAAAGTTCCTGATGACACGATTAACAAATGCAGAAATTCATATTTTAAAAACGCTAATTTTTAAAATAAATGTTAATTTTATTAATAAATAAAATTCACGTGGTATAATTTTATGGTTCGATTTCTAATGTTAAAACATGAGATTTGTTATCAAAATCAATTAATTCACTATATTCTTCATCACCCGTCTTAAATTGCATTATCATCGCATCAAGATCTTTAATTGGGACATCAAAAATATTTTTAATCGGTATGCATTTATTGTCATTTAAATTAAATTTGGCTATTGCATCAATTTTTGATATGTTATTTATAAATAAATATAATTCTTTATTATTGTTAACAGGTTCATCACTTGTATATTTTGTTTTTCCTCTGTAAAAATTTTTTGTAAAACCCATTTTTCTTGTCACGCTTGCCCCACTTGTTTTATATATTTCAAATATTTCATCTTTTTTATTTTCTATGCATACATGATTTGAGTCAGTCATGTATAACATTATATTATATTCATCATATATTGCGTCATGTATACTTTCAAGTATCTCAATTATATCGTAATCACCCTCAGCCAACTCAATACAATTTTCATCATCATCCGTCACAAAAATAAATTGATTTGATTCGTCATTTAATTCAACCTTTGTATTAAAATCAGGAAAGCCACAATCAATAATATTTATTTTTGATATTTTTTTGATAGGAACGTCAAATTCTACCATATAATCATTATAATGTTTTGGCTCTGCATAATCTTCAGATTTTATTACTATTATATTGTCAGAATTTTTAGAATTTTGTTCAATATCCATTTCGTCAATAATTTCTGAATGGTCACTGTCGCTGCCATACGATTCCTCTTTTATTCTCAACGATTTTATTTTTTTCTTTTTTTCCATTTCGTTTTCCCTTTTTGCATCCATAAATAATTTTTTTTCGCGTTTGTCCTGTTCAAGTTTTTCTTTTTTTATAATTTTAAGTAAATTCTTTTTATCGTTATCACTTAATTCATTATTATTCATCATGTCTTTTATTTTTTGTATTCTTTCACCATGATCTTCAATATCAAGTATACATTGTAATTTATTTTCATCCTCAAGCACTTCTATTCCAGCTCCATTCTTCATCTGACATAAAACATCACCCATTTGTTTTGAATTCATATCTCGAAGCTGACACGTATCTATCCGCATATCGTCTGTATTTATTTTATCGATCATCGATTGAATATCTGACGAATGTAAGTTTTGCAAATTATTATTTTCCATCCTGTTTATGTTGCTAGTGTCGATCCCTCCATTATTAAAATTTGCAGATTGTTGTGGCATATTCATATTATTCATACCATTCATATTATTCATATTATTCATATTATTCATATTATTCATACCATTCATACCATTCATATTATTCATATTATTCATATTATTCATATTATTCATACCATTCATACCATTCATATTATTCATACCATTCATATTATTCATACCATTCATATTATTCATACCATTCATATTGTTCCCATTATTCATATTAGGAGAAACAGTTGGATCAAAATGTGTTGGTGCTGAACTTTGTGTGTTTATATTCTGCCTATCTTGCAACATCTTATCAAAATCAGATTTAATATTACCGTTGTCATTATTTCCAGAATTACCACCACCACCCATATTACCACCACCCATATTACCACCACCCATATTACCACCACCCATATTACCACCGTTCATCATATTACCACCACCCATATTACCACTGTTCATCATATTACCACCGTTCATCATATTTCCGCCGTTCATCATATTACCACCGTTCATCATATTTCCACCGTTCATCATATTTCCACCGTTCATCATATTACCTCCACCCATATTAAAATTTCCCATGGAATTTAAATCAAATCCACCCATACCACCACCAAAATCACTACCAACGCTCATTATGTTATTTCCACCACATCCACCACCTCCACCACCCATCATATCCATACCACCCATTTGATTATTATCATTCATGCGCGAATCACCTCCATCTAGTGCAAAATTAATATCTGGTGGACGTTGATTTTGATTAAATCCACCACCTTGCATACCACCTTGCATACCACCTTGTTGACCAGGATAATCATTTGCACGCTCATACATACGTTTTTCTAATTCGTCACCACCACCTCCACCTTGCATGCCACCACCTTGCATGCCACCACCTTGCATGCCTCCACCTTGCATGCCACCACCTTGCATGCCACCACTTCCATGATCATTTATATTTCCCAAAAACATTTTTGAGCCGACTTCTCCTGTCGCGGTTATATATGAACCAGGCGCATCTTCAACGTTCGAAAATGACGCATATCCTCCACCTGTGCCACCGTCAAAACCTTTAAATCCACCATCTGCATTATTATTTTGTCCACCACGTTGTCCACCACGTTGTCCACCACGTTGTCCACCACGTTGATTTTTATTGGACGATTTATTTTTATTACTATTTTCTTCATATGCTTTTATACATTCGCCAACACTTTTTTTATTTAGTTTACTTAAAAATGTTGGTATAGGTACATTATTTGGGCGAGCATTTTTATACTTGCTAAAAACAACTTTCATTTGATGTTCTAAAAAATCTCGCGACGATTTTCTTGATTCTGGCGTATTCCTTATAGGTAATGCATTTTCTAATATTCCATAAAGTTTATCGGTGTTTTTTTTTGAAAAAAATATTCCATCCATATCAAACTTATATATATATATAATTATCGTTCTTTTATTTTAAATTTTTATAAACGCTTTTATTTGATATGTCCTAAAATAATCATATGTTCAACATTAAATATTATTTTAGTAACATAAATTATAAAATAAATTATAATGTACAATAATTTTCAACAAACATTAGCAAATAATAATCAGCATATACACAACCAAATATCACCATATAATAATGAACAGTTTACATGCGGTAATAATCAAATGGGTAACATAAATAATTCTTTCATGCCAAATACACCACTTATTGAAACGCCTAATTTTAAAAATAGAAACGAATTACTTCATAATAATGTCAACGACAATACAATTGCAGATAACATTAGGGAATACACTATTCATATTGACAGCGCTGATAGAGATTCATCAATATTCCCAAATCAATTTAAATTTACGACGTCATTTGGAGGAAATGTTATGCCAAATATTGCTAGATCATTTAAAAATGTATTATACATTAAATTTGTAAATATAATGCTTCCACAAAGTACAAAAGCAGACGACTACGTAACCATGTCCGCTTCTGCTAGCGATATTCTTGAAAATGATAGATATCTCTTATTAAGAATAAAAGAATTATCGGATAATCATACGTTATCAACAGGCTCAACAATTTCAGATAATACCGTGCGATTATTATTCGATTCAAAACAAGGTTCGTATTATGCTTCGTGGTCTGCTTTAAGAAATAAATTTTCTTTTTCATCAACATCTCTTGGAAATATAAATAGATTGTCTTTTGAATTAATCGATAGTTATGGACAACCAATATTATTTTCTGGTTCGGACCCTTTAGTCACGGACACATCACATTTTACACATCAATTTAATAAATACACACAAATGAGTCTCGTTATGGTTATTGGCACAATTGAAAATGAACTTAATACGAAAATAAATTTTTAATATACTAATTAACGCAAAAAATGAAATATATTAATAAACATATTAATATGTATCTTTATGCATCAAAAAAATATATTTACGATGAGTACCAAATCAAAAAAATATAAAATCACAACAATGTCAATTTTAAGGATAACAAATTCATTTGACAGATATGATTTGGCAAAAATATTTGACGAATATCTAAATTAATTTATATTTTGGCTCAACCATAATAGCAACACTAATACGGTTAAATATAATGGCATTCCTATCAATATTTTAATAATATGATAAACCTATTATACCACTGTAATTTTTTCTTAATATATCAACAGGATCACCAGATGTTAAAGATATTACTATTACCACTTCACAATTAGAAATATCGTCTGCGCTAAATATTTCTAATAATTTTTTATATTTTACGGGAGTGCAATATATTGTTTTCACCATTTGATTTTGTAAATTTGTTAATATTTGTTTGCCTATTAACACGCGGTCCATCATTTTAGGATTTTCAATGTATTCTAAAACAGAATTTAATTTTTCGTGCAGCTTGACCATTTCTATTTTTTTAAATTCGTCACAAAGTTCTTCATTTTTAAGGTGCACATTTGGAACTATCGATGTTTTTGTGTTGACGCCCATATTTAAATGCAATGTTTTGAAACATACAGATACACCATGTATAATACATTCCTGTTGCTTAATAACGTCACTTAAATAATCCTCAATCTTTTTTTTTTTAAGGTCAAACGTAATTTCATCACGTTTTTTTGTATTTGTAAAATGAACATGCGTAACTATATTATTTTTTACAAGCAACACGTTTTTATAATGTTCATTAGTCAACAAATCTTTAACATATTCAATATTAAACGTTTCGCCACATTTAAAAATATATTTTGATACAGAATAATGATTTAATAGTTGAACGCATTTATTGCTCATGTTTATTTCTGTTATTTTTTCACCAATTAAAAAAACTTTATTAATAATTTTATCTGAAAAATATGTTTGTTCAGTTATAAATATGCTGAAATTATGCAAACGGTCATTTAAATATTTTCGTTTTGTGCTATTTTTAATAGTGCTTATTTTTGTTAATTGACTCATAATATTGTCATATAATGTCGTAGCATCCATGTTATGCACAATTATTGTAAATAAAGAGTCATATTTATCGGTTTCATTTTTGTGTTCATCAAGTATTTCGTTCATATTGTTTTTGTGGTTATTTATGTTACCATCATTATGTTTATATTAAATAATTCATTTAATTATTCAATATTTTGATAAAAATTGATTTTTAATTATGTATTATTTATATACACAATAAACATGTACAACTAAAATTAATTAAGATGGTTATGACTTACAAAGACATACTCGATTTAAATCCTGGTATGAAATACGTGAAAACAAATTTGTCATCAATTATTGATGACATGGTAGAACATAAAAATGACATATCAAGGTCTGAATACGACGCAATCATAAAAATTTTAGTAAAAGGTTTAACTTTAAACAAAACAAATATGGTAATGATAAGTGACCTATTTAAAATATACATACCAAACAACACTCAACTTAATTCACTCATAAAATCAACAAATAAAAGCGCATTGTGTGATTTTGATAATGAATGGATAATGTATTTATCAAATAACGGTTTTGTATTTGACGACGAAAATAGGAATAAATTAATTAATGATGAACTAACTGAATTTTTTATTAACGATTTAAATAATGACACAGAAGAACCATTTACATTGTTGTGCAACACTTTGCGACATATGAAAACTTGTCATATTGATTGTCATTATTTGAAAATAAAAAACTTTATTAAAAAAAATATAAAAAAAATATCAGAAAATAATATCCACGAATTATGTGTGTTATTATGTGAAAAAAAAAGTATGCCCAATTTTAATTTGGCTTTATTTTTGCAGAAACTCGACATAAATAAAAAGAACATCATAAAATTATTTGATCACATGTTAAATTCACAACATGATACATCTAATGTACCAGCTGTATTAAAACATATAACTAATATATATAATCAAATTGGTCAAGATATACAATTATCACACGAACATTTTAAATCATATGTGTTGCTCAGTAATAATTATGTTTTAAATGATATTAACGATAATTATCCAATTTTAAAACGCAAAATACATACTAATTTTTTAGTGTGCATCAACGACATGCTCAATAAAATAGATAATGTTATAATTTATGAATTTGCATTAAACAATCTAGTCACATTTGATCGTATTAATAAAGTGATAGATAAATATAATGATATAATACAAAATATAGAGAATCATAACGTTAAATGTAACGAAATAACATTTAATTTCGCATGCAAAACAAATAATACGATCATAATCAATAAATGTATCAAACAAATGATTGCACCAAGTAATGAATGTATCAATTACGCCATATCATTTTCAAATCAATTATTAGTTAAATATTGTTTAACGCATATGAACGCTACAGAAAAACACTTACAAAATGCATGTGCATTTGATAACGTAAACATAATTAAACAAATTCTTGATACAAAATTAATTCCATCACAAATTTGTTTCATTAATGTCTTAAATAATGATGACACAAAAATTGACGTAAAAAAACAAATAATAATATTATTTCTTGAATATGGCGGAATCATTAATATACCAACATTAAAATGGATTATATGCGCACATGCAATGACTCCTGAAATATTTAAATATAATATTTCATATGATGATTATTTTGACATATGCCATTATTATTGTAAAATCAACGATAATGTAGAATTTATTAATTTTGACGAACCATGTAAAAAATTATATAAATTTATTCATGACAACGAAAATTATGATACCATAATTGATTTCAAAAATAAAAATAACATTGAATTTGATAAATATTGTTATGATTTAATGTTAATAAAACAAGATTCAAATTATTCAAAAACTGTTAATGATGCAATTAAAAATAAAAAATATAACGTGACATGTGAAGCAATTGCACGTAGCACATGTGTTGTATATAGACAGCATTTATTCGGCAAATATTTTTTTAATACGTCGTTTAATTTATAAATAAAATGTTAATCAAAAACTTAAAATTATTTAACGCATAAAAAAATATCAATATGTGCAATTTAATTTATAAATATATTTAATAATTATGACGGTGATAACTTTTAAGGAAGCAATTAAATCAAAACAATCAACACGAATAATAAAAAAAAACTTAAAAAGTATAATATATAATGGATATGAACATAAATGTGAGATTACGCAAAAAAATTATGACACATTCATCAAAATAATAACAAAAAAAAATTTTTTGTGTGACGTAAAAATTCATGACATTAAGCTATTATTTCACATTTATATTCCAACAAGTGAACAATTAAATAGTTTAATTGATAACGCACATTATGATACAAATATTGCAAATAAAAATGAATGGTTAACGTATCTAGAAAGTAATGGCTATGTATTTACTGATGACCAAATACATTTATTTGTCATATGGAATTCAATTGAATTTCTTATGTGTCGGTTAGTGAATATAAAAAACAATCCATGTGATGAATTAATAAATGTTCTAAAATATATGCCTCTTAACACTATCAAAAAAAATATTTCTTCACTAAACATAACACAAAAATACAAACAACAAATAACAGATAATGATATTTTTAATATTTGTGTAACATTATGTGAAAAAGAAGAAGAATATTTTAACTTAGTGTCGCTATTAATTGATGACTTTAAATTTGAACAACATATCGTCATTCGATTATTTGAACACATACTTAAATCAGAACATATACATAAACTCAAATATTTAAATGATGTGTATGATAAATTTAATCATTCAATTAATTTAACTGACGATATTGTAAAACTGTTTATCAATAAGTGCAATATATCACATAAATGTTTATACGGCGTGCATGTATACATCGATTCGCTAAAAATTTTAAGTGAAATGATTAATAAAATAAAAATATATGAAACTTTTATGAACACCTTTATTTTTAATAATTTAATATTTGACAGTGAATATGTATCAATTTATAAAGATTTAATACGTAATATGAAAAATAACAACGTCATGTGTACACAAATGACATTTTCATTTGCGATTAAAACTGACAACTCCACTTTAATCAATAAATGCATCGAACAAAAAATTATGCCAACAGATGAACATTTGTTACATGCAATATGTACAAAAAATGTGTTTTTATTTGATTATTGTCAAACGCACATTAAATTAAATATTGAACATTTATGTTACGCGTGTTATTATTTCCATTCCATTATTACGCAAAAAATACTTAACACAAAAATAATACCCACTACGACATGTTTTATAAATATTTTAAATAATAGACATTGTGTTACAATAAATGAAAAAATAATAACGATGTTACTTGATCATGGTGGCGTCATGAATAAAACAATTTTGAGTAATATGGTGTTTAATGATATAATGTTTCCAAATATATTTAATTATGGTGTGACACATGATGATTATTTTGAAATATGTCACTATTATTGTCTTAATTATAATAATCTTGATTATGTAACATTTGATACACCACATAAAATATTGTACGAAATGATTAATGCCATCGATAATGAATTTTGTGATCATGATAAATATAATTACGAACTTTGTGTACATAATGAACAATACGATGACATCATTCGTTTCAAGAAATTGCACAACATTGATTTTGATAAATATTGTTACGATTCATTATTATTACTTAACGGCGTTCCTTTTAACACGATAATTAAAGATGCCATTAAAAATAAAAAATATGTTCCAACAACCGAAGCAATTGTTAGAGAAACAAATATTATTCGCCAACAAAACTTGTTAAAAAAATATAATTTTAATACATCATTTAATTTATAAAAATTGATTTATTATTGGCTTTACATATGATGTAACGAATATTAAATATAAATTACGTCCGTATAATTCATTTAATTATATATATATATATATATATTATAAGCATGTGTCATGGTATGCATAAACTAAAAAAATTAGATCAAAAATCAAACAATAATAAACCATATAGAAGACATAAACGTACACTAGGAATCGTTCCGAAAAGTATCGACCAGTCTTCTCGTCGTATCAAACCAGAAAGATATTTAATTGACAAATATTTATTTCTTAAAAATAATTAATTTATTATGACAACTAAAATAATTTTAAATAAACACCACGTATAAAAAATTGATTTATTAACATCTTTATGAGTTATGTAATATACGTTACATCAAACATAAATTACACGATGACGCTTACTTTTAAAAAAGTTATATCTACAAAGCAAGGAATACGACAAATTAAACAAGATTTAAAACATATTATTGATGACATGATAAAATATGAAAACGTAATAACGCGGCAAGAATATGATAAATTTATTCAAATTATCACAAAAGGAACAACACTAAATGACACATTTTTATCTGACATCGAACGAATATTTAAAATTTATATTCCATCAACTGAACAATTCGATTTATTATTATCAAAATTAGCACGCATACGTAATCCAATGGTAACAACAAATCCAACCATAAATTATTTATCAGAAAATGGAATGATATTTAATGAAAATCAAATAAAATTATTTGTTTGTAACGGATGCATTGAATTTATTACAAATAAATTATTAATGGAAACAGATAAACCACTTGACGTAATTTTTTATGTTACCAAATTAACTATTACACATATTATCAATAACATTGGACACATTGATAATTTCATAAAAAAACATCGTAAATATATGACCGACGATGATATTTATTATATATGTGTAAAATTTTGTGATAAATTGATAGGTACGGGTCACAATTTAATAACAATGTTATCAGATTTTTTACATTTCGAACCACATATTATTTCAAAATTATTTCATCACATATTAAAAACAAAAAAACGCAACGATATTAATAATGTGATTATGCTATATAATGCATTTTCAGATTTCATTGAATGCACAAACGAAAATGTTAAACAATTTATTGACATATTAAATAAAAATATATATATATTCAGTGGCAGTGGATATTTATGTAATGCATTAACACAAATAAATAAAATCATAAAAAAAATAAACACATATGAAATTTATGATATCGCATTAAATTCTATAATGTTTTATGATTTATCGGATTATGTCACAGAATATAAAATTATGGTTATTTCTGCGCATAAACATGGCATAAAATATACATCATTGACGTTAATGTATGCTATAGCGTCATTTAATGACGTTTTAATAAACGAATGCGTTAAACAAAATATAATTCCGAATAATGATCACTTTATGGAAGCAATAAACAAAGATAAACAAAATAAACAAATTATTGATTATTGTATGGAACATGTTAATCCAACAATTGAACATTTATGCACAGCGTGTAAAAATAATGATACATATGCTATATATAAATTATTAGACACAAAATTAATACCCACTGAACAATGTTTTATTAATGTTATACAACACACACGAAAACAAATCATAATTTTACCAATACTAGTGAATTATGGTGGCGTTATAAATGTGCACATATTAGAAAAAATAATACTTTCTTACAAAATACCTCCAAAAATTTTTGATTATAATGTATCACGTGACGATTTTTTTGATATATGTCATCGTAACGATATCATTAATGACAATTTAACATTCATTTTATTTGATACGCCTCAAAAAATGCTGTATGATAAAATTAGAAATAATGTCAAAACGTATAATGTTGATGCCAATAAATATATTTCTGACGTCGACATCAATAATGAACATAATTATGACCATCTTAATGATGAACATATGGATACGTACTGTTATGATGAATTATTAAAAAAATATAATGACGTGCATATTCAAAAAATTATTAATGACGCAATAAAAAACGGGAAATATATTATAACACATGAGGCAATTGCGCGTATATCCAGTTTACAAAAGAGATTGCAATTTTTAGAAAAATATAAATATTGCATCCAATTTAAATAAAAATTATTTTTTCATGTAATTTATTGTATTTTTTAATTTTTACATTAACAATTTTTTATTTGAAAAACTTTTTAAAAAATATTTCTCCCCCCCCCCTCAAAATAAATAAAAACACAATAAATATTGCAAAAATATTGCAAAAATATTACAATATATCATAAAATATTATTTTGCTATATGATACATACCATTACTTTTTTATATATTCGTAAATATATTGGATATACAAAATATATCATATTTTTTAATATTTTGCCACGTTAATACTTTTTTAGCATACATGTATATGTTTTACGTCATTACTTTATTTTTTATTATATTAATTTATGCGCAATATTTTTGTTAGCATGTACACTTTATGGTTGTTAAATATATTTTTTGCAATATTTTTGCAATATTTTTGCAGTATTTTTGCATTATTTTTGCAATATTTTTGCAGTATTAATGTTACAATAATTAAGAACAATGGTAAAATATTGCACATAGTCAACGCAATATTTAATAGAAAATAAAGATAATTTTCATGTTGAAATGCCGATAATATGCAGCTTTATTTTTAGTCATAACTTTGTCATTGACTGTTCAATTGATTGAATGCGCAGAAGGAAAAATAAAAGAATTAAGCACAATGATATCATAATAAAAAATATAATAGTGGACTGATAAATTTATATTCGACATGAATTATAATTTATCGTATTTTTTAATTTTTACATTGACAAATTTTTTTCTGCTGAAAACTTTTTTTAAATATTTCTTCCCCCCCCCCTCAAAAATATTCATAAAAATATAATTATAATAAAAGTACAATACATTAATATAATATTAATATTAAAAATAAAAAAGTCATAAGGCGATGGATAATATTTTACAAAATACGCATAAAATCACTCAAAATCGCATAATAATATTCATAAATACCTAAAAACGCATAAAAACGCATAAAATATAAATATATAATATATACATATAACTCAACAATGGTTGTCCGCACATGCAATTGTTGTCTTCGTGAATTCACAAAAAAATCATCATACGATAACCATATTAATAAAAAAAATAAATGTATTTTACATTCGTCATTGGTCGAACGTGACAATGATAATGCTCTGATATTAAATAACATTTTGAATGAATTAAAAAAAATGAAGGATATGAACGAAATATTAATTTCTCGCATATCATCGTTAGAGTCACAAAAAGTGATTAATAAGACTATTAATAATGGAGATACAATAAAAACAAACACAAATACGAACACTAAACATATAAATAAAGGGACCATCACAAATACAATTAATGTTGTCGCTTTTGGCAAAGAAAATATGGATTTTAATATTAATGATATAAGCAAATTATGCCAAGGTAATAAAACGGTTCCAAATTTAATTAATTATATGCATTTTAATAAAAGTAAACCTGAAAATCACAACGTTTACATGCCCAACCGAAAAAATAAAAATGAAGTATTTGTGCATAATGGTACCAAATGGATGCTTGCAGATAAAAAAGCAACGGTAGAACAATTAATTGATAAAGGAATTGAATACGTAGAAGGAAAGATGGAAGAA